GGGCCAGACTCGCCAGTGGGTCCAGAAGCACCAGTGGGTCCAGAAGCGCCAGTGAGGCCAGAAGCGCCGGTGGGCCCAGAAGCGCCGGTAAGGCCAATAGGTCCAGAAGCACCGGTGGCTCCTATATCACCAGTGAGGCCAGTGAATCCAGAAGCACCAGTGGGTCCTGTAACGCCAATAGGTCCAGAAGCGCCGGTGGCTCCTATATCACCGGTGAGGCCAGACGCTCCAGTAGCACCAGTGAGGCCAGACGCTCCAGTGGGCCCAGAAGCGCCGGTGGAGCCAGACTCGCCGGTGAGGCCAGAAGCCCCGGTGGGGCCAGACTCGCCGGTGAGGCCAGAAGCGCCCGTGGGTCCAGAAGCGCCGGTGGCTCCTGTAACGCCAGTGAGGCCAGAAGCGCCGGTGGGGCCAGACTCGCCGGTGAGGCCAGAAGCGCCGGTGGGCCCAGTGTCGCCGGTGAGTCCAGAAGCGCCGGTGGGTCCAGACGCGCCGGTGAGTCCAGAAGCGCCGGTAAAACCAGAAGCGCCGGTGGGCCCTAATGCGCCAGTGAGGCCAGAAGCGCCGGTGGGTCCAGAAGCACCAGTGAGACCAGAAGCGCCAGTGGGTCCTGTATCGCCGGTGAGGCCAGAAGCGCCAGTGGGTCCTGTAACTCCAGTAGCACCGGTGGATCCTATATCGCCGGTGGGGCCAGTGTCTCCGGTGAGTCCAGAAGCGCCGGTAGGTCCAGAAGCGCCGGAGAGGCCAATAGGCCCAGAAGCGCCAGTAGCACCAGTGGATCCAGAATCGCCAGTAAGGCCAGAAGCGCCGGTGGGTCCAGAAGCACCGGTGAAGCCGGAAGCGCCGGTGGGGCCTGTATCGCCGGTGAGGCCAGAAGCGCCGGTGGCTCCAGAAGCGCCTGTAGAACCTATATCGCCGGTGAGACCAGTGAATCCAGTAGCGCCGGTGGCTCCTGTAACACCAGTAAGGCCAGAAGCGCCGGTGGGGCCAGTGTCGCCGGTGAGTCCAGAAGCGCCGGTGGGCCCAGAAGCGCCGGTGAGTCCAGAAGCGCCGGTGGGTCCAGACGCGCCGGTGGGGCCAGAAAGACCAACTGGTCCAGAAGCGCCAGTGGCACCGGTGGGTCCAGAAGCGCCGGGGGGTCCAGAAGGGCCAGTAGATCCTATATCGCCGGTGGGCCCAGACGCGCCGGTGGGTCCAGTAGATCCTATATCGCCGGTGAGGCCAGTGAATCCAGACGCGCCAGTGGGTCCTGTAACGCCAATGGGCCCAGAAGCACCAGTGGGTCCTAATTCACCAGCAAGACCAGACGCACCGGTGGGCCCAGATGCACCGGTGAGGCCAGAAGCACCAGTGGGTCCTAGTGCGCCAGCAAGACCAGAAGCGCCGGTGGGCCCAGATGCACCGGTGGGCCCAGAAGCACCAGTGGGTCCTAATTCACCAGCAAGACCAGAAGCGCCGGTGGGCCCAGACGCACCGGTGGCTCCAGAAGCACCGGTAGATCCAGTTGTGCCAGTGAGGCCAGTAAGCCCAGACGCGCCAGTGGGCCCAGACGCGCCGGTGGCTCCAGAAGCACCAGTTGGTCCTAGTGCGCCGGTAAGCCCAGACGCGCCAGTGGGCCCAGACGCGCCGGTGGCTCCAGAAGCACCGGTAGATCCTAGTGCGCCGGTAAGCCCAGACGCGCCAGTGGGCCCAGACGCGCCGGTGGGCCCAGAAGCACCAGTGGGCCCAGACGCGCCGGTGGGCCCGGTAAGGCCCGAAGCGCCAGTGGGCCCAGAAGCACCAGTGGCTCCAGACGCGCCAATGTCTCCGGTATCACCGGTGAGGCCTGTAAGGCCGGACGCGCCAGTGGGCCCGGAAGCACCAGTGGCTCCAGACGCGCCAATGTCTCCAGTATCGCCAGTGAGACCTGTAAGGCCGGACGCGCCAGTGGGCCCGGAAGCGCCAGTGGCTCCAGACGCGCCGGTGAGACCAGTGAGACCGGTGAGGCCTGTGAGTCCGGACGCGCCAGTGGGCCCGGAAGCACCAGTAGACCCAGACGCGCCGGAGGGGCCGGTGAGGCCTGTGAGTCCGGACGCGCCGGTAGGCCCGGAAGCACCAGTGGGTCCAGACGCGCCGGTGGGCCCAATCGCCCCGCCCCCCCCCCCAACAGCCCCTATATACTCAAAGTAGGTCAGCAAGAAGGGGGGGGCCATGTAGGACGGAACGCCATAAGGGAACTCAACAATATGGTTGAGGCCATCAACGGCCCACACAGCGGGCAGTTGTAGATGAATGACGCCATTAGCGTCTACAACTGCCGGAGTATATCCGGTGGCGCTGGTTGGCGCCGCGGCCAGAATCGGAGCCACTGACCCAGCACCCGGCGACGTGTCGCCAAAGGTTGCTGGGATGACTCTTTGTATGGGGGCCAAAGGGTTTGAGCTGCAGAATTTGTGGCTGGCCCCCGGCACACCGCTAAGAATAATATTTTTGCGAAGCATCACGACCCCGAAAGTTTGAAGGTCATTGAGGAGCGCCGCGGGGGGTATCGATGGGACAGAGCTGACATCATTCCAAAGCTCTTCTGGAGAGACGGGGATTCGGTGAATCGTATCGCCTCGGGTTGCGACATAATGGTGGGCCCGCTGCTGTTGAAAGGCCTCAACATAAATTGCCCTCTCAATGCCCGGGTTCTGGCTCATAACAGTTCTAGAACGCCGCCTATAACGAGGGGCCTAAAAAAAGTCTAAACGGAGGATGTGTGTCTCAAATATATTTTTTTCAGTTAAATTAAGCTTATAATCATCATCTCTCGGGGGAATCACTAGGATGGGCAAATCCTTGTAAGATGGCGAGGGCGGACAGCACCTCAATGGTGTGGGCAGCAACCGGTGTTGTGAGTGGCACTCCAGCGTGCTGGTCAACCGCATCATTCCCTTTCCAGATGAGCCGTTCGCGGCTGGGCGCAGTAGAAAGGGGGGGCTTTTGGTGGCTGCGGGTGTGCGTGAGAGTAACGGTTGCGGCCTGCAGGCGGAGCATCCCGAGGAGGCGCCAGGCAATCATGACAAGGTCGTAGTTTTTAAGGCCTTGCGATGTCTTATTCTTAAGACGGGCGGGGAGCCAAACCTCAAGAGTATTGATAGAGATTTTGCTGTCGCTGACGACCTCGACAGCGCCGAGGGCGCGGCCGCGCAAAAGAGCCAGGAATGCGTATATGATGCCGAGAAGCTCGCCACGGTTATTGCTGGGGATGGCGGCCCTTTGCAACGTGCATATCCCACGTTCAGGATCTCTCTCGTCGATGAAGGCGTACTCGGTCGGGCTCACCTCACCACGGATGACAGTGGCGCCGAACTGGGCACCGGTGATTAGTGCGGCGAATGCAGCGCGGGCGCCCGGTTTACCATTGCGGGAGCACGCGCCATCGCTGAAGGCAATCACGGGTGCCAGGCTGTCCCACACGATGGGCGGCCGCCCTGAGGCGGCCAGCGCGGCGTTGACTTCTTCAAAGTGGGGGCAGGCCCCATTCTCGACCAGGGGGTGGGCCCACTCGCGGGCCGCATGGTTGTGGTGGCGAGCGAGCGGGGCGTAAACGCGCGCGCCTGGACCCCAGAGGAGAAAGTGGATGCGCGCGCCGGCCTCGGCGCGTTCAATACAAAAACGGCGGAGAAGGTCCACGATAAAGGGCCTCCATTCAGCAACGTCATGGAGGCCCGCCTCTCTACGGACCATAAGGGAGTCATTGAACTTTAAAACCCCTTGGACGGCCCACGGGCGGGGGTCGCCTGAGGGGGCCGTTGCCTCGCCGCCCCAAGCAAGGCTGCCAAACAAAGACTCAGACGGGTTGGGGATCGCCCCCTGGCAAATAATCACCGTATTTATGTCGGAAGGGTTTCCGTACCGAAGCGCTTCGAAAACTAAGGGGGCGGGGGGCACAATGTCTCCCGCGGCGAGAATTAGTTCCAGAGCCTCCAAGTCCATCAAGTCTTGCCATCTTTTTGAAACCCCAGCAAGGGCGATGTCCATAACGTAATATACCATTTTTTTGACATTTCAATTCGTTTTCACTCTAGCAGTGGCGCGGCAACCCCGAGGACAGTGCAAACTCGCCGACAATGATATATTTGAAGAACGCCGGCGCAATTCATACTGCACTTTGCACAATTAAATGGTGTTGCAAGTCTGCAGAAGTCAGCCCAACGTTGTGGCCGATGAGCTGTCCCCGGCTGAAATCGATGAGCTGTTTGCCGCCCAAGGCCCCCCAGCGGCCGACACTAACCACAGCGACGTAGACGATTTCTGTTCATCCAGCGAGGGGTCCAGGTCGCAGCACCCTGTGCACAGCAATGGCACCCCATTTGAGGAACTCCTTGAGGCAGTGCGGGGCCTGGAAGACACAGTTGCCGGTATTGACGACGCAACTGTCTCAACTCGTGACATGTTATTTGACCTGGGGGTGGACATGAAAACGACCCAGTGCCAGGTCGAAAACATCAATAAGATGATGTCAATGGTCAAGATTCAGAACGCAATGGTCACAAAAGAAGTCGGTGAAGTCCACAAAATGGTTGTGGCGATGCGTGAACAGATCTCTATACTCATTAACCTTGCGGCGCCGCCGACCCCGCCGCAGCCACCAACAGAAGTCACCACAATTGGCACATGAGCCTGTCGGGAACATGGCCAGGCCGGGCACATATAAACTGTCTTTTTTGTGGATAGCCACCGCTAATCTGAAGAGTTGCTTACCCTATGTATAAGGGTAGCTTGGCAGCCGTTAAGCGGCCTCAGCGGCGTCAAATCGCCATGCAATCAACAGGCGCAGAGACAGACTTTACGACCCTCCGGTCGGGGGTGCAGACAAACATGATCACGGCGCTCACAAAAATTGTCGAAGACTCGTGGGCGCCACCCAAATACAGCGACGGCCAGTATAAGTCGGCGGTGACGCAGTTAGAGCGCGCGGCGTACAACAGTTCAGTGCGGGCTGCAAGGGCGCAGCCAAAAATATCGCATCGAAATCACTACACGGCGGCCGTGCGGGCGGTAAACTCGGCGCTCAAGGTTCAAGTGGGCCCATACCCTGACGACGTCTTGGGCCTCATGTATCTGCAGGGGGGCTTGTCGGCTGACGCCCTAGTGGAGGCCAGCCTCTTGGATAGGCCGCCGCCCGATCCACGAGACACGATGCGCCGCATGTTTGTGCGGACGTTGATGGGCGCGCACGAGAGCTACGCGCAGGACCGCAAGCTTGTATTCGAGGTGGCGCGCGACATTGAAGTATCGTGCTACAACGCGGCGGTGCGCACGAGCAAAGAATCAGAAGACCCGCCGCGCCGGCAGTGGGACTCACCGGCGTTTGTCGACATCTACGGCACTCGGTGCGGAACAATCAACGGCCTGCTCGACCCCAGCTCAAGCGCGTGCCGCACATACGGCGCGACCCTAGTGCCTCAAATCTTTGATGGCAAGCTTTCGCCGGCCGCGCTGGGCGATATGTCGTCAAAGGAGCTCTGCCCGCAGGCGACTGCCACCGAGCGCGCCGAAATCAACAAGCGCACCAACCAGAAAGTCCAAATGGCTGAGTCGATTGTCTTTGCTTGCCCTTTCTGCAAGGTCAGGCGCTGCACATACCAGGAAGTCCAGCAGCGTTCATTGGACGAGGCGCCCAATTACCTCTGCCTTTGCCTGAACTGCAACCTCCGTTTCCGAGGCGGCAGCTAAATCACAAACTGTCTTTTTTATCAAAAAACAATGCGCAACACTCACCATTCAATGTTGACGGGAATAGCGGCCGGTTCCCGGGGGGCGGCCGTGCGAGTTTCTTTCGAAAAGGTGCGGCGGCAGGTTGGGCAATTTTGGTGGTTGACGGACCAGCTGTAGAACCCGACACACCCCTCTTCTGTCTCGCTCCAGTGGTAGATGTGGCCGCAAGGAAGGATGATGCTGTTGGCGACTCCGCGGGCAAGGGGTTCACGGCAGAGGGGGCACATGCCGTCAAACACAGGGCGGTCGTCGTCAATGCCCTGGCGCCCCTCAAGCGTCGCGAGGAGCGCCTCGATGAGCTCTTCGGACGTTGGATGCCGCACTTCCGCGGCGTAGGCCGGGCCGTACCAGTCGGCGGGCGACTTAGGCGTGGGATTGAGGCTGACAGTGCCCTGGCGACTCGGGTTGGTGACGATCCACCAACCGATGTGGGCGGGGGTAGCCTCATAGGTTGCTTCGACGGCGGCGCGGAATTTGGCAAGAGCCGGTGACATGTCGAGGCGGTGACTGGGGTTGCGAGAGCTTGCTTCGCTGACCGCCACCGTGAAGCGCGAAATTTCGGAGTCGCTCATTCGGAAGACCGTGCGGAGCGTCTTGATATTAACGAGGCCCCTCTGCCGCGGGACGGTCGCAGCTGCAGAAATGTCAAGCACTTGGTTGAAGAGCGCCCGGGGCAGGATGTCGCTGAACTCAGGCTCTTTCGTCCCAAACTTGGCAAAGGGGAGTCCTTTGTTATTCAAGTCCAGCACGCGACGGCTCCGCCGCCCTTGGCGGTACTCATCCTTGGTGAGGCTCATGACGGCGAAGCGGCGGCTGCCCATAAGCTGACGAAGGTTGACCTGCCCCGGGGCCCAGACGGCGGGGTCACCGGTCCAGCTAATTTCATTCATGCAATCGGATCCGTAATCCGAATCGGCCGCGGACATTCCGTCGGGCAGCGCGACGGTGCCGACGGCAAACCGGCCGCGCACGACCGTGGGTAGCAGAACAAGGTCAGGGAGCTTAAGCGGAACGTTCTTCACAAGGGTCCCACGTTGCAGGTGGGGGAGCGCAAGTGCAAACCCGCGGTTGAAGTACTTGATGATCCGGCTACTGTACGTAGGGCTGCTGTACGACGGCCAGACGATGATAACACGAAAGGCGTGGGTGAAGGCCGCGAGGTAGGTCAAATAAGTGCGGCAGCCGTCGTAAGCAACGCTGCAGGCAGGCACATCGAAGCCGTAGAGAATGCGGCTGACGCTCGGAAACGCCCGCAGAATAATTTGAAACTTGCGGGGGGCCTCTTTCGAGTAGTTGCGACTCTCATAGTTGATGACGCGCACCTTGATGGTGACGACGCCGGGCGAAAGGACCTGAGCATTGATAATCATGTGTCGGGCGGTGGTGTTGGAGATGCTGTTGACAAATGCGCGGCGGAGTTTGCGCACAACCTCGGAAACTTTTTTCCAGAGAGCCACGCGGTCGGCAGGATCAATGCCCGCAATGAAGAAGTCGACGTCGCCAACCTTCACGGAGGATTCGCCGAGCGGCCAGGCGGCCGCGCCGCCCGCAACGTAGACGTTCTCAATTGGCAGAATCGCGGCGACTTCGGGGAACTCGGCCTTGAACCGGTTGGTGTACTCTTCTTGCCTAACCGGGATAGCCGACGGCCAGTGGCGCGGCGCCAGCGTCATTTCGGAGAAATACTTGTACGGCCTTGGCAGGGCCAAGGCCAACTGGTCGATGGTCCACAGGCCCGACGTGGGGCCGTCAACGGCGTCGCCGTCGCGGAAGTAGTCGTTATTGGCGATGGCCTCCTGCGGGTCATCACTCAAGTTGAGCTCCCGGTCAAGGCTGCAGTCAGTGAGAAGTGGCGGCGTGGTAAATACGGGGCGCACCATCCGGACCCCCGCAAGCGGCGGAATGTCGGCGTTGGGTCCGGGGGCCACCTCGTTGGGGGCCATTGCGGCCCTGGGCGCGGCGTCGAGGTCGCCTTCGTCGCCAGTGCTGTTTTCTTCATCGCCGCCGCTTTCGGCCCCAAGGTCATTGACTTCGAAGTTTTCTTCGGAAGGCTCGAGCGCGGCGGGCCCAGTAAGTAGCGCAAATAGTGCGCCAAGGTCGGGCTGTCGGAAGTCCATGGCTGCCCTGGCTCGATTTGTGGGCGGGTATAATGCTGAATCGCCCAATTCAAATACCCGTGCAGTTTGCCGGGCCGCCCGGCCGGCGACACAAAAAGGCAACCGGCCGATCCTAAGCTAGTTTTGTCATCGTGCTGACAACTAGGGCCTTGGCGTCGATGGCCGACCGAAAGAGTATATCGCCCTCCTCGCGGCACAGGACGCGCACGTCATCCGTGACCATTGAACTTGCGAGAGATTTGACGTTGGCAATCTTCACGGTGCACCTGAATGTCGCCGCGTCAGAGACCGCCGACCGCAGGTGGATTTTGTCGGCGGAACGGTAAACCTCGTTATACATCATGTTCGATTTGTTGTACGTGAGCTGGAGGGGGTGGGCGCCGAGCTTTTCGAACGTCACGGTGTCGCTGTAGTTGCTCGCGTCGCTGATTGACTTCTTAAACTGCTTCGCGGTGAGAGTGAATTCGATGGGGAAGTTCGCGGTAAGGCCCTCGGCCGTGAGAGTGTGTTCAGCCTCATAGAGGTCTTCGTCGGGGGCATAGGCCGAAAGGGTGACCTTGTAGTTACACTCCTTGTCAATCTCGGCATCCTTAAAGATAAAGGTGAGGCTGTTGGTGTCGTCTTGGGTTTGGATAATTGTGGTCTTAAAGAACGTTTTGTCGATCGAGGCGAACATTTTTTCGACGTGGTCGCGGTTGATCCCGAGCCAGAACTCGCCCTCACAGTAGTGCCAGTTCACATGCTCACCCGCAACAACGGCCACGATGCGCGAAGTCTTTGAGTGGTCCCGCGCAAAGAACGTGAGGCCGGTGGGCGAGCACCGGAGGTGGATATCGCGGGCCTTGATGTTCTTAAAATAAGTGAAGAGGGACTTGAACACGCTGGGGTCGCCGAATACGAACTCCAGCCGATTGTTGCTGTCTTTTGGTGAGTCAACAATGCCCTTTTTTTCAAGAGGTGGGGCCGGGGGCTTGCTGGGGGGGCGCCCTGGCCCCCGGCGCTTTAGGGCGAGCGTGGCGGCCTTGGAATCGGCGGTGGCGGGCTTTTTAGCCGTTGACATTTTACGCGAGCGGGGATGGGTCGCTAATATTACGCGGGCAATATTTCTCTAACACGGGGCCTTGCAAAATATAATCTGCCCGGCATCAGGACGCCACAATGGCGAACCATTTGAGGGTTGGCGGGTTGCATTCGAGCGGGCTGGTGCGGACCGCGTCGATGGCTATGCGATGGAACGCCTTTAAGACAACAGCCTTTTTTTTGTCGGCGGGGGCCGTGAACGCCTCAAGGTCAGGACAGTAAGCCTCCTTGAATGACTTGAAACGTTTCCGCAGCTCGCGCACGGCGTTAACAGTGTGAATTGCCTGAGTAATCCGTGTTTCGCGTACGGTGACCGCGTGGGAGACTCGCGCCCTGGTGCTTCTAGTGTGTAGCGCGTGCAGCTGCTCGTCAAGCGTGTCGAAACTGACACGGGATATCGCAGCGGTGAGGTAGTTGTTCAGGGCGAGCGGTTCAGGCACAACAAGGTTTCGAAAGTCATGCGGGTTTTTAGGCGGGTTTTCATCATAACTCTTTTCGAACTCTGAGGTGAGCGCCGCCAGGAGCACGGCTTCACTGCAGTTGCCGTCTGGAATATTCTTGCGCTTGACCGCGACCCCATACTGCACACTCATGTCTAGCCCCCAGCCACTGGCGTGGTCCTTACAGATTGCGGCGAGAATCATGGTGGCCTCGGCGTCAGTACGAGCAGCCACGCGAGGGCAACTGCCAGCAAAGGGCGCCCAGGGCCCGCCGCCGGGTGGGGGGGCAACCGTGCGCGCTTTCAGACCGTTGGTCGTGACCAACAGGGGGCCAGTCATGGTGCCAACACGGGGCCCCACCAAAATGTTGGCTTGACAGCTGCTGGCCTGCTGTAGGTAGGGCTCGACATGGATTGTCCGCAGCCGCTCGATGAGCCGAAAGTTGAGGCCCGTTATTGTGTTTGCAAGGGGGCCGTGGGCAAGCGCCCGCTTGCGGTCGATGAGGGGGGTGAGGTCATATGTCACGGCAAGCCGAGCCTGTGGCAGGCCAAGATCAGTCATGTTGCCATCGGGTTCATGGGGGGGGCCGAAGGCCACCGGTGTATAGGTCATTGTCTGGAGAGGGTGGTACTCGGCAAGCGCGGCCGTGTCGGCAGCGGCGGCTGCCGGGCTATCCGGCGCAATTCCGAATGCTAAGTCTTTTGCTGCCTCCAGCTGTCGTAATGCGGCCGGCCCACTTGCTGGAATACTGGCCAAATAGAGGAGCGTACTCACATAGAGCACAGTCGCAAGCCCACCCCTATTTGGCTTCTCGTTGTAGACCGACGTAATTGCCTCGACAGTGAGGCGCGCGCCGGCATGGGCGCCAGCGCGGCTTGCGCTGGCAATCGCCTCACTGTGCTGGGCCTTTACGGCGACCTCGGCCTCAAGAATGTTATTCCTGAACCTGTTCAAGTTTTCAGAGTAAGTGCGGCTCATGCCAACAAGGACAGATGCCTGGACGTTGGGATTCAGCGCGATGTCGGCCGCGGTGTCAATCAGACGTACGGTGCATTCTATGGCGTCGCCAGTTGCCATCAACTCTGCGACCCTCCCGCCATCAATAACAATATTACGGAATAATTCTTCAGCGCTCTCCAGTGCGCGCTGAGCCACGGACCACTGTATGCCCACGATTTGCAACCCGGAGTCGCCAGTTTCATCCATGTAGACCCGGACAGCGGCCAAGTAGGCCTCAGACGAGTTTTTCCAGGCAGCCAAAGATTCTAGAAATGAGTTTTCAATGATGGCGTCAACAACGGCGTCGGCGTCAGCAGCGTCGGCGTCAGCAGCGTCGGCGTCAGTGTCGGCGACAGTATCAGCGTCGGCGTCTTCATCAGCGTCAGCACCGGCTTCAGCACCTGCATAAGTTAGTTTGTGCGTTTTTTTTGATTTGAGATGGCAAATACCCAGCGAGTTAGAGAGCAACAGGTTATCGCGCATACCAGCTTGTCTCAGTGGGCCAAGTATATAGAGGTTTCTGAGATCTCCCATTTGAGCAAAGCCTCAGAGACTACGGCTTGACAACAGCGCGCGTGACAATATGGCGATTATACAAGACGCCCAGTGGCACCCCGTGTTGCCCCAAATTACAGACCCTGATTTGGCCTTGCCACCGCCCGCATCAGGCCCCACCCACTCTGCAAGTCAAGACGGAGGCGGCAGCATTGCCGTTCCACAAAAAAGCAGCTTCTTTCGAGAGCACAAGTTTGCTATAATTGTTGCTGTCATTCTCCTTCTCATTGTGATTGTTGTGCTCTTCATGTACCTCACCCGCCGAGGAGACAAGAAAAAGCTAATCACGGGGGGTAGCCCGGGCGACCCTCCACCGGGCAGCGGCCCTGAAGAGGTTAACCTTGAGGAACTAAACCGTCTGCGCGCGGTAAGGCGTCAGGCCCGCATGGCCGGCACAAACTCGGCTTCGACGCCGCAGCAGGCGCCGCAGCAGGCGCCGCCGCAGGCGCCGCAGCAGGCGCCGCAGCAGGCGCCGCAGCAGGCGCCGCAGCAGGCGCCGCAGCAAGTGCTGCAGCAGACGCCGCAACATGGTCCATCCACAGCACGTTATATGCCGCCACGACACCAACAGCCGCCTGCGGCCCAGGACTCGTTGCCTGAATATTTAGCCAACTCAGCGCCGAGCGCACTTGCCCATCAAGACGAAAAGGGGGCCTCCCTCAACTCTGACATGGATGCACTGATTGACTCTCTGGCCGACGAGGTTGCTTCCGACGCAATTGGGGGCAAATAAGGCCGCCCTGTTCGGCAGGACCTTATTTTGTGGCGCTCTGTTGAGCAGACAGTATCAGGAGTTATTTTCAGCCTCTCAATCTTTTATAGATGGCGCCAGGCTTGGCCCGCGAGAAGGGTGCCAATCCTCCCCTGATGGCCAGCGTATTAAAGGAAGAAAACCAGGGTCTATCAGCTGCAGACCCCTGTAACTTCCGCAACTTCACTATGTTTGATACGCCCACCGCCGCCGCTGAGCCCGCCGCCGCTGAGCCCGCCGCCGTAGAGCCCGCCGCCGTAGAGCCCGCCGCCGTTGAGCCCGCCGCCGTTGAGCCCGCCGCCGTTGAGCCCTCCGCCATCCCGGCCCCCAACAACATTGGAGAATCCGCCCCCCCAGACAACACCGACACCAACAAAAGAACTCGCGTCCAGCTGGCGCACATTCTCGGCGTCGACGTCTCGCAGGCCCGATGCGCCACCCACCTAAAGCAGAACTTGGGTGACGACTCCATCGAGGAGGAAATCAAGAGCCTCCGGACGACTCTAAAGAAGGCCAAGGCGGATGGGCTGGACCTGGGGGACCTCAAGGTCCAGATCGGCGAAAAGTCAAAGAGCCTCGTCCGGATTAGCGGCGAGACCCCCATCGCCGCTGCCGTCATCTGGGATGGCGCCGTGAAAGAAATCCTTCGCCACGGCATGGACTTGGCAATTGCCAGCGACCGAAAAATTGTTGACACCACCCACCTCCACGACGGGTCGCCGTCCTCGCTTATTTACTACCCGCTGTTCAGCAAGTGCGAAATTTGGGCCAAGTACAATCAAGACCACGAAGAGGAGCTGAAAAAGGAGCGCGCAGCAACAAACCGGGTGGCCAAGGAGGTCCGTGAGGCCAAGAAGGCCGCCGACGAGAAGACCGCCAAGGGGGTCAAAAACCCTAAGACACCCACCACTGAGGACGACGTCGAGGACGACAACGACCCCCCCACAAAGACGACGTTTTATACCTACGTGGAGAACGCCCTTAAGACGGTAAAGAAGGACGACCCCTACAAGAGCATGCGGGTAAGCAACCGCGTGCGCGAGTACCTTTCCGAGCTCGTCGCCCAAGGGATTGCCCGCCAGGCGACGCTCGCGCGAATCATTGTCCAACGCGTCATGGGCGTCCGCACAATGAACGCTGACCATGTGAAGGCCGTCGTTCATGTGTTGATGGCGGATGAGGGTCGCACCTCTGACCAGATCAACCTAGTGACCGGCCAAATCGACAAGAAGCTCGATCTTTACCATGAGCACCTCGCGGAAGAAAAAATCAAGAAGGCGGCCTCGCTCGACGAGACAAAAAAGTCCGAGGTTGAGCGCAAAAAGCACGAGTTTGACCTCAACCGCAAGAAGAAGCAGGCCGAGCTAGCAAAGAGGCGCGCCATCGAGGCGGCCCAGAAGGCCAAGGACCTCAATGCTGAGACGGCCCTGCTTGAGCCGATTGTCGCCGCAGAAAAGGCCGAGGCGGCGGCCGCCGCTGGGGCTCTGTAAGTGGGCGCAGCATGCGCGTGCCACCACATGCCCCATTTTTTTGGCAAGCCGTGCCGCTCGCTACAAAACCAGGTGGTCGGCCGAGAGGCATGCAACGGAGGTGACAACCGCGACAAACTGGGTGACAAATGTTTTAATTTCGTCAGAAGTCGTGTCGTCAGAGAGGCTGATGCGCAAGACGCCACCCTGAAGGGCTGCCGGGACGCCCATTGCAACAACAACGCCGCTGGAGTCACCATGGGCCGCGTCGGCGCTGTTGCAAGCGGAACCAAGGCTAACAATAATCCCGCGACTTTCGAGGGCGGCCCGCGCGGCCCTGTTGCAGAAGCCGGGCCGGCGCACTGCAAGCAGCAGTGTGTTTGGTAGGACGCGGCGCTCGTCGGCGGGTGCAATCCAGAAAATGGCCGGCGTCCCGGCTTTTTCAGCGAGCGCGATGGTGCGGCGGGCGTCCGCCGTCCCGCTGTGGGGCGCAGGCCCCGGTGGAGTAATCCCGCCATCGATGCTTGGTGGCCGGTCAGCCGGGTGGGCCTCAAGGTAGAAACAGGGGAGATGGGCGGCAAGCAACGTCTTGAGGGCGTCCCGCTTGTCCCGGACGCGGGCCGACTTTTCAGCGCGATCCGTCATGGCAATGCGAAATGCCGCAAAACTTGCGCCGATTCCAGGCAGATTCTCGGTGCCGCCACGCAGGCCGCCATTCTGACTGCCATAAATGTGCGGGCAGAGTTGGTACCCTTCGACGAGCGCGCGCCGCAAGACAAGGAGCCCGACGCCGGGCGGTCCTCCGAGTTTATGGAATGAGGCGCTGAATGCATCAACCCCGAGAGCCGTGGGTCGGACGGCTGACTTGCCGAAGAGCTGGACGGCATCAGTGTGGAAAGGGACGCGGGCCTTCCGCACGGCTTTCGACATCTCGCGCAGGTTGTTGAGGACCCCCGACTCATTGTTGGCCGCCATTATTGAAACAAGGCATGTGTTGGGCCGCAGCGAGGCGGCCACGTCGGCGGGGTCGACGGCGCCGAGGCCGGGCCCTGCCCGCCCGACCGGGAGGACAGTGAGCTGGCAGAGTCGCTCCAGGGCAAGAGCCCGGCAACAAGCAAGCAACGACTTGTGCTCGACGGCGCTCGTGATGACGTGCGGGAGGCGCCCCGTTTTTGCGGCGTAACTCCGGACGGCGCTTGTGATAATGTGGCAGTTGCTCTCCGAAGCGCCGCTTGTAAAAACAACTGTGTACGCGTTCGGCCCATTGAGCTCAAATCCGCATTCGACGGCAATTTGTTGCCGGAAGGCCTCCATCATCCGACGCGCCTCACGCGCGCTTGCGTACTCAGACGATGGGTTGCCCCGGTTGCACCACGCACTGAGAGCATCAACGACTTTTCCCGGCATTAAGGTGGTTGCATTGTTGTCCAGGTAGATGAATGGTTTGGCATTGTTGTTGTCCTGGCCCTTCTTTGCGGAGGCCGTCACCATTCTCGGCCGGGCGTGTATACAAGGTGCCGGGGAAAAAATGAGCTGAAACTACTAGGCACTCAAAAAAATGGCATCTGCATGTTGACGGGTGGTAAGTCACATGCTTTTTTTGATTAGTGGGTTTCCCACGCCCCCATTTTCTAAAGACCAGAGCTGACCTGTGGCTTTTTTTGCACTCGAACGGGAAAGGTTTGGTGGTAAGATTAATTTTATCCCTAACCGAGCACTTATTTCGTTAATTAAAGGGGTCAAGTCTTTATCAAGACTGTCAACAGTTAGCAGGTAGTGTTTTGCAGTGTCAAAGTCTGGGTCGCTCATGGGCAATGTAAGTGGCTGGCCCTCGTTGATGTATAATATTTTTTCGCCCAAATTAGATTTTTTGAAGCTAGTGAGCCTCGCAATAGGGACCGGGCGTTCTGCCTTAGAAGTTATTGGGCCCACACCACCAAACGCTGGCGCAGGTGTGGGCGCAACAATCGCGGGTGTAGGCGCAACATTCGTGGGTGTGGGCGCAACATTCGTGGGTGTGGGCGCAACATTCGTGGGTGTGGGCGCAACATTCGTGGGTGTGGGCTCAACAATCGCGGGTGTAGGCTCAACAACGGCGGGTGTGGGCTCAACAATGGTGGTTGTTGGCGGCACAACTGCTGAAGCACTTGTTGCAGCGGGCGTTGCAGCGGGCGTTGCAGCGGGCGTTGCAGCGGGCGTTGCAGCGGGCGTTGTTGGCGGCACAACTGCTGAAGCACTCGTTGCAGCGGGCGTTGCAGCGGGCGTTGCAGCGGGCGTTGCAGCGGGCGTTGCAGCGGGCGTTGCAGCGGGCGTCTCAGCGGGCGTTGCAGCGGGCGTTGCAGCGGGCGTCTCAGCGGGCGAACAATGTTTTTCACAGTATTTATTTAATTTCCCCTGTTCATATGGTTTTCCACAACTGCACTTTGGAATGCTAGCTAAGAGTTTTGCTTCATCTTTGGCTTTGGTGTCTGCTTTTGCGGCGGCACTAACTGCTTTGACCCTTTCTTTCATTAACATGCTTTCTAAAGTCTGAGCCTTTTTTGGACCACTCGGTGGCGGTGGCGGTGGGGGACCTTTTGCCGCCGCTTGTGGCGGTGGTGTTGGACCTTTTGCCGCCGCTTGTGGCGGTGGTGTTGGACCTGTTGCCGCCGCTTGTGGCGGTGGTGTTGGACCTGTTGCCGCCGCTTGTGGTGTTGGACCTGTTGCCGCCGCTTGCGACGGCGGCTTTATTTTAAAATCAAAAGGTACCAAATCTGTTTCCTTTTTTGCTGTTGCATCTACTACTGATTTTGTTGTGGGGGGCCCGCGGGGCGCATTCTCCTCTTCCTCAGGCGGCATTGACTTAATAACACCCTCGGTTGCCGGATTTTCTTTTATCCACATTTTTACCTGTAGTAGTATTTTGTTCATATCCTTGTCTTGGCACTCCTCTGGTTTGTACGGAGTTTCGTTAAGTGCCACCTTCTCGTCTAAAAGATGTTTGAAAGGGATAAATGTTTCTACTTTGGGGGCTCCGACAAAAACCATTGAGGTTGAGAGTATTAAGGGTTCTAACTTTGTTTTGAGGATGTCCTGGGTGTCACTACTAAGTGGTAGGCTGGAACGGGCGCTGACCAGTGTGTTTAGTAGAACATAAACATCGTGCAGGGGAGAAATTATTTCCGTTAAAATTTTTCCAGGCGCGGTAGACCTTAAGTTGAACTCCAAAGACGATAATACCCCTCCAGTTGCCTCAATTTTTGTTTTGAGGGTTGCAATCTCTTTTATGTACTGGGCCCAGTATTTCTGTTCGTCATAAGGGGGCGCCGTGCCATCCATAATCAGCAATGTTGGCTCATGCGGTCGCGCATTGTTAACAGAAGCAGTGGTCGCATCTATAACGGCTTTGATGTCATCGTTTGCTTTTTTAATAGCAGTTTCCTGCTGCTGAGATTCCCGTTGCCTGCGACGTGTTTCCTTTTTTGCTTCTGTCACAGCTGGAGTAACCTTTGCCATTATTTCTGATTGGGCCGGCCACATGACTTCTTTTTCGGCCGCTTTGACTGCACGTACCCTTTCTTGTTCGAATGTAAACCTTACGGAATCTTCGACCGTTTTACCGTTTTCTTCAATTTCTGCATTTGTAATTGCAGCATTTCTGTTGAGGGATTTTTGTCTGCGTTGGAGGGCCTTTGCAGATTCCGCAGAAGCGCTGGCCTTACGGTTAATTGCTTCGTCGAGCACCCGCTTTCTCGCCTCGGCGCCGTAAATTTCACCATTAATGGCTTCTTTGAACCGATCCACTGCGTTGGCGTCAGTCGTGCTGTTAATTATTTTTGTGAGCACCTGCGCTTTTGCCAAATGCATAATAAATTCAGCGTCTATTGATTCTATGGACGACCCCGCGGCTACCAAATTAGCCGCATTTATTTGGGTGGCGGTTTCAATGTCATTGTTAACCGTGGCGGCTGCAACGAGTTTATCATACACTCGCGATTTTGCCAAATTAACGGTTGCCGTATCAACGGTTGCCCCATTAATGGTCGCCTCATTCGCTAATACGGAGACTTTTTGCGCAATCTCTTGTTCAAACTTGGTTCTTATGGCATTTGAAGATACAGAGATCTGTCGTTCTATTTCTGCGGCTTTGTTCTTTTGTTCTTCAGTTAGTGCCGAACCAGTTGCTGGCTCAGTATATCTGTTTTTTATTTCTTTTACAGCTTCAGTGACCAGGCGCAAAATTTCTCCATCCAGTTGTTTGTTTGTTATTGCGGCATTTGCTTTCGCGATTGCTTTTGATATGGCCAATCCAAACGTGCGCATGTTCATATTGTCAAGTTGCAACGACTTCACAGCTGCATCCACGGCTTCGCCAATTACCTGATTCTCTGGTTTGGTTGCTGCCTCGGCAGCGGCCGCCGCTTTGATTATTGCTGCCATGTTGTCCGCTACATTTGGCGTGATTTTTGCGGCTAAGGCTTCACCAAGTATCTGGTTCTTTATGGCAGCCACCGCGGTAGCATCCGCGGCGGCTGCCGCTGCTGCAGCTTCTGCTGCGGCCACGGCTTTTGGCGTGATTGCTGCGTCTAAGGCTTCGTCAAATGTCTGCCGTTTTGTGGCTGCCACCGTGGCGGCCGTGGCGGCTGCCGCTGCCGCGTCTGCGGCCGAAGCGTCCGCCACCTCTGCCTTTTCTTGGTCTTCATCATCCTTTGTTGTTTTGGCCACAGCAGCCGCTTCAGCAGCAGCGGCTTTTGCCGTGGCCGCCGCAGCGGCTGCCGTGGCCGCCGCAGTGGCTGCTGTGGCTGCTGCAGCCCGGCTGTTGTTGTTCGTACCTGCTGCCGTTATTGCTGCCCTAATTGCTGCCGCATTTGCTGCCATGGTTGTTGCGGCCACGGCTTTTTCAAGTACCAGCTTTCTTGCAGCTGCCGTATCTGCTGCCGCAATTGCGGCCTTGATTGCTTCCGGGCCTGCTTCTGTGATTGCTGCGGCCACGGCTTCGTCAAGTACCGGTTTCTTTGCAGATCCATCCGGTTCTGCGTACTTGCTTTCAAACAGTGATGCTTTTGCTTTTATGGTTGCCAAGAACACTGCACTATTGATTTCTTCATTAAACGAGACAATTAACGGCTGTAACGACAAATTTGCTATTTTGGGGATATCTTTTGACACAATTTGGTAGTCCAGGTGTAACTTTTTCTGGATCTGAGCAGAAAGTACCGAAATTGCATATTTTGTGCACCTGTCGGCCTGAGACAAACATTCCCGAATATTTCTCACAAGGTGGTTTCCAGCGCCATTGTCCCACATGTCTACCGCCATCTTGCTAAACTGGTCGTAAATCAACACTTTCACACTCGCCGCAGCCGCTTGAAGCAGTGATCTGACGCCAGAAATAATCGCACCCGGCCGGGAGAATATAGTGTTAATTTTGGAAAACTCGGCAATGTTCTCGTCTATTGAGGCCTGTAGTGGTTTGGGGAACTCAATACTATAGATTTGGGCGACATCTCTTGTGGACATAAATTTGTAGCAACCTATGAAGGATCCGGTACGGCTGCTGACCTCAAAGGGGGTACTACGCCGTAACCGTTTACTGTCAGAACCCTCACCATCAACCCACATTTTAAATAATAGCTGGTTCTGGTAGCTGATTGCCGCCCAATCTGCATTTGCGAACGGCACTCGTATTTCGTAGCGGGTGCTCATGACAGTATTTTGTAGGCTATTTTCGAAATCGGTTGTGTCTTTTGGGTCTCCGCCGGTCATAGTAGTAGTGTTGCTTGTTTTATTTTTTGCCGCCCTGCCGGCCTTAGCGGTGCTTGTTTTATTTTTTACCCCTCCGGTCACAAACTCGTACGGTATTTTTTGCAACGCGAGCGCCGCTTGCGGCGTGTGGCTGTTAAGGGTAATTAATGTTGCCACAACCAGCACCAGTAGGAACAGCAGAAAGATAAACATACGGTCTATCATTGTCGGACGCTCTGCTGCCTTATAAAGAGGTTGCATAAATGCCTTCGAGTTTGTTGCGCCGCTGGGCTGCCAGTTTTGACGATGGCCGGCGTTATTAAACAAATGACGACAGATCCTAGACAGAAAACTCATTTATCTTCTCTAAAAACAGATGGTGGGAATTGAAACCAGTATCAGCTTAGCAACAGAAGATGACGATTGAGGCGGCAATTCGCTCGGCACGCTCGGCGCGAGCAGAACGCAAGGCCCACACGTGCCGAGCGAAACAACCGGAGGAATTTCTCAAACTGAAGGTTAAGCCCGATAAGGTCGCGATGCTCCGGGCCAAGGCGTTTGTCGCCGACGAGTCGTGGACTCGTGAAGACGACGAGTCGTGGACTCGTGAAGACGACGAGTCGTGGACTCGTGAAGACGAAGAGTCGTCGTGGAATTACGACACGTCGTCGTGAAACTGAACTGGCTCAAGGAGTCTGCTGCAGGGTTGCAGCAGTGGAAAGTTAGTTTCACAAATTGCAATAAAAAGGAAGGCGAGTGGCGCAGAACTTGGACTTCTTTTTTTGCGATACACAGCAAAAAAACTCGCCGGCTGCCTCATTATGGGCCGGAGGAGGCACCGACCACTGCCAACCCGTTGTATGAAATGTAGTCGTTTGTTTTATCCCTAGGTAGAGGATGGTTGTAATTTTCTGTCCAATTATCCCGCACTAGGTGGGCAAGGCCGCCGCCCTGTGCGCGCAGTCGAGGTGGTGCATGATAGTTAAGGGCAATTAATGTTGCCACAATCAACACTAGTAGGAACATCATAAAAAGACGGCTCAGCATTGTCGGATAATTTGCGGCTTATCTTTACAAAAAAAATCCTCAACATGAGTTGACTACGCGGCAAACTTCACGGGCTCGGCACTCATGCAGATACCGTAGCCGGTGACCGTGGGATCCGCTGGTGGCACGCTTGCGAGCACGCCAATGTCGCGAGCGATGCCGAGCGTGGTGCACAGGCGCCCCGCCATCCCAACCAAGACGGCCTTGAAGAGGTCGTCAAAGGTGTTCACGTCCTGATGCTCGGGCATGCTCTTGCCGACCATGTCGCGCGCGAACTGGGTCAGGTTGAGCTTCCCGGGAATGCCGGAGGCGAGGACGATGTCACTGAGGGGTGTCTTCTCGGAGTACGGGACGTTGCGGAGCCCAGTGATGCCCGAAATGGCACTCGGGACGTCGAACGGTTCGTCCAGTGTCTGGTCGACCCCGATCACGTTTGAGACGAACGAGTGGGCGAGCAACGCGGCATACTGCACAGCGCCGGTGTCGAAAGTGGACCCAAGCAGGTGCAGCACGTCGCCGATGGTCAGGTTTTCCTGCACCAAGCACTGCGCAACAACCTTAACGAACGTGTCGGGAGTGTGCGACGTCTGCGCATTCGACTCGAGCAGCCGCAGCATGAGGATCAAACGATTTTTGAATTCGTCTATTTCTTCGGGGCTGCAGCTTTTTGGCAGCGACGCGACGAATGGACCTGCCAACATCCGGAATGTTATCTCGTCCAGCGCGTAGGCCTTTTCGCCAGCACACTCACGGAGAAACACCGTGACACACAGCTTGCGGGTGAGAGCCGTATTGAGGTCATGGACGATGCCACGGCGTTTCGCGGCCTTGTCAAACAGAAGGCCCCCACGGAAGGAACTGTCAACTGTTGGTGGTTTCTGGTCTCCACCGTTCACGCCGGACCCGGCGCTGACCGAGACGATGTGAATGCTCTGCTTGAGGAGAAGTTTCGCGAGCGGCACGTCCATCGCGCCGCACTGGAACGCGACGAGCCCTGGGAGAGTCTCCACGTGCGTGAGAAAGGGCTTGTTGAGCTCGCGAATGTTGTTGTTCGCGTCCTCGAAATCAAGGCCAACAAGGTCATCCGCGTTTGCTTTCCTTGGCTTTCCCGCGCCGTCGTAGAGGATCGGCGACAGGATGGTCTGTTCGACCTGCTCGAACACGTGGATCGTGAGGCTCTTCTCGGCACCGTACCACACGGTGACTGTGGACTTCTCGATATCAAGGACCAAGTTGATCCACTCGCCGTGCCCCTTAATCTTCTCGAAGAAGAGATTGACGACGTCGGTCTTGGTTGTCTTGTCGCCGTCCTTCTTGGCCGCCACCAGCACGATGGTCAGCTTGCTGACGTTCAGCAGCGCTTGCTTAGCGATGAGGTACGCCAGCACGACCATGAGAAGGTAGTCGTCTGTGTCGACAAACGAGGCCTTCGTGGTTCGGAGGCTCAGGTCGGTCACGACCAGCATGCTGCGCACTTTAGGGTCGCGAAGCACCGCGTTCTCCAGATTATCGATTGCATCCTGAGCTACTTTGAAGGTGGTGGTTTCGGGTCGAAGGCCCGCCAAGAAGAGTGCTAAAGTTGCCACGTCATACGGAGGCGCAGCGAGTTGCCTGCGCGTGGCCTCGGCTCCGATGCGCACTTTCGAACACGACATTGCCGCGTTTTGGGTAACAACCCATTAACATAATTCAAATGTAATCCCCCTTAATTTAGCAAAAAAAACACATTTGAAGAAGGAATCAGGTGTCAACCATGTTTGACGCCTACGCTGTCGAAACTGTATACGAGCTATATGCCGGCATCGTGCTGGTGTCCATTGCCACCACATTAATGGCCCTCGCTGCCATGACAATGGCCTTCATCACCATATTGATAACCCTTTTCATCGCTTGGAACCTCGAGTACAGAAGATATGTTTGCATCACGCTGATGATGGCCCTTGCCATCATATTAATGGCCCTTGCCACCATGGCAATGGCCTTCATCACCATGTTGACAACCCTTGTCATCGCTTGGGTTCTCGAGTGCCGAACATAACAAGGCGCCGCGCACGTTTTTTGCCCAGGCAGAACTCGTGAACTGTTAAAAAATAAGAGTTGAATGGATTTATCCAGGCAGCCTCTCGGCTTCAGCCTCATTAATAAGGGTTATAATTTCAAGGTTGCCCTTGCGCCCAAGACGCTGGCCCCGGGCTGCGACCTGGACCTCAACGTTGCGGTCAAGAATGTGGTGATAGAACACAATGTGCGAGACAAAGGGGAGGTTGAGACCTCCACAGTCCTTGGCCGACGTCACGAGCATGACATCAGCTTCTTCACGCAGCGCACGGACGGCTTCATCTTTTTGCGCGCGGACGCCGCGCAGGATGCTGAAAGGTATCGCAAGGGCTTCGCACGTATTGGCAATGAGGCGCGTTGACTCAGCGTGCATCGTAAATATGAGAAACTTGCGGGGCTGGCCGCGAGCCCAGGGGATATCTTGGCGCCCATCAAGAAGGCCCTCTACGTAAGGAGGCGTGCGAACATCGCGGATGCAGTCGATGGCGCCGACAACACCATCGACGCCGTCGGCGCCGACAACACCCATGCGAATTTCGGCGCGTATGAGCTGGATGAGAGCTTTCAGCTTGGGGTTGTTGAACGTGTCGAGCAGATCGATAGCAGGGCCTTCGGCAATAGTAGCGGCCGGCTTTATCTCCAAAGAATCGTCGGGATCAGCGTTAATGACAATTTCATCATTGAGGGCGGCCTCAAGGTCAAGCTCGGCGCCGACACGGATAAGACCGGTCTTGATTTTAATGTCATGAAGACAGTGGGGGCAGCGCCTGATGAACGCTTTCTTGTTGGTGCCCAATTTGCGCGTGATGCAGGTCTCACAGACAATTATTTGGCAGCACCCGGCAAGAATATAGGCCGGCTCAGCGTCATCACCCTTCTCAAAGGGCAACATGCAGCATTGGCAACGGCCCTCACGAATATTGTCACGCATACGGTTGAGGGTCTTGCCGTGTTTGTCGCACTGTTCCTCGGCCCAAGTCTCTAGCGATTTGAGGGCCGCGGAGGCCTCGGGGCTGAGGCCCGCAAACCCCGCAAGAGCGGTGGCAAATTCATCGTCAGACCCGTCCTTGATTGTAGCCCGCAGCTCCTTGACCAAGTCAAGGTTGTTTTCGTGAAAGCTTTGGCGTCCGGCGAGGCTTTCGCGGGCCTGCGCAGTACGGCCAAGTACCTGGACGGCGTTGCGCAGCTTATCGAGGTGGATGCCAACGACGCGGTGGACAACGTCGCCAATTGTTTGGGCAACTATCCCAAGAGACTGGGCAGCGGTGCCAACGGCGTCAGCATTGACCATCTCGATAATGTCTTCTGTAACGTCCAGGTCGCGGAGGATAGCGACGAACTGCCCGCCGCGGACGTAAATGCGGCGGAATTCTATTTTTGTGCTGTTGATGTGGGCGTCGACGAACTCGGGCGCGCACTGGAGGCTAAACACCTTGTTGATGATATCGTCGAGTGCAACCCCGAGGATTGGGAAGCTCGTCATGAGGTTTGCGCGGAAGAAGTCTTCAATAGTTGCATAGTCGGTGCGAATGGTCGCCCTTGCTGTCGTCTGCCGGCGCGTTGCGCTAACGAGCCAGGTGAAGAGCGCAGGCACAAAGCAGTCGTCGCTGCCGAGCTTGAGCGTGTCGTAGTCGTCGATGATGAGCCGGGCAACCGGGACGCCTTCCAGAACGCGGGCGAGTGCCTCAAAGAGGGAACGGTTCTTTGACTTCCCCTGGTGGGGGGGCTCGCCTTTCACGACGAAGCTTGTCGTGACCCGCCCGGCCTTGACAAACACAAGATCAAGGTTGGCTGCTTCCCCACGGTGGTACAACTCTTGAAACTTGTGCATGCTGCGCACATTCTCGATGATGAAGTAACGCAGTTCGGTGAAGCGGCGGGTCTCGCTCTCCCACTGGGAGATAACATTTGCCGATGCGGCAACGATGGTGAGCGGGAGGTAGCGGCTGTAGCGCACTGCAACCTCCGGAATAAAGCCGACCCCAACGGGGTCGTACGTCCCGCCGCCGCGGGTAACAATTATGTTTGCGCGGTTTCCGCAACGGTGTCCGGCGCCCACAACTGGGTAGGTCATTAGTGGCTGCTGGTCAGGCAGGCGAACGGGGACGCGCTGGGAGCAGACAAGAGCGAGCGATAACACGGTTTTTCCAAAAGCGGGCTGTGCGGCAAGACGCCCGACCCGGGTCTGAAGGATCGGCGCCCACTCCTCGGCGCAGCGCGCGTCCTCAACCTTGGCAAAGGGCTTGCACTCAGTCGCTTGCATGGCCGCAAGAAGTGCCTTCTGGGGCGGGAACAGGTCGCCCTTAAAGTTTGCGGGGTTTGGCGCGCGCGGGTCGTCGACTGTCAGGAGGCGGGGCGTCCAAAGGGGGTGGCGGGCGTCGGCCCAGGCAACCCCGTCGGTCGGCACAAGGCCTTTGGCCTCGCGTTCAAAGGCGTCGTTGCGAACGCCGCGACGGAGGCGTATTTGTGGCGCAGCATCCGCCACTGGGTGGCCTCTTTCCGGGTCGCCCTCCGGGTCGTCCTCCGGGTCGCCCTCCGGGTCGCCCTCCGGGTCGCCCTCCTCGTCGGGAATTAAGAAGTCCTCGTCAAGCAAGAGGGCGTTGAGCGCCGCTTCGTTGAGCGCAAGTGCCGCATTATAGACTGCGAGAGCCGCATCTTCGTCGCCAGGGTGGTCCATTGTATATTTGGCGCCGTCTCAATATGTTGGTCCTGCCTTGAGTTCAATTCTTTGCAAAATAGCGAAAGGGTTTCGTAAAAAATAGGCGCAATTTCCTTATCACTCGTAGCGGCCGAGTAACATGGTCATTGAAGCCATCATCGCATTAATCGGATTACGATTAAACTGATCGAGTTGGGCTCTGACAGTTGCAATATCGAGCGGGGCGTTTGGGTCACGGCTGAAATTTGCCGCATCAAACTGACGGATCAGGTCAACACCTGCCGGGGTGCCCCAGACGATCGGTGCCTCGTGCTTGTCAACACTGGCACTGCGGGTCGGGTCACAGGCCAGCGCGGAAACGCAGCCGATTGGCATGTCGGCCCGGGCTAGCGAGCAGCCCGTGTCGGTGAGCATTGCGCACCGCCCTCGTCGCGGAAAGAAGGGGGCGAGTTCTCCGGGTTTCTCATGGACTGTCGGCGGCCGCAGGTAACAATGGATTTCTTGACCATCGCCAATTAAGTAATCTTTGACAAGGTCCGTTGTTAGAGAAATGGCGCCGGATCTGACCAGCTCGGACAAATGTTGCGGGTCGTACCCACCGGGCAGGTTTGAACACAGCGCCGCGCAGGCGGTGCAGCTGCAGGGGGTACTGCCTTCGCGAATACGGGCAATGTCTTCGATATCAAGTACCGTGGCGACCATTGGCCACCCGAGAGTACAAGCTCTGTGGCGCCTTCAATTGTCGCAGCAATTACTACTCAGTAGCTCTGCTGGACCATTGGGCGGTGATCGATGGCATCATAATATGGAGGGTTTACGTTTGGAAGTCCGTTGGGCAAGTACTCTGGAACGTAAACAGCCCCATCGGGGGGCACAAATATCACACGCGGACTCGGCGGATACGCCCGGCAGGCAATTTGTCCCAGAGGGCCGTGCCGATTTGCGCACGGCGTCTCATAGTTGTCCGGGTCACAACCGGAGTTGAGGATGGTGTCTGATGTCTCGTTACTGGGGTTGCAGTCGGAGCAACCAGGTGCGCCCGGAGTGGGGCTATATTGGCCGGCCGAACAGCCAAAGCACTTTGCGAGCCCTCCCGGGCATGCGCAGCCGGCTGCGCACACGCGACAGCGCTCGATACCATCACGCACCCACATGTAGCTTCCGGGGTGGCAGCCGCAGTACTGCCCGGTAGTGCAAATTTGCCCCGCTGGGCAGTCTCCGTCAGAGTTGCAGGCCCCTGCGGCTGCCGGCAGCTTGCCCGCAAGGAGACCCGTAAGAAATACGAAGAGGTGGCGCATCGGCCATATAGTAGGTGCCCAAAAATAACGCAAACCTGATTTATACAAGGTCGCTGTACACCAGCTTCATCTTGTAGGGGGACGAGAAGTAGGGCGAAGAGGTTGCGTCGTTATGGGAGTAGCAGTAAGTCGTAAACTTGTTGTGCTTGGCGCATGATTCGGGCCCGCCCTGGCTCTGCCCTTCTTTGGACCACTGGCTGCTGCTGTTCGCGCACTGACCATCATTCACAGCATTGCACCACGCCTTGCTGACGCCAATAAGGTTGCAGGTGCCGGCAGGGCATGGCTCGCTCAGCCAGCAGTGGTCGCTGCCCTCGGGCAGGCACCTCGCGGTGCCCACAAGTTTTGGATCGAAGATTCCGTCAACCGACGGGTTGGTGCAGCCCTTGCGGTTACGCCCGGTGGCCGCGCACGGGTTTGTCTTGAAGTCTATGGTCGTGGGGCCGTCTTTGGCGGTCAGCTCGTAGCACAAGAGGAAGTTAACGCCGTCCACGGCACTCATGTCCCCGACCATGTCTTTCCCACTCTCGATTAGGATTGGCATTCCGCAGTCGCCCTCGGAACCCTGACACGGCTTACCGGCTTTGTTGTACTTCAGAGGGCGCACGCTCCATGCACCCTTGGGAAAATTTGGAATTTTAAGAATTGCGGTGTCGCCACGGTTTGGCATGATTAGTTCCTGCCACGTTGCGGATCCAATCGCCACTGGGGGGGTCTTGGGGCCGGACACGTCACTGTCCAGCGGGTAGTACTGAACAGGCGAGCCCAGCGTGACCCTTGTACTACTTGCGTTGAGGATTTGCCATGGCACCCCATCAGTCGGCGGGCCGAGAGGAGGTTTACCATCCACAACATTTAAGTTTGAATGCTCAAGAAACACGTGGAACGGGGATTCGCTTGTGTTGTTGATAATCTGCACCGTGCTATCCGGCTGGGCCGTTAGGGTTATGCCTCCCGGGCAGCCCCCGGAGGTCGGCAAGAAACACCGGCTATTTTCCAGGTTGCAGGTCTGCCCTGCGGGGCAGGAGGGGCAGCCGCCTTCTGATGGAGGCTTATTACTAGGCCATGCGACGATGATGACGACGACAACAAGAAGAACAATAATTGCTGCAAGCAGCATTGCCGCAAGACCCCCGTATGGTTGCAGGAAATTGTTTGGCGGGTAAAAAAGTTCCCAGCTTATCGAAATCTTTCACAAGCCTATCAGGTGCATTACGCCCTTTGCAAATCCCATCATTTTTGACAATAGCCAGCCCGTTACGCCAATTAGTGGCGGCTGCTCTCCGGGAGGAAACTTTTTTAACATGAAAGCACCCGCCGCCACGACGATGACGGCAACCACAACAAGGATGACAAGGATAATAAGAATGGCGTGCAGCATCGCCGCAAGGCCCCTTATAATAGTTGCAGGATGGTTCGGCGGGTAAAAATGCCAAGCAGCATTACTCAGCGTGGGCGCGGCGGCCGGTACGCCACCGGGGCGGGGCTGCGCCTGTTTCTTGGACAGCGAGGTTTTCTTGGCGGGCGTGTTTGTGGGGGTACCCCGGGAACCAGCGCTGGATGTACTCGCCCTCGGCGCCGTGGGCCTTATAGTATGCCTTGAAGCGGGCATAAGCCTCCTGAATGAAAGTTGGCTCGCCGCCCTTTACGAGACAGCCCGACGCATCACGCTCTTTGCGCCAGCGGAGGCCGTACGGCGCGCAGACGCGTTCAAGGTCGGCCTGCTTCCTAGGGGTGAGGCCGTACCCGCTGCCGGGCTTCCCGCCTTTCCTATCCTTCCCATCCTGCTGGTTGATGCAGGTCAAGCACCCGGACAGCCTCTCAATGGCTGTGGCCTCGAGGCCGATGTAGCCGCCCTTGTTAATCTCGACCATCGGCGTCACGCCGCCGTGCTCGCGCAGCCACTGCTCGAGAAACTCCATGCAGATGCGCCAGGGGTAAGGGCCTTCAACGCCGTAAGGCTCCCACAGGTGAAGGCTCAACAGGTTGTGAATCTGGTGGGGCTCGAGTTTTGTGGGCCTACCGGCGCGCCAGGCGGCAAACTCGTCGCGGGCCCAGTTGTAGAAGCGGTGGAGGCACACGCGCGCCTCGCCGACTACCCAGGCGTCAGTCGTCTTCGGGTAGCGGCCGCAGGTCTCGACGACGCGGCGAATCTCGGCAAATGCCCGGTCCCAAGGAACGTTTTCGACGCGGAGGAGGCGCTCGACGGGGCGGGCGCTTGCGCTCGTCCCGTAGCGAACTGCCCGGCGGATGGCATTGAGGAGTGCGCTGTGGTTTGTGGTGCCGAGGCCCATTTTTAACGTGTGGGTCCCGAGGATATTGACCGGGTAGGCGGCCGCGACAGGGTCAAGAAGGTGCTCATAAAGCCGCGGGTCTTCATCGAGGAGGGCGTCAATGAAAGGGATAATGCTGGCATAGCGTTTTAAATTAGCGGGGTCTTCAGGCGGGCACGTTTCGTCGTGGAGAACCGGAAGAAATACAACAGACCCGGGCTTGCCAGCCATCCAGTTGAGGGGGCGGCAGATACTCTGGATGATGTCGCGGGGGCTGTGCCGCGGTGCAGCAAAGAATACGCCATTGAGCGCCGGAATCTCGACCCCCTCTTGGAAGAGCCGGCAGTTGAATAGGACTGCCCGCTCGCCGGGCGCGGCAAACTGCCGTAGCGCGGCCGCCGCGCCGCCCGGGCCCATTCGAGAATGGGCGACGAGGCATTGAAAGGGGCGAACGCCGTTGGGGCGGGGCGCCCCCGAGAGCGCGGCGCAGAGGCGCACCGCGTGACCAATATTGCGGCAGAAGACGAGCAACTTGTCAACTTTTGACATTGCCGCGAGGAGCTGGGCGGGCATCGCCAAATCTTCAGCGGTGGCAGCCGGGGCGGCAGCCGGGGCGGCAACTATCTCGAGCCGGAAGTCGTTAACGTAGCCGGCGGCAATGCCCTGCCGCAGGTGGTAGCGGTAAGCAACGCCACCAAAGATTTCGCGGTCCTTCATGGTGATTGTTGTCTTGCTTGGCGGGTCATAGGCCGGCGTTGCCGTCATGAAGAGCCGCTTGCCCACCTGTGGCGCCATCACAAAGTGGTTAAACGGGCGTGGGGCCTGCCCGCCGCAAACGCGGTGGGCCTCATCACAGATAGTCAGCCCGAAGACGTCAGTCGGCACGAGTGGCGAGCTCTGATAAGTGCTGACCACGAGGCGGCGCCCACGCTCGCTGACAAATGCGCGGATAACCGCAGGATCCGTTGTCATCACAAGAGAGCGCCCTGCCAAATAGACTGGGCGCGGGTCGCTGCCCACAAGGAGCATTGGCTCGGCAAAGCCGTACGAGGCAAGCTTTTGTGCCGTCTGGCGCAGAAGCGAAAGGCCCGGCACGAGGTAAAGAGCATTAATTGGTGTTTCATTGGGGTCTTCGAGGGCGAGGAAGGTGCGCAGGACCCCAAACGCCACTGGTGTTTTTCCGCAGCGACACGCCATCTGGAGAATTGCGCGACCTTCGCTGTGTAGCTCCGCAACGCAACGCGCAATTGCATCGTGCTGGTAGTCCCGAGCATCAACCGGCGCCGCGTGAATATCAAATGGGCTATCGGTAATTTCCGATTCAACGGCACCCACTGCCCCGGCAAACTCGGCATCATCCACCTCGTCAAGTATCGTGTCTTCTTGTTGCAATTCTCCCGCGGGCGGCGCGGGCGGCGCGGGCGGCGCGGGCGGCGCGGGCGAATGGTCCTTTGCCGTGCTGAAGTCCATCGTCAGCAACTCGTCGATGTAATGAGATAGGTCCGGTGGAGGCGCAACCGTAAGGTCTTCGACCAGCGCGCGCCGCAATGCCCAGCGCTGGTCCGGGCTGTCGGTGGCGCCAGCTGGACGGACACGAGCACGATAGACGGGCGCGTCGCGGCGCGTGGCACATATAGTGAGCCGCGCTGCGGCCTCCGCCGCAATTGCAATGATATCGGCCGCCGGGAGCCGGACCAGCTCCCGGTCGGCAAGGCGCCGCGAGCGGCAGCAGTGCAGCACAGCCGTCTCTAGGAGGCGAGCGTCCTCTTTGTCCCGCGTTTCGAAGGTTGCGATGTAGCGCCAGTGTTCCGGCGGAAAGCACGTGACGTATGCGCTGTCCAGGAGGCGCCCCCCCAGATCGCCCGTGTGGCCGACTTTGTGGAGCTGGCCGGGGCCGTGCTCAATGTCAAGCCATGGACCCCAGGCAATGTACAGACCTGGCGTCGCCATTGTATAGGCGGCATATTCAACTGTTTAACTGTGGGGCCTTGTATCAAGTGGTTTGCGGCATTTTTTGTCATCCGATTTGTATACGAGTGGTACTACCTGTGCTGCCCCTCGGGCCCCTGGTTGCGGGGACCATTTCTATGAATGCGTATCTTCAGATAAAAAAGAAAGGGTCCGGCACTTGTGTGCTGCTACCCGCACGCCGCGCAGGTATCTCAATACGTGCTCGCGTACAACAAAAACACACCAATCGTCAAACTTTTACGCCCCTGGCGTCATTTTTAGTAAAGCACAACTGGCAACGTATATTCTTATTACTTAGAGTCCTGACCCAAGCCGGGTCTGCCAAAAAGTCAACATTTTTTTTTGCTGGTGCTCAGAGCGAGTACCTCAGGCTCAGCTTGTCGCCCTTGCGCATCAAGAAGTTGAGAGCAGACATAGAAATCACCATCTCATTTTCCCCACTCTCGAGGCTGAACGATGGTTTAAGACTGTAGTTGATATACACCTCGCGGCCGGCGCTCAAGTGGTAGAAGCCGCTGGGGGTGAACTTCCCCGGGTAGAGGCAGAAGTTTATAAGGAACGCGCTTGTGTCAACAGGAGAGACCACCATGCTATTTTCGGCGTAACGGATTGGCATGTAGGCGTTGTAAAAGGGGCTCGGCAGCTGGGGGAAGATCTCAATCCCGTGGGCCGTCAGGCCAATTGTGTTAACGATGTTCTCGAGGGTCGTGACCTCGACAGCTTCGCGACATACAAGCTGGCAAACTAAGTTTTCAACATTCCAAACCATTGTCGGCGCCAGCAGTTTTTTGGAATTAGTCCGTTTAAGCGGGACACCCATCATCCACCAGCGGTCAAAATCGCTGACAAGCCGCCGTGACCGAAACCCGGCCATGAAGTACTCGGCCGGAAATTTAAGCTGGTCGAGGAGAAACGCGTCACTGACATTTTGGATCTGGTTCACCTGGCGGCGATGAACTCGAATTAGGCTGAAGCCGATGCGGCTCGCAAAGATGTCGTGAATTTCGGGATTCACGAATAGGCCGTTCACATAGAGGTCGGCCTCGATCCCGAGTCTCGAGAATGGGAGGTCGACGGGCACTAAAGTGTTAGGGGCCATGTTATTTTCACCCATTGCCGGCATGGGCACCAGCGCCTGGACGATGTCTTTTAGTGGAGCAAGCTCGCAGGTGATGGTGCGCTGGCTGTTAGGGATCAAGTCGTTCAGCAAGGCGTGGGTGGCGTCGCGGCAGAACCAGAACTGGAGGGGGATGTAGATGTCAAAACCCTCCTGATAAAGTTTCGGCGTCTGGGGGCCATCGCGGTACATTAGTGTCCCGGTGTACCCGTTTGCTAGATACGTGGCCTCACGAGCCTCCTGCTGGCCGTGGCATCTTTCCCATCCGGTGCGCTGGTCCGCATGGACGAAGAACTTGCTGTATGCGATTGCGTCGTCAGGGACGTAGTCGTCGATGAGGACCTGGTCGGACCGCAACTCGATTTTGTTAAACAAGCGCACACCGGGCAGCGCGCAGTAGCGCAGGTAGGGCGTACTTGGCCCCACCAAGGTCGCAGACTCTGACCCAATTGGCTTGAAGCGGATGTGGATGGCCATGTCGCTCGTGAAGTGCCCGTAAGTCGGGAAAGTGAACTGGAGGGTGCCCCCCGAGGCGTTAATGCTGGAAGTGGCATCGCCGGACGCCTTGACGCGGGTGTACTCTGACGCGACGGAGACATAAGGGCGGTACGCGGCATGGATGTAGAGTGTGTGGGACCGCTCAATATCGATAAAGGTTGGTTGGATATTTGCCTCGCCTGCGGCCTTGCGCTCGACGCGAATCGCATCGAGCCGCTGCCTGAGGTAATCCGAAGCGGTGAAGAACTTATCAAACCGCTCGTCGCGAAGAACGAGGTTGAAGATGGCCCCCTGTGACATTGCGGCCTGCGAGTCTTTGACAGGCTTGCTATACAAGCGTTGAGATTTCTCAATGCGTTTACTACCTAAGTGCACCCCCCCGCTATCGTCCACGGCTCATGAAAACCACCCAGCCCGCCCCGAGTTTTGAACACACCACCGACACTCTATATGCTATATGGCAGCGCCAGCGCCTATCTACGCCGAAGTGGGGCGCCGGGGGCTCGCCATCCCTCTGGCTCTCTTCCGCGCCCGCGTGGGGGGCGAGCCCGCCCTCAAGAAGATTCTTAGGGCGCTCTCAATCACGGAAAGGGTCCACCCCGGCTGCCCCCGCGGCATGGCGCGCACCGTGCACCGCGCCTACATGATCGAGCGGATGGGCGGTCTAGAGGTGCTGCTGATTCCCCGCGCCAAGGGACCGCCCTTTCTACGTGCCCACACGTCTGCTGGCCTACCCCTCCTTGACGGGATCCGTGCCGCGCCAGATCGGCTTCTCGAAGGGAGTATCAACCCGAATGCGCCGCTGCCGAAGCCGCGCAGCATCGCGGCCGACCGTCTTGTCGCCGAAGAACCGCTGTATGAGTACCAGGAAGCGGCAATCGAGCACTTGTGTGGCGAGTCTGGCCCGTTTGGCGAGGCGGCGGGCCATTGCGGCGGCGTTGCCTACCTGCAGATGGACACGGGCCTCGGCAAGTCGCGAGTCGGCTGCGGCGTCGTTGCGCGCCGCGGGGAGGCCGCCCTCGTCGTCGTTCCGACCGACGCAATTGCGACCCAGTGGGTCGAAGAGTTCGCCGAAATCTACCCGGGCATGAGGGTCGAAGTGTACCACAACCCGCCGGCCAAACGCGCAGGTTCACGCAAGGAGCCGCCCGGCCCGCAGACCCACGACGTCGTGCTCATTATCGTCAACACTTTTCGCGACAAGACGCCCGAGTTCATGGAAGGGTTCGGCACCGTAATCCTCGACGAGGCCCATGAGTACCACAGCACCCACAACTGCCGGGCGCTCTGGCTGAGCCAGACATGCGCAGTCCTCGGCCTCTCGGCGACGCCCGAAGAACGGCCCGACGGCCTCGACCGGTACGTCCCCCTCCACCTTGGCGGCGTCATCCTGCCAAAGACAATTCCTGGCTTTGACGTGTGCGCCGTCAACTTTCGCGGCGAGGTGCGCCTCCTCGAGTACGCAGGCCACCCCGACCACTGCGAAACGGCGACAACCCCCTCCGGCACAATGTCGGCAATCCTCACGATCGGCAGGGTGGTCAAGGACCAGGCCCGTCTGCGGCTCGTCGCCGCCGAGGTCGAACGGATCTACCGGCTCCACGAGACCGCCGACCCCGCCGAGCTGATTCGGCTTGGCCTCGGCCCCCGCCCCGAGGCGGCAGCGACACCGACCCACCCCGCCGGCGAGGTGCGGCGCCACGGCGTCTTCGTCTTTGCCGAGCACCGTGAGTACCTCCCGGCGCTCCGGACCGCGCTCCTCGAGCGGCTGCAGCCCGCCGACATTATCGCGCCTGAGCTTGACGACGCCAAGGTCAGCATCCTCCGCGGTGGCGTGGCAAAGACGGCCGTCGGGGCCGCCCGCCGCGCAGGGGCCCATATTGTCCTCACGACCTACGGCTTCAGCCGCCGGGGTATCTCTTTGCCCGACATGACCTGCATCATCGAGGCGACCCCGAGGAGGAATGGAATGCGTCAGACCCTCGGCCGCATTCTTCGCCGCGGCTCGGACGAAAGTATCCTTCGGCAGATTGTTGACATTGTTGATACCCGTACCGGCCTTCGCAGCCAGGCGGCCGACCGCCGCAAGATTTACCTTGAAAAAAAGTACCCGGTTTCGAGGGCCTCGGCTTCGTGGGAGGAATACGCCGCGCCCGGTGCTGCGCCCGCGCAGGCAGCCGCACCTGCAGACCTTGACGTTGAGGGCCTCACCACTCTGTCAATAGATGACCTTCTCGCCGCGGCGCTCGGGGATGATACGTGAGACGATATGTGCGCCCGGTCGAGAACAAATTCACATTTTTTAGTGGTGCCGGGCCTGCCCCAAGCCGCGTGCGCCCATTTGCATTTTTTCTGGGCCTGACATAGGGTCGTGATTTTGGCGGCAATGCACAAAAGCCACGCAGTGATCATCATCATGCTGTTAATTATCATAGCACTCATTGTAATCTATGGGGGTCGTGTGGTCTACTCGCCGGAGTGCAAAAAGAGCTCTGCCGCTTCGGTGCCGTGCGCCACTCCGGTGCCGTGCACCGCCGCCGAGGCGGCGCTGATGGCCTCCGCCAACGCCATTTACAACGACGCCAACGCCATAGTTGGTACGTTGTCGTCTTGGCTACCACAGGTGTATTACAAGTATGGGGTGACCCCCAATGAAGTCGCTGCCGACCGGGCATTTCAAAGCATTATGGCTTTCATGAACAGCAATGCGCAGATAGGGATCCAAGATAGCCCAAAGGCCGCCGCACAGTCACTAGCCACTGCCGTCCCGCTCCTGAAGAGTATACTTGTAGAACTGCTCAACCCCTCACCAAAAGCCCATGCGGCTTTCTATGGTGACGACAAATTAATTGACGCCGCGCGCTACTACCTGCTGCTTGACGCAATTACCGATAACCTATCGGCGACCCAATCCGCAATTAATGCCTACGTCGCGAACAAATAGTGCTCGCTGCGTTTGGCGCTTGTCTTTTAGGATCTTTCGCCAGGTAGTATATGGCCGCACCATGGGCGACTCTGGCTTCAACCTTAACGATTTTGTGGTTGGCGGGGCGCGGCGCCAACCACAAGAATCACGACCTTCACTACCTGAGGGCGTCCTCCAGCGAAACAACACGAGTTTTCCGGTAAAGTCCTCCACAAAACTTCGCGAGCTGTACGAGCGGTACGTTGCGGCCCGCGCCGATGCAACCGACCCCGCGCACGGCTGGGCCTCAGCCCTCAAGTACTACCAATTCCTCGTGCGCGCCGTGATGAGCGACCCCGAGTATGGGATTGGCGCAGACGGCAACGCGCGGGGGATCCTCGTTTATCACATGATGGGCATGGGGAAGACGCGTCTTGCCGTCGCGGTCGCGATGGCCCTCTGGGATGTGCGCCCCGTTGTTGTTATGCTCGCGCGCAGCCTTCAGGCAAACTTCCGCGCGACCGTCCTTGAAGTAGTTGCTCTTCTTAACGCGGGCGCGCCGCCGGCGATGATTGCGCACCTCGGCGCCAAGGCGGTTGCAAAATTCACCTTTGTCTCAATGGACGCATACAATGCCGCCGACCAGATGGCGCGTGCGGGGACGGGTGCAAAATCTGTAAAACGTGGCGACCTTACTGGCGCGACGGGCAGCCTTGACGGCAAGCTGCTCATTGTTGATGAGGCCCATAATTTCTTTCGGGCAATCATCAACTCGTCGGCCGAAAATGCTAACGCCCGCCGCATCTATGACATGGTCATGGCCGCTAGCAATTTGCGCCTGGTATTTCTCACGGGCACCCCATCCGCGAAGGACCCCTTCGAGCTTGTGCCGTGTTTTAACATGCTTGCCGGGATGGACCTCCTGCCGCCCCAGTATGATATCTTTTACTCGCTGTATGTTGATCGTGCGGCCCACAAGGTCCGCAATCCTGAGTACCTTGCCAACCGCCTTGTCGGCCTGGTCTCTCATGTTTCCCCGACTATGCCGTCAGAACTTGCGGGGGATGTGACGCCGAAGAGGGCCCGCGACGACGGCTGGTTCCCCGAAGAACTCCCGACCGTTGTTGAGCGGGTCGAAATGGGGGACAACCAGTACCGGCAGTACCTCCTTGTGCGAGAAAAAGAAGTTGCCGAGGGTAAAACCGGTGAGGGGGCCGGCGGCAGGGGGGTCGGCGTCATGACGGCCCCGGCACTCTCCCTGCCGGGGTCAGAAAAGAAAGCGATGCGATCCTACTTTGTCAAGTCCCGTACCCTTAGCAACTTCTGCCCACCCCGCGAGTGGATGAGCACAAGCGTTGACAGAATGCCTGATGACGCTTTTACAGCACTCGCCGCCCCCAAGCTAGCTCTCATTGCTGAACGAGTTGACCGAGCGCCCGGCCCAGTACTTGCGTATTCGCAGTTTGTCGAGTCTGGTGGCCTAAAACCACTCGGTCGATTTCTTCAGCGCCTAGGCTATGAACACTATGTTCCTGGTATGCCGCTGGGGCGCATGAAAACATCAGCGCCACTTATTAACGCCGACGCAAAAGCGGACGCCGACGCCGACACGGAAGCGGACGCCGACACGGAAGCGGACGCCGACACGGAAGCGGACGCCGACGCAAAAGCGGACGCCGACGCCGACACGGAAGCGGACGCCGACACGGAAGCGGACGCCAACACGGAAGCGGACGCCAACACGGAAGCGGACGCCGACACGGAAGCCAACACGGAAGCGGACACGGAAGCGGACGCCGACACGGAAGCCAACACGGAAGCGGACGCCGACACGGAAGCGGACACGGAAGCGGAAGCCGACACGGAAGCCGACACGGAAGCCAACACGGAAGCGGACACGGAAGCGGACGCCGACACGGAAGCCAACACGGAAGCGGACGCGACGCATGGCAGCGGAGACGCGACGCATGGCAGCGGAGACGCGACGCATGGCAGCGGAGACGCGACGCATGGCAGCGGAGACGCGTCTGTTGTTGACACTTTCACATCCCAAGCCGCCGGATGGGAGTGGGCAGCCCTCAAGCTGACACGTAAACTACTCAACGGCCTACTGGCGGGCGTTTCGGGCGCGGCAGTTCGCAACTGCCGTAACGCTTTCGAGCGCTGGTTGCTGACGGGTGTAAACCTGGGTAGAGGCGCCACAACCAGCCCCCAAGATGGCCCCTGGGCCCTCCACCGTGCCGCACTTTCTGCGGGGCAGCCCGCTGCCGGCAAGTTTCTGAAGGAGCTGGAGGCGGCCGGACACCCTGCGCCGCGTGCAGCGGTTGATCGTTTCATTGCCGCCGCAATGGCGGCCGTTGAGTCGGCACCGCCGGCGGCCAGCCCAATGTCGGTGTGGTTCACCCCGGGGCACATCCGGATTCGGCACCGGGGCGTGTGCAAAGTATTCAAAATCCACACCGCCCAGGCCGCCGCGTTGCTGGCCCGTGCCGCTAAGGGTGGGCTTGACCACGCGGCGGCGGTCGCCGCACTGGTGCGGGCGCTACTCCGGTACGAGGCCGCCCTGTCTGGAAGCCAGCAGCTGGGCCTCCCACGCGAGGCCTTCGCAGCGCTGTACGCGCTTGGGGTGCGAAATGAGGGGTTCGCATCCCCGTTCAACTCGCGCATGGTCGCCCTAGACAAGCCCGACACAAGGTTCTGCAGCCTGTTCCTGGACACCGACGCGCCCTTCGGGAGCCTTGGGCCCTTCCAGCTGGTTGACATGGCAGCCCACCCCGGAGGGTGGACAATTAACCCCCCTTACGTTGAGGCCCTGATGGATGCCGCCGTCGCCAAGCTGCTCGACGCGTTGGGGCGCAGCAAGGTCTCCATCTTCCTCCTCTTGCCCGCGTGGGATGATGCGGCGGCCATCAAGACGGTAACCAGCAGCCCCCACGTGGTAATTACTAAGCGGCTGCGACCGGGGGCGTACGCTCTTGAAGATCCAGGAGGGCGGCAGTTCGTTGCGCCCTTTGGCACTTACTATATTGCGCTCTCCTCAAAGCCGGCCGACACCACCAAGATTAAAGCGGCGATGCGCTGGCCGCAAAGGCCAGTACGCCGTCAAGGCGGCGCGCACAAAGCCCCCAAGGGGTACTACGCCATAATTTCCGGCGAGGTGTCAGGCGAGGCCCGCGCCTCCATCACAGCGGCTTTCAATTCGCCTGCAAACGCCCGCGGCGAGATTATCAAAGCGATTCTCGTTTCGAAGACCGGCGCCGAGGGGCTCGACCTCAAGTGGCTACGAGAAACCCATCAGATTGAGCCCTACTGGGACAAGGCCCGAAACCACCAGGTGACCGCCCGTGCCGTCCGCATCGGAAGCCACGACGGCCTCCCCCCGGCCGAGCGCGAGGTCCAGCCCTACCTTTACATTGCAACCGCGAACCAAAATATTTACCAGATGATGCTTGAGCGCGACCGCGAGCCAAAAACAATTGACGAGCTATTCTACGAGAGGGCGAACGAAAGGTACGAAACCAATGCCGCTTTCCGCGAACTTTTGACACGGATCTGCTTCGAGTGCGACCTCTTCGGCTACGGCGCTTGCCGCGTCTGCGTCCCCACTAATGCCCCCCTCTTCCACAAAGACCCTTCCCTTGATGTCCGGCTGCCCGACCCGTGCGAGGTGCGCCAAGAGACCGATGTCGAGGCAACCCCCCTCGAGGTCGGCGGCACCACTTACTACTATAAAGTTGACGAGTCCAATGCTCTTGGATATGTCTTCTATGTTTACAACGAGGGCCTGGGCGGTTACGCCGCCATCGATCCCTCTGATCCAATCGTATTGGTGCTTATCCGCGCCCTTGCCGCCGGCTAACGGGTTCGGGAGCCCCCCGAGGCCGCACATGAGACCCGTCGAGCAGCAGCACCGCCGGCCCGTTTACGGCATTTGGCAGAACCCCCGCATTGCACATGACCCCCCCGCTGAAGACCATTGCGCCGGGGCCGAAAGCAGTTGTGTATTTTGTCGCCTGGCTAACGAGGCCCCGGGCCACAAGACGCCCCCCGTACATTGGGTAGTCCTTGGCGTCGATCCAGTGAACCGTTTTCCCGTCGATATGGGCGGGCTCGCTCAACAGGAAGTCGGGGGTGAGGAGGGGGCCTGGATCGGCCGACGCCTCGTGTGCGCGGCGCAGGTCGTTCTCTGTCAAGAATTCTAGACCGAGGGTTCGCAAGTGGTCCCCCAGCGCGTCCTCATAAGCCTGCGAACGCTCACGGATTCGGTTGGCGTTGACCCGGGACCCAAGGTCGGCCTCAAAGATTGCCTGGGCCTCGTGGGCGAGGCGATCCGGCAACTGTGCAGGGTTGGCAACCATCGCCCGCACTGCTGTCGGGCTGTGCCCGCTCTCAAGCAGAATCTGACGCAAAACCGCCATCGGCGGGATCCGAAGCCGCTTGGCGATGGCAACGACCGGCTCGCCGCCCCGGTTCGCTGCCAGCAGCTCGGGCCCGTACCGGAGGGCCCGCGCCCCCCCAGTCTGCGATTCAATTGCGACCTCCATGTCCCGCATCGCGACAATCTGGTCGCCGCTCATTGGGGCATCGTATTTGCGACTCAGGCGCCGGGCCTCGGCATGCAGCTTGCTGATTTCTTCGCCGTTCGCCGGGCCAAACTGGCGCGACTCACGAATCATGCCCCGCACGAATTTTAGGCCCGCAGCGACCATTTCTTTTGGGAGGCAGTCTGCCGGCCCGTCCCACCGTATCGGGCGCTGCCCTTTGGCCCCACCATAGACAGCTGTGCCGCGTGGCAGGCGGGCGCGGCCGGCCACAGACGCCGCAAGCACGACAAGAATGATGAGAATGAAAGTCGTCAGGGCCCCCAGGATGTTTGGTGTTCTCATGCCGCGCCTATCGTTCCGCGGAAAGTGGCGCACGCACACCTGGTAAATAAAAATCATCTCAGGCAACCGCTATCGTGCCCGGCAGTTTTCTAGATGAGCCATCATTGGTGTCTTCGCCCGCCGCGCATATTCGTCCGGCTCATCGTCGTACAGCATGCCCGCCATCGAGAGCGCGTTCTGCGCTTCCAGCGGGAGCTGGCGGCGCTCTGCGCTGGACATTGCCGCCCGGTGGATGCTGGCCGCGACCCCATCGAACAGGAGGCGCGTCGCCTCGGCCAAAAGGAGCACTTCCCACGACCCGCTCTTCTTGTGGACCAAGACCTGGTCGACCCTCCGCGGATTTAAATAAATATTTCGTGACTCGGGGCTTGCGTGTGCGCGTTTGGTTAGGTCCATGAGCAGCTCGGTGACATAAGGCGGCGCAATTTCGGGGTCGGCCAGATCGCGGTCTCCGAGGCGCGAGTACTCTTGCAGGCGGGTGTTTTCGGCAAAGGCGGCGACGATGTGTGCAATGTCGACGCCAATCTGCCGGTCCCCATCCCACGGATGGATGTTTATGATGGTGTTGTTGTGGGTCTGGGTGACCGGCCCGTTGTATACTTGGGTGGGGCCATTGGCCTGCTGCGCAGGCGCCACGGCCAACTGGCTTTTTAACAATAGTGTCAGCTCCGACACCTGAGCCTGGAGGTCGTCTGTTTTTGTTGATTGTGTCGCCAGCTGTTGTCGCAGGGTGAAGTCTAGAAGTTTATCCATGCCGGCGTCGCTATTCGCAATCTTGCACCGGGTGCGGATGTGGCGGTACATTGAGGTTGCCGTTGTGAATAAACGGCCGCAGTAGCGGCACGGGTGTTCACTGATGACGTCGACCGGCCGGTTGATAATGGGTTCACACGTTTTTTTCCGAGCCTGGTGCCGGCGGAGGTTGTACGCATCCCTAAAAACCGTCCCGCACTTTTCGCATTTATACTCTTGAGCGGTGGTCGGCGTGCCGTCTTGTTCTCTCATTTGTCGTATATATTAGCTCCCTCAATTTGGTCCAACTGGCGGTTCACTATTGTGAGGGAGGCTGTTTTTCGCCGATTCGGCACGTATAGTCCAATGCACCATACCGTCGACAGAAGGTGTCGGCTGTCTTTTAAGGACGTATTTGATGAGTAACCCAATTTGCCGGTTCACTCCGAGCGAGGGCCGGGTTGCGCCCGATGAAAAAAAAGTTGGCCGCACGCATGCACTCGAATGGCGGGTGTGGACCTAGGGCGCAATATAGTTGGTCAGGCGGGACACAACGCGGCGGAGGCGGATTGGGATACGCATTCGGCGCTTTGCAATACAAACCGTGACAGTGTTCTGTGAGAATACTGGTGGCGCCGGAATCATGTTAAAGAGGTTGATAGCGGGGTCGGTCCAGAAATATTTGGTGGAGACTGTGGAGATTGGAACCCCTGCGTTGAGCGGGTCATCGGGCCTGCCGGCGGCGACCAGCCCTTCAGGGCGGTTGATATAAGAGTCAAGAGATGTGTACCCCGACTTAAACCCGCTGATGAATATGCGGTCGCCCATATTGAGATTGTGCCCTGGGGCGTTGATGCGGATTACAGGCCACATGCCGGTTATGGGGCTGAGGACTGCCGGCAATAACTCATTGTCAGTCCCCCCGTCGTCGACCTCAACCACAGCATCGTAGATGCAGTCGGGCAAGAAACAAATTGGGATGTCGGGGTTTCGGAACACCAACGTCAGGCCGTGGATATCCTTCAGCGGGTCTGTGAATATATAGGTGTCCCACTGGCTGCCGCTTTGGGGGAGGGCGAGCAGCATATTTGGGTTTGTGCCTGCGGAGCCCGCCGTCGCCGCGAGTGTAAATTCGTAATGGTGCCGCGCACCATTGCGGTCGCTGTAGGACTGGAGGCCAGCCTCGCGGAGCTGAATTGTGAACCGTCCAAAGAAGGGCAGCTGGGTGTATGGGTTATGTATCCAGGGAGACAGTGTGGTGGGCGACGCGGCCGCCAGAGATGGTGCCAGTACGGTTGATGGGTATTGGCCGTACGGGCTAGTGTTGGAGACAAGCGTTGGGGGTTTGTTGGACTCATTGGTGTTATTATGCCAGAGGATTATTTGGTTGGACTCATTGGAGGGTATAGCGATTGACGCGACGGACGAGATAGTAGTATAGGGGACCTCCTGCAGGATGGGGACGCTGAAGGAACCAATCTGGATCTCGATAACGTTGTCAATCCTATCTTTCACGCCAACCACCTCATCGCCGGTGACGCCCTGGATCATGAAGTTCCAGCGAAACTCGCCGCGGTCGACCGCCGACTCGCGCAGCTTCAGGAACGTGTCGAGGACTATATACTGGTCGCTGATGCCATAGATGCCCGAAGGGCAGGGGCGGTTTTTCTCAAAGTGGTCGTCGCAGGCCGGTTGGGGATCCGCAAACGCTTCGCGTTTCAACAATTCGTGAATATCGATCCCGACCCCGCGATCCGAGCGGCGTGGCCAATCTTCAGCAGCATGCGCGCTAAAAGGGCGCGGGTCCCGCATCAAGCCGGCGTGACCGGTATCCCTCGGTAAGGATGGGGGGCATGAGGCCCGATCTCCGTTAACGCTAAAAGACTGTCGACGTTGGGCCATCCGTGATGGCGCGCGGTTATACTTCTGCGGAGAAGCTTGAATAGGGCGGAAAACGTGCCTGCAGCATGGTGCTAGGCGCCATGTTTGCCAGGTGCGCAGACCCGACCTGCAAAATTCATTATGGTATCCTCCGGTTAGTGTGTTGGGTTCTTCTTCGCCGGAAAGGGCCGGCCGGCCACAAAAAGTGCGGCGACCAACAAAATTATTGTTGAGCGCGGATGCGCGAAATAATGTCAGTGGTCGACACCCCGGGCGTGTAACCGACATAATGCATGATCCCCCGCGCAATTGGCGCCGCAAAGAAATGCTCCTGCTTATCATCATCGCCGTGCACAACGAAAGAGATGTTGTGCTCGTCTAAAAACTCGTCTGTCAAGACGAGCGGGGGGGACTCGACGACACGTGCGACCTCGCAGCACTGCCGCACCATTGTCACCCGTTCAGCATGTTTAAGGATCGGAGGCCGCTTCCACCGGGCATCCTCATCTGTGATTACACCGACGAGGAGCTCCGCATCGCGGCCGCCGACGGCGCGCGCCTTCTGCAGAAAGGCAACATGTCCGGGGTGGAAGAGATCAAAAACACCATCGGCATAAACAATGGGGGGCGCGGCGATATCGGTGGCCATAATATAGCCGTGGCGGACAATGTCCAAAAGACGCAAGGCGCCCCTTCATGCAGGTGTGAGGTCGCGCAGCGTGAATGTTACGCAGGGGCCGTCGGCGCAGCGAACCTTTGCGGTCGTCATAAAGTTGGGGCCGACTGCCCGCCGCAGCACTGCAGGCGTCTGCGCTGGCGCCAAAATTGTCTCATCGTAGAACCGGTAGTCGGATCGCAACGGGTAAAGCTCAGTGGCAGCGTACTTTGTATTGCAGTGGGCCCGGATCGAGTCGGGATCTTCTTCACAGAATCGCGGGTCGTCGAGGGTGTACTCAACGCAGTTATCGGGACGCGTGATGGCCGTGTACGAGAAGAGGTCAATGTGGATGCGAGAAATCACGGTGCCAGGATCATTTGTCCCAATCTGCCAGTAGGCGTCGGTGACATTCCGCTGAAGAGTGAGGCCCGCGGCATGAAATGAGTCCACATGCTGGGCGACCTGATCCCCGCCGGCGTCGCGCACGTAGGCCAAGTCGCCGTCGTCGTCCCACGGAATCATGCCACCGTGGCGGCACATGCCCAGCAGTGTGCCGCCCTGGCCAAACACCTCGACGCCCGCCGCGCGAAGCGCGCACAGCGCGCGTTTCATCAGCGTCTTTACAGCTGCAACAAATCCCTTGTTTGTGTAGAGCAGTTGCGGCGGTGGGCCCGCCGGCGGCCGCGTCTTGGCAAAAGCGGCAAGCACAGCGGCGCTGTCCTCGGCGGTGCCGGCCGTAACTCGCACAAAACCCGCGAGGCCCGGGAGGTTGTCGCGGTTGCGAATCTGGACACCGTTGGCGGCGAGAGTGGCCGTAACCGCATCGGCGTCGCCAGCATACACGAGGTAGAAGTTGCCGGGCGTGTTGAGGGCCCACCAGCCGGAGGCCTTAAGCGCCGCGACGACGGTCTCAGCCTCCAACCGCGCGGCAATCGCCGTGCGGCGGTAATGCGAGAGGTTGCGCAGGGCCGAACGCGCCACGGCCATTGCCGTTACTCCAACCGATTTTGGGTTAACGGCGACGCGGAGCTCATCGATGACCTTGGCAAGGCCGACTGCATAGCCAACACGCAACGCTGCAAGGCCAAATGCCTTTGAGAGCGTCCGCGTGACGACAACGTTCTTGGCCGCGAGCGCGACGGGGGCGAGGCTGCACACATTGAGGGCGGCCGCATCGGACATCCCGGCGGACTCGGGCTCACCAACCGACGCAAACTCGACGTATGCCTCATCGATAAGGAGAAGCGACCGCGGGTACTCAGCGGCGAGCATTGCGACAGTATCGGCGGGCCAGGTGTTGCCCGTGGGGTTGTTCGGGCTGCAGAGGTAAAGAAGGCAGCCAGCCTCAAGAATACCGCGGTAGTACTGCAGAGATGCCACATGGTCGGCCACGGAGGTGCCGAGCCCGATTGGGTACGCAACGATTTTAAGGCCTTTGAGCCGGGCAAAATGCTCAAAGTGTGTGTACGTCGGTACCCCCATGAGAACAGTGTCGTGCCCCCGCAGGCTGCAAGTGTCGATTATGCTCCGCAGGACCTCATCGCTGCCGCTCGCGATAAGGATGTTGTGCGCCGACTCGGCGCCGACGTAGCGGGCAATGTCCTCGGCAAGGTCGGGGTCCGGGCCCGACTGGTAGTTGACAAGCATGTCTTCCACGGAAATGTTGGCGACCGCATCCCGCAGGGTCTCAACAACCGCCGCCGGGTGGGCGTAGCGGTACTCGTTCAGGTGAAGCCGACGCGTCCCGTTCGGGGGGTGGGGGCCAATGCTGTAGGCGTGAACTGCTGGCTCGTTTTGCAATGACATGGAGTGGTGCCAATATATGTCTGTACAGAACACTTCAGTTGAAAGGGGATTGGACCCCATATAGCCTGCCAGTAATGTTCGCAAATCGTGAAATTTGCGGAGTTACCGTTCCATGCGTCGTAATATATATTGTATGCGTGATTGTTATTGTGGTCTACGGGCACTACATACGCCGGACCAAGAGCCAAGACCACCTAGCCCGCCAAATCTTCCACCATCCAATATGCCAAGAAATCGACGGCTGGAGCATTAGCCACTTGTTCTTCTTCGGCCTCCTCGGTGTCTTATTTCCCGGCCACCACCTCCAGTTCTTTCTAGTTGGTGTCGGCTGGGAGGTTATCGAGACGGGTCTCGGCCAGAACGAAATCAAAGTCAACGGGAAGCGCCTCCAGCTGATCGGCGACCAGGATGCGGAGGGCAACTTGACCGGCAAAGAAGGGGTCTTCTGGTACGGCAAAGAAAGCGATATTATCATGGACGTCCTCGGGTATTGCGTCGGCAGCGCCTGGGCGTCGAAATACTGGCCCAACGCCGGCGCCAAGCCAAAAAAAAACACCTCGGTTGTGTACTCCCGGGCGAGTGTTCCCGCGTGGGTCTAGTCGCTCGCTGCGAAGGGCGTTTTCTTTCCGCCGGCGTAGGGAGTGCCGTGCCCCTGCGCAACCATCCACTCGTTAATATTCTCACCATTTTCTGCACCGTTCCGCAGGAACGCGGTAACCAAAATCCGACCGTACTTGTCAAACGCGCCACACTCAATATAAATAAGGCTGTCTTGTACCTTGCCAACGAGAGCCGTCCGCGCCGCGACTGCGGCCGCCTTTTCAGCGGCGCGGTTTTGGGCCGACTTCGGCGGCCTCATTTCGGGGCTGTCGTAGCCTGCCAGCCGCGCTTTGTACTGAATTACACTGCCGCCAAACTCGAAGGCGACGGTGACTGTGTCGCCGTCGTAACAATCAACAATCTTTGCTAGAAATCGCTGGCCGGCAAATGAGAAGGGTTTGCCGGCCACCGCCGCCACGAGCCTCTTCTCGGCAACTAAGCAATCATCTTCTCGGGCGACAGGGCTGTCAGACATGTCAGCCGGCCTGCTGTTATATACAGTACACTTTTAAATTCAAGACTGCCGCCAAGAGTGTACTGCAGCCGGCCCCCGATGGTCTATGTTGACTTCTCTAACCCGTACCTCCGCGGCTACCTCGCCAATCATTACTGTCAAAACCACCGTCGCGCCCTCGATACCATACGCACCTGTCTCGCAGGGTGGGTTACCGAATCCCGCCACCGTGAAGAAAAAAATGCTCAAGGTCGGCCGCCCCGCCCCCTCGCTGCTGTACTTGACATCGACGAGGTGTTACTCTGCAACATCCACATGAACACATTTCAGGCGCCGGCCGGCGTGCAAGGAGCCGATCCAGTTGACTTCCACGCGAGTGACTACTACCTCGGCCCCGATGGCCAGCAATGGCCCCGCGGGGATTTGCGGCTCAACCCGCTCCTCCCTGGGGCGCGCGAGCTCCTTGAAGAGATTCGCCGCCAGGGCATCAAGCTCTTCCTTATTACCGGCCGCCTTGAGTCAATCCGTGAAGAGACCATTGAAAACTTTGCGTACGTCGGGCTGGCCGACATCGACGTGGGTCCCGCAGCCCTCATCATGTGCCCCGTCGCCGAGCGCCCGCTGCCAGGGATGTCAATCCGCCCGTGGAAAGAAGGGCGCCGTGCTGCCATCGATGAGACGCACCGCATTGTCATCAATGTTGGCGACCAAATTAGCGACCTCGGATTATATGGCGACATGCAGATCCAATGCCCCCACCCGTACTACTGGACGCCGTGACGCCCACAGGCCAAAATAGGCATCGGGGTTGGCTCAATATTCGTGGCGCCCCCACCATTCACGATCGCTCTCTTCTTCAACTTCCTCTCGAAGGTACTTGTCGAGGTCGCAGCTGCGGTTCATTGTCCCGGCAGCTACGCGCGAGGGATCGTTGCGTGAGCGCATTTGGTAATTGATGCGCTCGTCGCCATCGAGCTCGTCAGCGTTGGCCTCATCATCGATACAGGCCTCCGCCGCGTGGGGGGCGCTGATGCGGCTAAGGTTAAAAGGGTTCCCATCTGACGCGGAAACATTATCAAGCTCGGTGCGGTCATGGTGGCCCAGGCCGGGAAATGTGTCGAACTCGTCAGCATCAAACGCACCCAAGTACCTTCCCGGGCTTGCGTCTGGCGAAGGGGCCAAAATTGCATATGGGGCTGGTTGTCCGGGAAGATAATAAAATCCCTCTTTTGCGGCGTGCGGGCATTGTTTGCCCGCGTCGCCACCCATACTACTATTGCAGGCGATCGTGAACCCGAGCAAAATGCTGATGATTATAAGGGCGGTCACGGCGTCTGGGATTATCAGTATAACGATGATGAAAGTCACAAAAGTCAGAGCCAGGAGTAAGCAATTCTGCTGCCTGGGTCGCGCACGACGCACTCCTTCTCGTTTTTCCATTATGTGTCGCACTTGTAGTGGGTATGCACGGTCGCAATGTACACTGTCGCGCGAGGCACTTCTATACAGCCGTAACAAGTTCTGGCAGCACGGGCATCTATGCGGGCCAAAAAAAAAGAACGGGTTTAACGGTTTTTACTTTTCGGAACATTTGGGGGCATCAGGTCCGCCGTCGGAACCTTCAGGGTCATCAAGCATATCACCGGAATCGTCAGAATCATTAAGACCGATGGCGCCATCGGGGCCGTCGGGGTCGTCGGGGCTATCGGGGTCGTCGGTGCCATCGGCGCCGTCGGCGCCAATCGTCAGGCACAGCTCATGGTCAAACTCGTCGGCTAGGCCGCCATCAACAAGAGACAAATCGGCCAGGCCGCCGCCATCAACATGGCCCTGCTCGGGGGGATGATCAACTGCTTTTGCTTTTGCTTTTGCGGCACGGGCTGCTTTTTTGCGGCGGTTGCGGGCAGTGTTGCGGGAAGCCGCGGCTGTGACCACAGGAGGCGCCTGGCTACTGTTATTGTCGCCATCGCCGTTGCCGTTGCCGTCGCCGTCGCCGTCGCCGTTGCCGTCGCCATCGCCATCGCTGTCGCTGTCGCTGTCGCTGTCACCGTCGCCGCTCCCATCCGCCTCCTTGCTCCTCTTTTCAAGCTCATGGAAGTTTGCATCGACTTGAGCAAAGAGGCTCTGGAGCTTTGGGTTAGACGCCTGTTGGGAAGCAAGCTTGCGGTAGTGGGCAATGATGCGGCGGAACTGAGCCGTGACGGCGGGGGACGACTTCGTATTCTTTGAGACGTCAAGCACAAAGTTCTCCATAATGATCGTCGGGTTGCCGCTGGCAGTGTAATCCTTGTAGTAGCCGTTGAAGTTGCCCTTCAGGAGGTCAACACTCTCTATAATTTTTTGGAAGGCCTGGTCGCAGCGCGGGATGTGCTTTTTCACCTCGTCGATGCTACTCATAATCACCTCGACAAACTCGCCAACGTCAACGTCGGGGGCGGACACGGCTTCGTAAACGTCATGGCCAATCGTGTATATCTTGTGAAGGACGATGAGGACGAACTCTCTGTCACTCTCAGAGAGCCGGTCATCAATGTAAATCTGCTTGAAGTTCACCTGGGGGAGGTCGGGCAGGGGGGCAAAGGTCATGCCGGCGCCTTTGGTGAGGAAACGGGACTTCAGAGCGGTCTGATCTCCGAGCGACTTCTTGTAAGCAACAAGGTTCTTGCACGCGACAATTACGGTGTTAACAATGTTGCACTTCTTCACCGCGGCAAAAGACTCCCCAAACTGGGCCACAACTTCGGGCGGAATCTTCGCGTAATCTTTTGCTGCCGTGATGTACGCCTCAACTCCGGCACTCGCCGTCCCGGCAGCGGGCGAGATCCACTGGGTAAAGTCGGGCGCGTTAAAGCTTGCGCCAAACTGCTTCTTGAGCGCGTCCACATATCCGCCAAGGTGATCCTTGGGCCCCGGAAAGAGCAGCATCATGTTCGACCCGTGAAACACCGTTAATAAACGAATGAACCGCTCAATATGCCCCTCAATTCGAAGGTATTTAGGGTGGATAATAGATAGGTTCGCCGACCCTTCTGAGGTGCCGAGGACGCCTTGAAACATGTCAAGCACATCTTGATTCGCGAGGGTTGCTTTGACAACTTTTGACTTGATTTTCACCCGGCCAGCCACCATGATGCTGAGAGCGGTCAGTATTAGCCCTGGTCGACATCTCTATTTGGGCCAGCCGTGGGGGTCCGAGGCAAAGGGCCAACCATCGGGGTCCGAGGCAAAGGGCGCCGTGACGAGCTCAAAGTGAGAATTGGACACGCCCGCTACGGCGTATATACTGGGCCGCCCGACACGCACCAAATTCCCATGGAAGCAACCAAGCCACTTGCTACCGGCGCCGCCTCTTATATCCATTATGTTGAGAGTTTTAACCACGGCTTGAAGATCCTTGCGCGCGACCTCGTGAAACGCTACCCCACCGACGCAATGATTTTTCGTGCGCACAGGCGCGCCATGACAGTCATGTCCATCGACCCGCTCCTTGTAATTAACGAGGTGGGCCCCTACCTCTACAGTTACCGGGACCAGTTGTACGCCTTCGACGAAGAGTTCTTCCTTGAAAACACCTTTGATGACGAGCTGAAGGCCAGCGTCAACCAGGAGAAGGCCGACATGGTGTCCTACATCATCCCGAAAGCCAAGGAGTGCGCCCGAGCCTTGCCCCCGGCCGAAAAAGAAGAATATAAGGCTATTGTCATATCGCTGCTCGATGACTACATTGAGTACCTTGCCATGAAGGCTAACGCCGGTGCGTCGTAACTGACGACAGGCGTTTTGCATTTTATCCCGTTCAGATCGACTCGCTTTGGTTACCCCAGTAGGCGCGCTCCATCAGGTCGTCTTGGGGGTCTGCACCCCCCTCATCATCAAGGCTGTCGCCGCCACTTTGCGAGAAGGCGAGGCCGCGCGTCCCGTCGTCAATGTCGCGCGCGAGCCGGTCGATTGTTTCCTGAATCTCGGCGTCCTCGTCATTATTGGCGCGCTGGCGCCGCGGCGGCGCAATATTGTCTGGCCGCCCGCCGGCGTGCGGGGGAGGCAGCGAGCGATGCAACGAGCGGGGCGGCGCATCGCCGGTTGTTGCCGGTGGGCGGCCGGTGGCTGGGCGGGGGGGGTGGCTGTCCGGCCTATCACGGCGTTCCATCATGTGGCGGTAAGATGACATCATGTCATCGCCCTCGCCAATCCCCGCCTCCTGGCTGTCCTCGCCGGCGCGCTCGAACGTCATCTCGTCGCGGTAGAAATTGTCAAGGTCGTCTTCGGGCAGGAGGCCTTCGGCGGGCCGCGCGGCGGCAGCCGTAAATTCCTTGACGTTCTTATCGTACACGCCGCTAATCTCTTTGAGGCCGATATAGACGCCATTCGGCGTCATCAGTGCCGGCAGGCGCGTGAGGCCCCGCTTGCGCATTGCCTCGACGAGACGGTGGTTTTGGAGGTCTTGGCTCCGAATTTTGTTCACCTTTATTGAGATGCCCATTTGGGTGAAAACCGGCAGCCACTTGTGGATGTACTTTAGTGTGGTGATTGTGATATCTCGGCTCATGCGGTCGGCGTCGCCATCCGCGACGACTTTCACATAAAGGTTGTGGACGGTCTGGCCGTTGGTGCGCTGGCCAACGGGTGTCCCGTAAGAGGGCATCGTATCTGTAAATGTTGATCTTTTGGGCACTTTATTCTCACGCCGTAAGGTTGTCCAAAACGTTGCAATCTTCCAAAAAGTGGCGGCATGGCACTAATCGTCGCCGCCGTAGCCCAGCTCGCTGAAGTCGATGTTGCTGCCGAGCCGACCGCCGCCGCCGATTTCGTTCCGCATAAAACTATCAAGCTCTTCTTCGGCGGAAGTATTTGCAAAGTCTTCCGGGTCGCCGCCCCATTCTTGTTGCACGGGGCCGGCCCTATGGTGGGGGGCGGGGTTGCCAGGCCGGCCCGGCCCGAGTCGGCGACTGTAGTAGTCCTTAATTTCGTGGCAGCCGACGTACGCCCGCCCCCCGGCAAGAAGCGCAGGGAGGCTGCTGATCCCCCGGCGACGAAAAGCAGTGGCTACCCGCGGGTTTGCGGCGTCCTTTGGCCGGAGCGCGTACACCTCGACGGTGACGTTGAGCTGTTTTTGCAGCGCGGGGGCTGCCCCTTCGACGTACTCAAGGGCGCGGCGGGTCGGTTCCGAGGCCGCGGAGTGAGTGGCCGGCGGAAGGTACAAGGCGTGTGGCGCTTCGGCCATTGATCAAGCACAGACACTATTTAGGCCGCATGGTTTAGCTCGTGGCGGTAAAATCGGCAATTTGAACCGGAACTTTATGGTTTCTCATACAAGGCAATTTGTGGCAGTACTACCGGGGTAATGTCCAAAGCCAGGGTCGTCGGCATCAAGATAACTCGTTACGAAATAACGGCCGCCAAAGTGCCCTTGCTCCACACGCTCTTTGGGCTCGACCGCCTCCCCCTCGCCCAATCAAGGGTTGAGATAGAGCTTGACCACGTCTCAACCGCGGTCGTCAATGCCTTTCGCCGCACCCTCATAGACGAGATGCCCGGCCATGCGCTTAAAGTGCCAAAGGACGAGATGCCCGGCCATGCGCTTAAAGCGCCGAGCGACGGGTTCAATATCACCGAGACTACCGACCATTTCTCGCTGCCGCAGCTTGTCGAAAACAGAATTGCGTGCATCCGACTCTCCCCACAGATTCCCCCCGAAGTTATTGCCAATCTCCGGCTAAAGCTCGACGTCTCGAACGGGGGGGCCACCCCCCTCACTGTCTACGCTGGCGACTTTCAGGTCACCGCGGGGGTGTTGCGCGAGCCAATCTTCAACCCGACGACAGAGATTACCGTCCTCCAGCCCGGGAAACGGATCGTCATTGAGGGGATCCACATTTCGACGGGCTACGGGCGTGACAACGGTGTTTACAACGTCGCCTGCCGCGGCGCCTTCACCCACCTCGACCTCGAGCAGTACAGCGACGCAGAAATGCGTTTAGAGCAAGGCGTCGCTGCCAACTGGAGCGGTTACAAGGTCTCGAGCCTCCTTGCCAACCCCCGCCACCATTTGCTGTCGGCAACGTTGCCGGCAACGACGGCCAACCCCGCTGAGACTCGCGCCGTCTTTGCCGATGCCTGCAAAAACATTATAGGTCGGCTTCGGGTCATTGCCACGACCGTTGAGCGCCGCGCCGAAGTGCCCTCCGGCGGCTTTGCCCACCACGGAATCCAGTACACCGTCGTTGACCTTGAGGCCGGCCTCTCTGAGGGCATTCTCCAAGCGCCCGAGACCCACACTATCGGCGAGCTCCTCCGCCGCACCATTTACGAGCTTACGCCCGACATCGCCAATGTTGCCTACACAATCATTTCGCACGAGAACCGTCTCAGACTCTCAATCCGCCACACCGAAGACGTGACCCGCATCCTCATGGACGCAATCTACTATGCAATAGCAACCTTTGATGCCATCCAAGATGGCGTAACCAGCACCCTCTGAGCGCCCAACTGCCCACTTTTTTAAGAAACTGCAGGGCGGGCCTAACGAAAATGCATATTAAATTTGATTCTTGCATTGTGCTCAAACCACCAACCAGCAGATATGGACGCTTCTTCGCTTGGCCAGGGCAGGATCGTCGACGACTTTGCCTGCAAGACGCCATCGGCCGAGACTTTCAACGCGGACGCGGCTTCCGCCGCGCATGCAAGTTTAAGCGCGCTGCTCGCGCAGTTCAACATAGACTACCCTGAAATTGAGGAGAGACTGGCCAATCTTAATAGGCAACTCCAACAGGACTACACAGAGGCCGTTTCCGCCGGAGAGTTCAAGACTTTTGAATTCACCTTTCGTTGTGTCAAGGCGGATGCTGACCAAATGATCCAAGCGGTGGACCTGGTGAAGACCGCGGAACTTGCGATTGAGGCCGCAATCTCGGAACCCTTAAATGTGGGGGCTAAGCGCGACGCAAGGGCTGCGGCCAATGCACTCATCCGTGTGGACCCCAAAATTCGGCAGACAATCGCCAACATCGGGCTCAACCGCCGAGCGATTGACGCGACACAGCGGCTTAAGGGCTTCTTGCTTAAAGCAGCACCGAAGAAGTAAGGCAACTGCTCGCCGAAGTTTGCACACCCGCGCGGCAGAGGTGAAACCCCTCTGCTAGCCAAACGTACCGTACACTTTCGAGCTCGGGCTCAAAACCCAAGTGCAAAAGCGTTCGTCTTTTTTGTCCACCCGCACACAACCACCCACGGGATGGCATTGGTCCTATCCAGCACCATCTTTTGAAAAAATGCCTACAATTATTATATTGCGCGCCCGATGGCTGCCGCCATGGTTCTTCAAGAGTGCTACACACGAACCCACTGGCTCATCATCGCCGACCTTCAACGGACAATCGTTGACGCCGAAGCCATCACAAAAAAACAGCCTCTGCCCGGTGAAGAAATGGCCCACGGCAGGCTTTGCCGGTCCACCGCTCTGCTTCGTGAAAGAGCTAATGGATACCAACAACAGTACGATATTGCCATACGAGATAACGACGCGCAGGCCATGCGCCGCTTCCTCAACAACGCCAATGCCGTCTATGGGGGCAGCCCTGAGTACTCATTCCTCTCCGAGGCCCTGTGATCGGCCGAGGCCCAACTTTTTACGTTTGGTCATCACTTGAACTGCCAGCCCGTCGCAGTGCCGCGTTCTACGGTGGCAACAAACTCGGCAATTTCGGCGCGCCAGACGCTCGCAGCGGCGACCGGGCGTTCGGCAAGCTGGGTCGTCACGAGGGCGAGCTCGGCGCGCAAGGCCTCGAGCACCTTTTGGCGCTTGGCCACTGACGCCTGGACAAGATCGCGCTCTTTCAGGTCGAGCAGGTAGTCGTGCGAGGCGCCGGGGCCGGCGGTCACGAGCCGGTAGAGGTCAGCATTCGGCGTATACTCTGGGCGGTGAAGGAGCGCGCGATGGAGGGGCGGGAAGTCACGGGCGCGGAGGGCCTCGGCAGCGACGTTGTCGTCTTTGACCTGTGCAAGGGCAAGGTCGGCCGCCATGCCAATGTACCGGATTATTTGCTCTTCTTCGAGGATGCGCAGCTCAGCGATGGTCTGCTGGCGTTCTAGCCGCGCGATGTAGAGGTCGCGGCGAAGGGGGGCCCAGTAGAGGATTGGCGCGAGGTAAGACTCGCCAAACTCAAGCACAGCGCCGTCGGTGCTGTAGTAGTTCAGGTGCGGGCGCAGGGACGTCCGCAGCATCAACACATCTTCGACCGGGTCAATCAGGGCGTCGCCAAACTCTTCAACGATTTTTTCGAACGCCCCTTCGCGCAGCACGACTTCGAGCTCGACCTTGTTGGCACTGCTGCGGTCGTTAATGGTTTCGATGAACTCGTCGCGCGGGTTTGCGCGGCCGCCGCGGCCGGGCTTTGCAAGCGTCTCGAGGTACCTGACCGTGGTTAGCCCCATTGGCAGCTCGGTCACCGTCACCGTGCGCGTGTCAGCATCCCAGGCGTACGCCCCAAAGCTGTAGGCCTCGCCGCGGTAGTAACGAACCTCTCCGTCAAAGCCACGCGTACAGGCGGGCAGCGGCCAGATCTTTGCCAGGCGCTCGACCTCAGCCATCACCGCCGGCGTCGGGCCCTCGGCGTGCAGGCGGTCAGCCACAGCCGTGAGCTCAGGGTCGCCGGCAAGGTAGGCCCCCACAACCGCGAGGACGCTGTTGAGGCATCGGCCGTGGCTGTCGTGGTTCCAGCCCTCGCTCACAATCTTGTACGACTCGAGCGCCGCCATCGGGACGACCGGGACAAAGTACTGCGGCTCGGCCCGCTCGCCGTCTTCAAAGACGTAGCGCAGGTGCCAGCGGTCGGCCATCGGGAACGTCACCTTTGTCAACGGGCTCATCTGCACGCTGATGTACCGCGCCGACCCTGCCTTGTCGCCATGGCGGCTGCCGAACTGGCCGATGCCCGTAAGGTACGGGTACTTCCGCGCGCCGGCGTAGGACTGCGCCATGTAGATGATCGTCCCATTGAGGGACATGTCGCCGTGGTGGTAGAAGCACTTGTCGGCGACAAATCCGGCCAGCTGGAATATTTTGAGCTCCTTTGCGGCCGCTTCCCCGCTGAAGCGCAGCATGGCGCCCATCAGGATTTTGCGGCGCGCTGGGTTCAGGCCGTCGGCTCCGCCCGAAATCTGGCGCTGGATTGCGTCGTTTTTGTAAGATTTTGTGTCGATGTCGAGCTGCACGCGGCCCACCGGAATCTCACGCCGGCGGTGGAGCTCGAGGGTGCACTCGGCCGAAAGGTGCGCGACCGGGGTCACAAGGGCTTCCTTGCGGAGGGCCGGGTCGGCGCCGAAGTAGACCTCAAAGAGGCGCTTCGCAGTGTCGTCCATCGTGTACGTGTAGATGCTGCGATTGAACGCCTCGGGCGTAAACATCCGCACGACCTCGTTCCCGTCATGCGTCGCAAGCCCCTTGTAGTACTTGATGCGGTGCGTGCTGGCCCGCGCCGGATCCTCGGCAAGCCAGCAAGCCAGCTCGGATTCATAGTAGAACTCGACGGGGTGTACGGCGGGCCGTTTAGCGGTCGGGTACGCCCGCACGAGCGGGGTCATGAAGCGGCCGACGCGGCCGGCCTTGATGAGCGCCGGCCAGAAGAGGTAGATCCAGACAAGCACGAGCGCCGCAATCTTGCCCGTCCCGTCGAGGTCCTGGTCGACGCAGAGCAACAACTGGCCGTAGTGCAGCGTTGCGAGGTCTTCGGCCGTCTCGTAGGACCGGTTGTACTGCAAGCCGAACGCGTCGGCGAGCGCCAGGAGGCGTTTGTTCGTCTGCAGCTTTGCGCTGCGGACGTTGACCACCTCGCCGCCGCTCGTCTCTATTTCTGTCACTTCCCGGGCGGCGTTGACAATGACCCCTTGGAGGCTGATGATCCCGCACCAGTCGAGCGAGGGGCCGCCAGGGGGCAACGCTTTGCGCGTCTGCGTCAGGCCTGCGCGCAGCAGCGTGATTGCGCTGTCGCCTTCCGCCGCCAACAGGTATGTGTTGCGCTTGTGCGCAACTTTACCCGCATTGCGCGCCTTTGTGTACTTGTCATGGACCACTTTCCCGCGAGTCGCCCCCTGAGCGAGCAGAATCCTCTCCGCCACCGCTTCGCCGACCTGCTTCAGGAACGTTGCCGTCAGCGTGTAGCGCTCGAGAGTCTCTCTTGACACCTGGAGCTCATCTTTGCGCTGGCCCCCCCAGTCAGCGCCAGGGACTGCGCCGCACATCACGACCCGCACACCCGCGAGCGTCTCGGTGACGCTCATTTTGCGGGATTCCGCGTCCTTGGGCGCGCCCGCTTTTTTAGCCGCGGCGCCTGTTTTCGACGGCACGCGCGCCTGCTTTGTCGCCTTGCGCAGTTGGTCTTCTACCGCCGTGCCCAACAGCTTCGTGATGTACTGGATGTGCGAACCCTTGGGGCTCAGTACGCCGTTGACAACTGCCATGTGTCGCGCCGTTGCCCGCCGCCCCGCTTTTCTGCCGGGGGGGAGCACCACCACTGCGAGGTTCCAGGGGTGCTGTTTGTAAGGTTCTTCGGTCGCCTTTGCTTGGGCCGACAGAACGATGGCCCCCGCCGCGTCCTCCCCGAGGGGGGTGAGCAGCAGCCGGCCGAGCGCCGCCGCGTCTGTCGTCATGCAACGCGCGCCATTGTAAGTCACCGCCACCCGCGGCCCGACGTAGGCCGCCGCCTGGTGCGCCCGGAGCCGCAGCCACGCGTCAATGTCGTCGGCGTCGGCCCCCCCCAGCGCTGCGCCGGGGGTGCCCTTGTAGCCGAGCTCGGCGTAGGCCGGGATAAAGCTCACCCGCGTGTGGGGTCGCGCCTGCTCGGCCGGCAATGTGTGTTTCTTGCCGAGGTTGATGATCAGCGGGTCGTACCGGTTATCAAGACGGTTCCGCCACTGCTGTCGGTAATAGCGTTGCGTCACGCCGTCAACCGTCTCAACGGTGAACTCGTCCGAGTGGACGTTCGTAAGCTTCGCGCCTAAGCCGTTGGTGCCTCCTTTTACGTTTGAGATGTCTTTGTCGATGTTGGTGCCCGCGAGGAAGTACGAAAACGCGACTTCCGGGACATACACATCGTGCCCTGCCTGCGCCGTCGCCCCGGCGTGGATCACGACTGGAATTCCTGGGCCATCATTGCGGACAGACAAGAGTCCAGTGTTGCGGTCAAAAGTTATGTCGATTTGTGTCACCCGCTGGCTTGGCGTCGCTTTTTCATGCTCTTTCGCAAGGTCGGTTGCGTTGACAAGAATTTCGCAAAATATCCCGAGAAGGGCCGGGGTGTGGTCCCTCTCGATACTAATGAGGGTGATGCCCAGAAAATCCGGTGGGGCTTTGTTGGCCGGCTCATCGGCGAGCGCCGGGCCGTCGGCGGGCGCCGGCACTGCACCGAGAAGGTCGGGAATTGCAATAGGCTTCAGACCGCCCACCCACATACCCTTTATCTTTGCATGCTCCTTGAAGGAGCTAAGCACAAACTTTTGGCCAGCCGCTTCGGCTGCAAGGGCCTCGGCCGAAAGGGGTTCGGCCGCCTCAAGTTTTATTTTGGGACCCTTTTTTGCCGCAGGTGGTTTGGACACATCACCCGGGCCAAGTGCGTCACTAAAGAGTTCTTCTAAGTCCGCGTCTGTTAGTGACATGTTCGCGTGTATACCTTACCCAGGAACGCTTCAAATACCGCGAGACCGGTAAAAAATGTGGTAACTGGAAATGCCCGGGCGGGCACCAACCAGTGGCGAGAGAAATTATCGGGTCTGAAGCTCCTTGGGGCTGTCGGCCCAAATTAGTGCATCGAATGGGTTTTTGTTTGCAAATAATGAATTGTTCGACCCGGATTCTTGCCCTCGGCGTGTCAATGGCGTGGTTACCGTGCGCGCTGTTGGCGATATTCCAACGGTTGCGGGCGCGTTTGTGTCCGTAAATGCATGAACAGGCGTGTTTGTGTCCGTAAATGCATGAACAGGCGTGTTTGCATTCATGGGCGCGTTTGCATTCATGGGCGCAAATGCATTCATGGGCACAAATGCATTCATGGGCGCGTTTGCATTCATGGGCGCAAATGCATTCATGGGCACAAATGCATTCATGGGCGCGTTTGCATTCATGGGCGTGTTTGCGTTGCCCACAGTTGCCTGTTGACGAAAATGCTTCTGCCAATGGCGCGGGGCACAGGGGCGTGGCTCCTTGTTAAGAAACTCCACCCAGGGGGCTGCGTCAGACGCGGCCCTAGAAATTGCCATTTCGACAGCGCCTACTTCAGTATGACTAAAACGGGAAATTACCCATTGAGACTCCTTGTAAGACAGGGTGACGCGGGCATGCCAGTTTGTTGGGCGGTGCACGGTCACTACGTACGACCCCCCGGTTGTTTCTGACCATTTCTCTAGCACATTGCGAGCGTCCTTCAGCCGAGTCATGCGGCGTTCAGCGTTGATGCGGTTGCGAAGAGGCTCAATAAGATCAGTGCGCCCTCCGGCAATTGCGGTGAGCACCTGCGAAACCGCCGTTAAGAAAAGTTCAACGTTGTCAACCACGATGAATTTTTCGAGGTTGAATGGGGGGGCAGCCATTGGGGTTTTGATTGAAACAATACTCCAAGTGTTCAATTTTATACCACAGCCCGCATACCTATATGTTAAAATCTAAGGGTAGGCTCAAAAGCAAATAAGGGGTACTGCTACAAATGTTTAGTGTCGTCACTGATCGGCCTTCATGCTCTTCATAGCCGCCGTGAGGTGCTTGGCAGAGTTCTCTTGGTGGCGTTTTGTTCCAAGGTGGCCCTCGGACTGTTTTGGTGTAAGGCTTACCTGGCAGATGCCGCACCAAAGATTTCCACCACGGTTGGGGTCATGGGGGAGTCCGGCAGCACGTACCGCCTTCTTGGGCGGCGCAACTTTTTTACTTTCACTATTTTCTTCCCCGGCAACGGGGAGCGTCTCGGTGCGGACCTTCTTAGCAGAGGCGGTTGCTGCAGACATTGCTGCGGTGTAAATGTGATGGTAAGCTGTGGGTGTTCAACTTTGCGCAAAAAGTCAAGGACGCCGCCGTCTTAATTTGTCAGCACGTCGTGGTCGGGCTCGGTCAGATTAAAAAGCCCCTTGGAGTACACGGTAGGACCTTCGGGTCCGTAGTAGTCGCGCTGCGCGGGCCGGTACCAGCGGATGGGGGTGTCCGGGAGCTTCCAGGCTTCAGGGATGCCATCATCAAAGCCAGCCTGGCGCCCACCATACTCAGCAAGCCCGATAGGCCCTTCGTCAACGCCGACGTCGCCAAAGCCCCCCGCGCTGCTGTACTCAACTAGGCCTCGGGCCTTACCATGAGCGGTGCGTTGGGCGTATATATTACGTACATGGTCAGCATGGCCGTAAAGTTGGCCGGTAATGAGTGGATCGACATCGGCGGTTGAATATAGTCGGCCGAACGCAACATTGTGGGCGCTATGGTTTGCCCTGGGGGCGCAACCATGAGGCTCATATAGCGCGCCAAGCTCATCGAGCTCATCAAGATCATCGAGATCATCGAGCGCACTAAGCTCGTCAAAAAACGCCCCGGCATTATGACATGCGGCGCCGCCTTGGTGGCGCCTAACCCTGTTGGGCCAGAAAACTGCAACAATGAGAATAATTATGAGGACCACGAGGGTTGGCGTAACAATCCCTGAGTCTTTGTCGCTTTCCTGGTGTTGGGCCGTTGCTGTGGTCTCCATCCGGAGGCGTACGGGGACTCAGTATACATCTGCGGCAAAAGGAATCGTGAGACATGCCGGCCAACCGGCCGGCGCTGCTCAAGGGGGGACGCCGAGTCGGCCGCAACAAAGGCCGTTACCAAACTTGCTTGTGGTTTCAATCGACGGCATGGCCCCGCTCGTGACCCCCCGACACTCGGAGCGCCGGCGGCCCAGCCATTGGGACCCGCAGGAGGGCGAGTAGTGGAGCTCGCTGAGGAACCCTTCTTTAGATCCGGCCGGGTTGTCGCAGGGCAACGGGCCGGGCTTTCGCAGGTGGTAAAGCTGGATGCACATAAAGCTCGAAATTAGGACAACGACAAGAACGAGGGCCGCGACGAGCAGTGCGAGGTACTCACCAGAGGAGGCGTGTTTCATCGGAGGGCGCCAGTATAAAGGGGGTCAAAATAGTCAGACAGCGCCTAGTATGGCGGCGCCGCGCGGGCAATCAGGCCCAGGTGCATCGGTTGAAGTTGGACCAGCGGCCGCGGCTATCGTTCCAGGCGTGGCAGTTTTCCATCTCGGGACTGCGCCCGAAGGCGCCGACAAATCCGCCGGCATTGGGGCAAGTTTTCCGCAGCTTAGCCGGCAGGTGCTTATTGATGAAGCCGAGCTTGCAATTCTTGTACGCAATAAGCACAGCGAGGCCAATAATTAGCACCACGACCATGGCGACCACGAGGCTTGTTTTTGGCATAGCTGGACCGTGGGCGACGCAAGTATGTAAGGATGCAACAAAAAAAATCTTACTCCATTGCGCATCCATGGAGAACCCAACAGCGCGGGATCTAGCGGTAAGAAGCGAACACATGCTGGCGAAAGGCCGTCATCGCGTCGTCGGGCACGATCTGCTGCTGAAAGAACGTGTAGGAAGTCCCCTCGAGGCGGCGGCGAATATAGAAAAGGGCGTACAGCCCGCACTCGGTCTGCGACTCCTGATGGTCCATGTCGGTCACGGCAACCGAGACAACGTCACAAGTAGTTTTGCGGCTGTCGGGTAAACTAGTGCGGTACTCGGCAAGCCGGGCGCGGGTGCGCTCCATCCAGCTCGCCATAGGCTTGGGCGGCGGCCGGCCGGCGCTGTTAAAGTACTCAACGGTCCACGGATTGCCGGGCGGGGGGCGGCAGTCGACAAAGACGGCAACCCAGTGCTTACCGGGCCCGCGACTGCTGTCGGTATTAACAATGCAGCCGAAGCAGGCCGCCTTGCGGCGGACGCGCCCTACCCCTGGCCCGAGGTCGAAGGTGACGCGCCCCTCAAGGATTGCTGGTAAGTCGGCCTCACCAAAGTAGTCGCCGTTGACGTCAAAGTCCATCATTGCGAAGGGGCAGGGGAAGAACTCGAGGAATACGCGACCCCACCGTTGGAGGGTCTCATCGAGGTTATAGTTACTGAGGAGGGCGAGGCTGTCCCGGGGGCCGGGCGCCTTAAAGCGAAGCCCAAGCTCAAGTTTAAGGGCATTGGGGGTCGCAAGCTTACGTTCGACAATAAAATCGCGAAGGAGGGGGTGGGCGATGACGCAGGACTCGGACTTGCAGCGGAGTATGTTGGCAGCGGCGCAAACAGCCGCCGCCTCGGGGGTCTTGGCGGTTGGGAGCAGTCCCGGGGCCGTCTTAGAGGCAGCAGGCGCGACATCAGGCGCGACATTAGGCGCGACAGCTGCGGCTGCTACAAACTCTGCAACTGCCTTGAGGATATTTTTTGTAGCACAGGGCGTGCCCTCGGCATGGTCAATCCCTTCGGCGCACTCATCGGTGCTTGTTGTCAGGCCTGCGAGCGCTTTGATAGAGTCTCCTGTGAGTCCTGCCGCGATGTTGTCGACGCGGGTGCCACGTTCGCGGCCGCCTTCGCGGGAAAGCTCGCGGCCGCCTTCGCGGCCGCCTTCGCGGGAAAGCTCGGCGAGCGCGCAGGGTTTACATGCAGGAAGTTGAGGCGCGACGACGGCATAATCAAGTATGCTGGGGCTTAGAATCATCCGGGCACAGATATGAACAACAAAGATAAGGATTTACCCATGATGATTACCCTGGGCTTGTTTTATTGACCAAACACGCAATCCAAAACTGAATCATAGTATTTATATGTACAAAGCCTATGGCAATGCCGAAACGTTCGTACACCGCGTGTCCAGGCCATGGCTATGATGGTCCGGAAATTGTCGTTGAGCATTTCGGCGACCGAGCCCCGGTCAATGCCGATACTTTGGAAAATCCTCACGACATGTTTGGGGATTGCGTAATATGCTCCGATCCGATTATAGCGCTCAACCTGTGGCCTTGCAAACACGGCACTTGCGACGGTTGTCATGCAAAGTTGGCTGCAGCGGCTCCGGCCGGTGGTGATCTAAGATGTGTGGTGTGCAGGGCACCTGCGCCGCTGGACAAGATCAGCAAATACCCGATGCCAAAAGAGGTGCAGGGTCAGCTCCAAAAGCTGTTGGATTGCATTAACCTTGCCGACAGCCTTGCGCCTGCCCAATTTCCGGACAAACGGCAATCCTCAGCCACACCCGATGCAAAAATCGGGTTTTCGACAACCCCCGAAGGCAAATCGGCAACCATGATTGTCATTCAGCCTGCTGTCGGCGGCAACGACACAACCGGCAATGTCTTTCTTATTGACACTTCCGGCTCTATGCAACCAGCGATTGTGGAAGTGCTCGAAGCCACAAAACAGGTGGTCAACGCGGCGGCGGCGAAGAAATCCTACATTGCGGTAGTAACGTTCAATGGGTCGCCAAATACGGTGGTCCATCCAACTCGTGTCAGCTCGGAGAACGTTTTGGAAATCATGGCTTCTCTTGGGGCCATCAAAGCGATGGGGGGCACTTACCTCGGCAGTGGGTTGGCTCATACTAGAACCGTCGCGGCCGAAATGCGTGAACTCATCTTCAAAGAGACCGGCTCCGCAAATGAAGTGATTGCGGTTAAGGTTGTGACGGATGGAGACTCTGCCCCTGACCACTCTGACCGAAAAGCTGTGGCCGACGCGCTAAATGCCATGAATGGAGAGTTGCAAGTAATAGGCTTTGGCAAAGACTTCAACTTCAGGAATTTTGCCAATATTGGGATCGGGATCGAGAAGCGCGGCACTCAAAGCGCGGCAAACTTTGATCATGCCGAGGACGCGGGCAAGCTCGAGAGACTGTTGCTTCAACAGACACAGTTTGGCAACATGGCAATCAAATGTTCAGAAACCGCGCAGATTTACTGCAACGGCACGGTTGTCAGCCCCGCCAACGGGTATTTCACATGGAATTTCTCGGTGGATACAGGCCTTCGGTTTGCAGTGGTGGACACCCACCCCCCGGACCTCGACGCCTTCAAGATTAATGGGCGGCCGGCCACTGTTGAGCACTGTGGTCTGACAGGATTCGAGACTCGCAACTTCGTAGGCGGCACGGGAGCCATTGAGCTTGTCATGGAATTGATAGGCAAGTTTCAGGTGCATGATCGTGGTGGCCTGGAGATGTACAAGAACATCCTGAGCTATGTGCGCAAGGCCGTGATCAAGTTCGGAGAAAGCATGAACGAAGTTGTGCGCATCATTGACGAGCAGCTGGCGCGAACAACGCAGTCAATGCAAGATCTGCACATGGGCCAAAACGGTGCAGCAAGAGCCGGATCAAAAGTGATTGGTCGTTTGTCTTCGGCGGCACAAGAGCCCATGCGCTACCCGACAGCGCCACCAGCGTCGCTGCCGTAACTGCGTTGCCGCCATGCGCGCCACGGGTCGGGTTGCCGCCAATGCGGTAACTATTTTTTTTTGCATGGTTTTGCGTTAGTGGCGGCAACAAACGCAAAACCATGTATGCCGGTCGCCCGCGCAAGTATAAACGACAAATATACGGCGCTAGTCCACGCGACCGATGGGACTGTCGGGGCCCGTTAATGCTGACGTCTTTACCCGAGCAGTTGTTGGCGGCGTCGATTACGCCATCGGGGGGTGGGGCAAGTACGAAATTGACCGGCGGCGAGCACGCTGGAAAGCAACCGGGAAAACGGCGGCACATCCTGATGAGCGCCCCGGCTCGCGGTACAAGGGAAGAACTTATATTCATGCCGACGACGCAGCGAGGTCTGTGTTGGGGAGCCGGTTGGCAGGAAGGCAAGGCCCGAGCGTTCTCCAGCGGGCGGCCTTGCGCCTCGCTGATGCGCTAGGGGTGCTCGAGGACCACCTCTGCTATCCGGACGACACGGGGGTATGGGAGTGCAAGTCGGCAACCGCCCTGCGCCCAGGCGCAGCCCTGTCGACGGATTTCTTGACGATACCGCCATTAACCTCAGCTGACCTGCGCGACTTTGCAGCCAACCTGGACCAAGAAGAAGCTGACCCGGACACGCTGCAGGCGCTCAGCCGGGGTGTGCTAGCGACGGCGGCGTCGGTGGGCGCCCCTCTGCCGGCGCTACCGACGTTTGTGACATCGCCGTTGGCTCTCCCGACGCAGGCGGTGGCAGTGACTGACGACGAGGCCGTTCTGCGGCTTGAGGCGGCGGCAGCCCCCTACGTCGCAAGAATTGAGGCCCTCCAGTCGGTACTGGCGTCGCAGCTCGACACGGCGGCGACAGCAATTTTGCACGCAACAACGCGCGGCAAAAAAATGGTGACCTTCGGGGGTGCAGCCCCCGCCGACCACGGCAAGGCAACCCGTGGCGAAGAAGTTGATGCTGCGGTGGCGCAACCACCGCTTGCTTTACTCAATGCTGGGCTCCCATGGCGATCCGGGGCGCGGGCGTTTGACCTCCACAAGGACGCAACTGTTGTTGTGCCGACCCGCACCACTCCAGATGGTATCTACTTTGGGATTGCTAACCGCAACAACAAGTCGCGGGCGACGCTGCTGACGCCACACATCGTGTCGGTCGCGGCCTTCAAAACGAGCGGGCGGATGTACGCGTGGTTTGTGCTCGACAGCCCAGAAGGTCGCTACATTATACGCGCTGCTCCACAAGGCGGGCATGTGGTCCGGATTGAAGCCGACGCAATCGTGGAGTGGTTAAAGCCGCGGCTGACGGGGGACCCACCCCACAAGATTGCAGCCACAGAGTACCTCGCCCACCTGCGGAGCCTCGGCCTCGAGATTCTAGAGAGCACTCGAGGCAACGCCTTGATGCGTTTCGATCTTGTTGATGCTACGACAGCAGCGGAGCGGAAAAACAAGCTTGCAGAGCTGCGCGCGCTGACCTTAGCCGACTTCATGGATCTCGACTGGACGTCGTACGACGATTCGGCAGGGCGTGAACCATGCCGCACAATCTATGAGGTTGCCGGCGACGTCGTCATTGACCTCGTTGCGAAGACGGTGATGGCGCCGAAAGTGCGCCCTGGCACGCTCTGGGCGTCATTTACGCACAACCGTTCATATATTACCTTCCACACGCACCCCCTGGCACGGTACAGGGGGTCGCGGGCTGAGCCCCCCTCACCCACAGACGTTTTACTTACGCTTGAAGAGTGCGCGCTCGACATGCTGGCATGGACATTTGTGTCGGCGCCAGAGGGCACGTACATCATGCGCCCCTCCCAAGCGCTTGCATCCGCCTTCCGCCGCAACCCCCAAGAGGTGGCAAATATTGTTTCTACGGTGTACTCTGAAGGACTTCGTGCCTGCGAGGGCGCCACCGCAATCTGTAGCGCAGACGCAGTCCGCACGCTCGGGGAGGCGGGCTTCATTGCTTACCTGCGGGACGTGGCATGCGCCCCACTCCTGCCGGTGCCCGACATCTTCCCAACGTGGAACCAAAAGATTCGAGAGGTCAGCCGAGCGGACCATGCGGCGCTTGCCGAGACCTCTGCCGAGGACCTCGTCGCCATTGACTGGGGCCCGGTCGCTGCTGTGGGTGAGTCCCCGACAATTCAGTCGACGTCCTGGATGACAGCGGGCCTGAGCAAAAGCGACCAGGATGGTGTCCAAAGGGCTGTGCCAAGTGGTGATGGCCACGGCTTTGGATCGGCCGCCGATCCAAACTCATACCCAAGTGGGGTCCCGGGCCCACTCCTTGTGGTTTATTTTCCAGACGAGGGCGATTTTCCGACGCAAGTCCCCCAAGCGGCGCTGGATGCCGCCCGCAAGAATGAGGCGCTCTGGGCTTGGGTTGTCTTCCTGAGCCCGAGCCGCCTGGTTGTCTTCCGGGCAGGGCCGGCCGGCGTCGAACTCCATGGCCCAGTGCCACGAACCTCCGCCGCAGCCCAAAAAAGTAGTAAGGGGCCGCCCGCCCAAAAAAAATCGTCCAAACCGCATCGGCGGCCATGAGCTTTGACGAGTACCTCAAGCAATGGCCTTAAATCCGATCTGCACACGCAAGAACTAGCATTGCGGCACTTTGGTACGTGGGCCGGCGCCCACTGCCGTTAGTGGCAGACATGGTGGCACCAGACGCCACCCTTCGAGATGAGGCCAACGCCTGGCCGCGACTTGTGGCACTTGGCACAAGGGTGGCAGTCGTAATGGTGATCGCCCTGAAGGGCGCCATTCACTGCCACGAGGCCAATGCCTGGCCGCGACTTGTGGCACCCCGCGCACGGCACGCAGTCGTAATGGTAGCCATTTTTCAGAAGGCCTATATCCAGTCGGATCTTGCCGCACCCTGCGCACGGTCGCTTGTCTTTGTTGCCGCTCTCGGAGTTCATGCTGATATGCAGTCAATCCACACTTTCAATTTTGTGTCAGCAGTTAAAGGCCAGTTAATATTGAATATTGCGCCTGTGTAGGTACTCTCCCCTGGGCCACGCGATGTCCAGTAATGTAGAAGCAGATGACCCCCTGCCGGGCCCGCCGGGTGTTGACCTCAACCAGCTCCTAATAGACTTTGTGCAGCTTTACAGTGGGATGCGGCAGCGTGACGCCCGCTGGTACACAGCAATGGGGGTGACGGTCGGCGGGTCCGAGCTTGCTGCAATCATGGGGCTCAACCCTTACAGCACCTTCTTCGATGTTGTTGCAAGCAAGCTGGTGACGCTCGCCGGCGGCAACAGCTGGATGGGGGGCGGCGAGGCCTGCTGGTGGGGGACGCTCTTCGAAGACGTAATCGGCGCTTACGTTGCGGCCGACCTGGGGGCACCAATCCGAGGGGACGACATCTGCATCCAAGAGTTTCCCGGCCACCGCAACAGCCCCGACGGTTACATTGTTGCGCGGCTTTACCGTGGCGTAGGGGGGTCGCTCCACCTCTGGACGACAGCCATGAGCCCCAACGTCCCAACCGTGGGCCGAATCCTCCTGCTGGAGTTCAAGTGCCCAATGAGCCGCAAACCCCTCGGCAAGGTGCCAAGGCAGTATGTTCCGCAAGTCTGGTCGGGCCTTGCCGTCTCACCGGTGGCACACTTCGGCCTCTACGTCGATGCTGTCTTCCGTAAGTGCGGAATCCTCGACCTCGGGGACACGCCGGATTACGACACCAGCTATCACCATTATGACCGGGGCGCGTGGGAGTACCCAGTCGCGTGGGGCCTGATTGGCGTCTACGCGCCTCAGATCGACGCGCCCCGGCGCGTACGACTCGGCTGGCGGGGGGACGAATGGGCAGCCGGCGACCCGGACCCCGACGCGTCCGACGCTGACGCCCACCAGGCGGCATGGCAAATCCATTCAGCGTACTTCGGCATTTGCCTAAAAAACCAGGCGAGCGAAGTTGTTGACCTGGGCGACATGGAGGTGCAGCTTTTTAACCGCACGCTAGGCCTTATTGACCGGAAGCGGTTCCCGGTCACGCGGGGCGCAGTGTGTTTCGCTGATGGACGGGGCGCGGATCTCCATACGGATCAAGACATCGGCCAGGCTATCGAGGACTTTCAAGTCGGTGCGCCAGCCGACCACTGGCTGTTGGGCGTCCTCCCCTGGAAACTGTTCAGGGTCGACTATGTTCCTGTTTGCCGCCGACCCGGTTTCATGGCGGAGGTTGCGCCCCTTATCGAAGACGTTCACCGGACGGTAATGGAGGCCCGCGCTGCGGAGGACCCGGCGGCATACCTGAGCACCAAAGCACAATCAATGGGCCGTCCTCGACCCAAAGCGGGGTGCTCGTCGGCCGTCAGTGATAGCGACGTCCAGGACCTCTTCGACAGCATCGGCGGGACGAGCCCCAAAATCGCGACAGCGGAGTAATTTGCGAACTTCGCTTTTTTTATTGCCGAAAAAAGTGGGCGACCCGCAGTTTAGATGGCGGCGCGCTCGATGCGGCGGTAATAGAGGGCGGTGCCAGCCGTCTGGGAGTCACGCGTGATCTCGACGACCTGGCCTTCACGCCCGCCGTTCCAGACAATTTGGGCGTCATTTGTGTAGATAACTGGCAGGTCGCCGCGCGTTGTGTGTTCGCGGCGGAGAAATTCTTCGACTTCGGCAATCCCCATAATGCGGTGGGGGGGGGCAGACTTGTGATCAGGGACAACGAGCCCAAAGTTGTGGTAAGGGTAGGCGTTATAGAAGGGCGCTTTGCCCGCCAAGTCGGGACCGCCGGCCTGCTTCTCTTGCGCCTCACGAATTGCCTCGGTGAGGTGCTTCTTGTTGAAGAAGCGTTCTTCTTCGGCGACGATTATGACCTCATCGAGGCGGCCCTCTTTTGTCGGAAGTTCGGATTCAACCCCGTCGAGGAGTTTGCGAAGTTCGGGGCTGTGGTTAGAGTACTTCCCGTCGGCGCCGAGGACAAGGACCACGACCCAGTCACGGTCGCCACGGGGGGTCTCGCGCACGGCATCAAGGCGCACATACTGAAAAAGCTCCATGTCGCTAATGATACGATCTTTGTTAAAGACGGGCACCTTAGCGTTGCTGGCAAGGCCGCGGGGGGCAAGAGTGAGGCGGCGGTACGGGAAGTACGCATCGATAATGACACGAACAACGGTCTCTGGGGGAAAGACCTGCGACTGCCCGGCGGCCGCCATTAATATTGGCCATGGTGCACATATTCAAATCCTGCAACCGTGGGCGGCCGGCCGTCGGGCAAAGTTTGTGGCATCGGCGCAAAGAATCGTTGGCCGCAGCAGAAAAACCATGTTATTATTTTGCCCGCTTCGCCCCTTTTGTGGAGTACTAGTATACCGCGCATCACGAGAGCGAGTGCCCGCTTGACACATGGCACAGCCTGCGTATACCTACTCCCAATCGTTTAATGAGGCCACGGGCCACGGCAAGGCATTGTTTCAGAGCACCATCGGGCACCACCCAGTGGCGGCTGCCGTGGCAATGGGTGGCCTCGTGTTCGTCATCCTCATCCTTGCGTACAATCTCCACAAATGCAGAAAGAAGGGCGGCAAAAGTTCGTTCGGAATCCGCCCAGGGAACAACCTGGTTACCGGTAGTAACAACCCTCAGTGGTGGCATGGTTCCGGTGACGCCGGGTACGGGGGGTCCGTCCACCGCGAGACGACGCCGATTCACCACGCCGCATTCTACGGATCCACCCACCGTGAAGGCCTCGAGGTAACGCCCCCCAAGACGGGGTGCCCCCCCGGCACAAAGACCCTGTACAGCCCGGACGAGGGGGGCTCTTTGAAGCCTTATTGCGTCCCCGAGGACTACTCGTCCAGCCAGTACAAGCCCTACTCGCCCAGCACCGCGAGCTGCAAGGCCACCTGGGACCCTAGCGCCACAGCCGAGGCCGTCTACCTTGCCACCGTCGGGAGCCTCCAGCATGACAGCTACGGCGAGGCTCGCCTCCAGAGCGCAATCAACAGCATATATGATGGCGCTTCTCATGAGTAGGTCGCCGACATGAAGCATTTGTGGGCCGCTAATCAAAAATCCGCACCATATATACTGATTTGGGCGTTTTATTTTGGGCGCCCACGAGCCAGTGAATTATGCACGGTCGCGCAAGTTATTACTCGGGCTGTATAGTAAGTGCATTACAAGTGACCGCCTGCACATCCAGAGATGGACCCGCAGACGTTCATGCCGGGCCAGAACCATGACGGTGTTATTAAAAACACAATCGGGAAACACCCCACGGCGGCCGCCGTTGTTATGGGCGTATTAATCTTAATCACGGTGGTCCTCACAATCTCAGTCACCCGGAAGGGCAAGACCGGCAAGACGGGGTTCGAGGGCCTCGCAGTCACGCCCCCCAAGACGGGTTGCCCCCCCGGCACAAAGACCCTGTACAGCCCGGACGAGGGGGGCTCGTTGCAGTCTTATTGCGTCCCCGAGGACTCGTCCAACCAGTATAAGCCCTACTCGCCCAGCACCGCGAGCTGCAAGGCCACCTGGGACCCCAACGCCACGGCCGAGGCCGTCTACCTTGCCACCGTCGGAAGCCTCCAACATGACAGCTACGGCGAGGCGAGCCTCCAGGGCGCAATCAACAGCGTATATGATGGCCTTTCTGACGAACAGATTTCCAACAAGCTGCATGGGTGGGACGCCTAAGCGAAAAAGCGTGGGTCTTTGGTAACGGATCCTTTTATTTTTTGACTGCGACATCCCCGCGTTTCTATCACGGCGCGCGCTCCCGACTTCTCTGCTAGAGAGTTGTTCGCCGGGCAGTATAGTGAACCCTTGCCCAGCAGCAATGGCCGACACACTAGGACCCCCCGACTTGTCAGGGCGGCCCGCCGCTTCGGCAAAAAAGGCGCCCATCGCAAAAATGGCTGGCATAGTTGCCAAGCATGCCTACATGTCGCTTGCAATCATTATCGTTCTCGTGATCCTCGTGCTCGGGATGCACATTTACTACCACGGATTCCTATTCCTGGGGCCGTACGCCAAACCCTCTAAGGGCGGCTTCCGCTCGGCGAAGAGTAATAAGCGCAAGGGGGCCGACGATGCCGATGCCGAATCACAAAAGGGCGATCCCGAAACTGAGCGCCTCATCGACTCGATCAATAGTCGTTAACCGCCGCCTGGCCAATGGTGCCGGGGGCACATCCCTTTTGGGTTGAAAACCCGCAGCGGATATACGCATCCGGGCCCGATGTCTTACCCGCAACCCCCCCTCGCTGCAACCACCTCGCCCGGAAGCGAAGAGGCCGCGGCCGCAATCCAGGCCCTGCTGAACGACCTCGCCGGCCGCAAGGAGTTCCGAGCAATCCAGCATTCCGCCAGCCGACCCGCCGCTTCTGGCGACACCCACTGGGAGGGGTACATCCCCAAGCCCTCAGCAGGGCAGCTCTTCCTGCCCGGGATGCGGCTCAGCGGCGCCCAAAACTTTATCCGCAACTTTGAAACCCCCGACACCGGCTTCACGCGAGTGCTCATTAAGTGGCAGACGGGCACAGGCAAGTCGATCGCCGCCATCAGCATCAGCCAGGAGTTTATCCGCCAGTTCCGAGCGCGGGTGGCGCTCGGCGAGCACGGGCCGACCGTATTCATCATCAGCTTCACGGCCCGCGAGACAATCCAAGAGGACATGCTGCGCTACCCCGAGTTTGGGTTTGTCTCGCAGGCCGAGGTCGAAGAGCTGCGCCGCCTCCGCACGGTGGCGGGCGCAATGGGGCCTGCCACCCCCGAGGCCCGCCAGCTGTCAGCTCTCGTTGGGGTCCTCCGCCGCCGCATCACCGACCACAACCGGGGCGGGTACTACCAGTTCTACGGGTACAAGGAGTTCGCCAATCGCCTCTTTATTGTCACCCGCGCGGGGCAGGATCGTGGGTTTGACGTCCAGACAATCTATAGCCGCGCCAGTCGCGAGGACGCCGAAGCAACTTTCGGCGAGCGGCTTGCCGAGAGCGTCAAACGCGGCGACGTGGTCATCAACGAGGACCTGCTTGCCGAGATGCGCGGCGGCCTCCTCATCGCCGACGAGATCCACAACGTCTACAACATTCTTGAGACGAACAACTACGGGATTGCCATCCAGTACGCTCTCGACGCCCTTGGCGCCGAGGCGCCGCGCGCCGTCTACATGTCGGCAACGCCGATGACCGGGAGCGCCGCCGAGGTTGTTGACCTCCTCAACCTTCTTGTCCCCCGGTCGGCGCTCCCTGGGGGGGTCCCCCTCCGGCGAACCGACTTCTTTACGCGCGCCGCCGCGCCGGCCCGGCCACCTTACCGCGAAGAACCCGGCGGGAGCTTCACCCACGACGGCAAACGCTATAATATTAACTGCGCGTTTGAGCAGGCCGACCGCCGGCCTGTCAGGCGCATCGCCGTCACAGAGCTGCGCTGGATCTTAGAGCCCCCCGATGGGGGCGATCCTCCCGGCGATGAGGAACGCATCGCGCGAGCCGACCTCACGGCGCCCCTGCTCCTCGCGCCGTGGCGCGGGCGGCTGGCCGTGGTCGATGGCGCCCACCGGTTGGCCCGGGCAATGCGGGAAGGCGTTGCCGATCTCCCCACACGCCTGTTGACAGAGACCGACCTGGCTTCCTGCGAAGCCGGCGGCCGACAGTTTAAAAGCCGCGCCGTCGAGGCCGCCGAAGACCCCGATGAAATTTCGTCCTTTGTCATTTCGCAGCTGCGCGAGGGGGCCCTTGAGCGAATTGCCCACCTCGCTGCCGGCCGTGTCTCATTCTTGCTCGACTCCGACGTTGGGTCGTACCCCCGCCGCGAGTTCGTTGGCGACTCGGTCGCGGGGGTCCCCTACCTGCGGTTGACGCCCTGCCCCATGTCGCCATTCCATGAACGCACGCTCGCCCGGGAGCAGGCCCCAGAAGAGGGGGCCGACCCCGGGGCTGGCCCTGCGGCCGGCCTCGCGGCAAACGCATACACGCTGTACGACATGGCCTTCCCAAACCCCGGGTTCGCACCCGACGCCGCCAGCACCGATAGTACCTCTTACGGCCTTTACCTGTCCGGCGAGACGCCGATGCTGCTGCGCCAGGCGCCCGAAGAGTGGCGCACGGCGGTGGGCATCACCGTCGAGAAGGGGTCCGAGGCGGGTGTCTCTTCGGGAACCTACGTAATCACCGGATCCTTCCTCGGACCCGAGCGCCTGGCGATTTACAGCACAAAGTTCGCGCGAATCATCGAGGCGACCCTTGCGGCGATTCGTGCCGGGCCGGGCAAAATAATGATTTACCACCACCGTGTCCGTATGTCGGGCGTCCTCCTGCTTCAGGAGGCGCTGCGCATGAACGGGTTTGCCGACGAGACCTCGTTGCCAACGGATACGACAATTTGCGCCGTTTGTGGCCGCGCGAGGACGGCACACGGCCGCATCGGCGCCGCGGGCGACCACGAATACCTGCCGGCGCGGTTTGTGGTCGCCCACAGCGATGTTGACCGGGCCGTGATGGTGCGCAGCATTGGACGCTTTAACGCGCCGACGAACTTGCAGGGCCACCAGTACCGGGTGATAATTGGCAGCAAGATTGTGCGGGAAGGGCTCAACTTCCGAGGGGTGCGCCACCAACTAATTGCGAGCCTCCCGACCGACTACCCAACAATGGTCCAGGTTTTTGGCCGCGTCGTGCGGAAGGACTCGCACAGCGATCTTTCGGCGAGCGATCGCAACGTCCAGATAAGTGTGTTTGTCAGCACCCGTGCCGATGGCCGCCCCTCACCCGAGCTCCAGCGCTACATCGACAAGGGGCGTGAGTACCTCATCATCCAGGAGGTTGAGCGTGCGCTCCACGCATATGCCGTCGACGGCTTCGCGAACTACGACCGGATCCAATCGGCGCTCTTCACAGGGCCTGATGGCTTGATGCGGGCAAGCCTCAATGCGCTCCCGTACACCCCAGTTGTCGGCCCGGAGGAAGCTGCGGAGCGCCCCATGCAGATGGCAACTTACCTCGCGTACGGCCACAGCGAACGCGAGGTGGCAATGCTCGCGGCGGTTTGCCGCGTCCTCTTCAAAGCGCGCGCCGTCTGGACCTACGACGACTTGTGGGCTGCCATCCGTGGGGGCGCCGTCCGTGGCGTGAGCTTTAACCCCGCCGCCTTTGATGAGGGGAACTTTGCGCTCGCACTCAAAAGCCTTCGGCGGCCTGCTGGCGACCCCCCCATGCTCATTGTGAAGGCCAGCCAGTTCTATATTGCGGCGCGTGCACAGCCCAATGGCGACCCCGCGCTCGACATCGAGTCTTATTTGCGCAGCGCAGCACCGCCGGCGGGCGTCTCGGTGCGCATCTCCGACTACATCCGCAGGGAACGATCAGGGCAGAACTGGGAGGTGCGTCTCCGCGAGTTTGAGCGGGACTACCTGCGGTCTGACGCCTTGTCGACGCCCGAGCTCTCTCTTGTTGAGTACGGCGCGGCCTTCCACTACACACTCATCCGCCGGCTTGTGACAGCGCCCGCCGACAAACGGGTGACTATTGATGACGCGCGCATGCGTGAGTTGTACCGCCGTTTCCGCGTCGTCGTCACGGCCGCCGACGCAGCAATGCCAGCTGCGACACGCGTGTTTCGGGGCGGGCGATCGAAGGACCCCGACGAGATTGTCGGCTACGTAACCCCTGAGGCCGTAAGCCTGTACGACGCGGCAGGCGCGCGCTGGTATAACGCAAGCCGCGCCAATTTTGCCATTGGGCGCCGCCACCATGAGAACAACATTGTTGTCGGGTATGTCATGTCGTTGGGGCCCACGGGAGACGCCAGTGGCGAGGCATTTGCCGCAGAAGCTAAGGCCCGCTTTAAACTCCGTCCGCCAGTCCAGAAACTGAGCACCATGGCAAACCGGGGCGACATACGCAACTTGGCCCGCGGCGCTGTCTGCGAAACACGGCCCCGTGAAGAGCTTGGGGCCTACATCCGTCTCCTCCGTGAGGCCACTGCCCGTGCCGGGGCTCCGCCGCAGAAAACACGGGGTGGCTGCGGCGGGGAAGTCCACGGTGGCAGCGCCATCGCGCTCACAGCGCGGCTAGACTATGCCACAAAGTTTGACCGTGCGGCCCAAAAGCGCTTCCCGAGTGCCGGCGAGATGTGCGACACGCTGCGCCTCCATCTCCTTGCGCTTGAGGAGGATTCCCGGGGGCCGGTCGATGGGATGGCCACTGGCCTCCGCTGGCTCTACCTCTTCAATGACTGCCCCCCGTCAATATCGGGGCTAATTGATAAAACTGGTAGGGTCGACAGCAAGGCTGAGGCGGCCAGCGCCGTTTAGGCGCATCTGGCCCGTCACGCTTTTTGGCCGTGAAATTGAACTGATGTTTGCAAAAACATCCTCGGCCCGGGCGCGCTCGGACATCATGGAGTTCGAAAAATGTTTTGACGGGACGATAGACGTTGCCAACCCCATCGATTTCTGCGCCGACAAACGACATTTAATTGCCGCGGTTCGGGACAAGTACGCCGGCCGCTGTTTCAAAGGCGCCTACATTCTGGGCATCAAGTCGATTCTTGACAAAAGTGCCTGCCACATTGTGCGCACAAACGGTTCTGGCGAAGGGTATATCGATGTCCGGTTTCTCGCCGACGTTGCGGTGTTCAGCCGCTGGGACATCCTCACCGGCGTCGAAATTGTGAGCCATCAGCAGATGCTCGTCGGCGTTTACGAGGGCGCGCCGAACTATGGCAACCTTGACGCCGAACAGCCGCCCGCCGAACAGCCGCCCGCCGAACAGCCGCCCGGAGGGCAGCCGCCTGGAGGGCAGGCCCCGAAGGCGCGGTCCGTCGTGGCGGTCCTCGCCTCAAAGGCCGTTGAATCAATTGCCGTCGGCCAAAAAATTGCCGTTCGCGTCTTGCATGCTTCACACACGCCTATGCATTCCCAGGCGAGCGTCGTCGGCGCCCTACTGGTATGCGATCAGTCGGCGCGTGCCTATCGGCTGCGCGGCGCGCTCGATCAAAGCGCCCGCGCCGAGTTGGCGCCAATGTTCGCCGCGGTCGAGTCCGAGCTCAAGGCGCGCGCCGCCCTGATTAAGACACGAAAGGCCGACTTGTGGTTCTTTGAGCTCCTTCTCTACGCCTTTCGCGACTCCGGCGCCGGGGCGCCAAATGCGCCTGGCAAGGACTCTGAATTCCTTGCGTGGGAGGGTGGTCCTGTCTGGAGTGGCCCCCACGCCTTGCAGCCCCTTGAGGCCGGCGTCAAGGCGGTCAGCGCACTCGACATCGTCCGTCGCGTGGTGGTTGACGGGGAGAGTGTCCCGGTCACAGGGGTCTGGTCGCGGTCTCTTGCCCTCCACCGCTCGTCGCCGCTCGTCGCCGTTGCGCGTGGCGAGGGGGTTGCAGCCCCCTCGGCCTGGGTAGTTGTTGATGGCACCCCCCGCGCCGTCTTTGCCGAGATCTTGAAGAACATACTCGACTTCCTTGTTGCAACCCGCGAGCTTATACTTGTCTACAGCTCGCGGGATCTGATCAACAGCCACATCAACCTCTGGAGCGTGATGCGGTCGGCGCAGCGCCTTGCCGTTCGCTGATTGCGGGCCCGCGGCGGGCCCACCCCTCTTTTGGACGCAGCTGCCAGTCGAGTAAACACCAGGCTACGAGCAGTCCTCTCGTAATGGTTTCAGCGTCGGCGGCTGCCGCAGAAGAAAATGCTCCCCGCACGCCAAGCATTAGCCAACAAAAAAGCTTTATTGTTGAGAATGCTGGCATACTCAACCGCGAGACAAAACTCGCCATCCTTTCCATCGTCATGATGGAGATTGGATCCAACGTTGTCATGGAAACTGGCGGGAATAAGGAAGTTGACATTGACCTTGACGCCGTGACTGAGGCAAACGAAGAGGTCCTCCACCATATTTACAATATTGTTTTGACGCGCCGAGAGGCGCTCAGCCAGCCCGCCGGTCCCCAGCCGGCGCGCCCCGAGGGTTGTGACGCTTCTTTCAGAACGCTCGACGGCGGCTAGGACGGCAATGTGCCCAGCGGGTATCTAGGCATCCACTTTTTTTCTGCAATGCTGTCCCGGTGAAGATCCGCCCGCTCCATAAGAACCCGCACCCAATATCTGGAGAATAGAGGGCGTGATGGAAAGTCACGCAAGTCCCCAAGATCTCCTGCTTGCATATAACCCCGGCTTTACAGGCTTTACATCCCTCAGCAACATGCCCCAACCGATCGAAGTGTCGGTTCCGGACGATGACTTGTTGTTTGGCGAGCGCGTGACACCCGACGGGTATTACGAGGACTTTACGGCCAGCCTTAATCGTTTTGTTAAAAAGTACCCCCAGATAGCTTTCCCGCAGGGCGGGCTTAAAAATGGTGGTGCGTCAAAGGCTCTCGACTGGGGGGCGGTCGTTACCGTGTTTGATACTGCCGACGAGAGCGAGGATGGTAGCGACAGCGCCAGTGAAGTCAGACACGAGGACGCAGAAGCGGGCGAGGACGCAGAAGCGGGCGAGGACGCAGAAGCGGGCGAGGGCGCAGACGAAGAAGCGGACGAGGACGAAGAAGCGGGCGAGGGCGCAGACGAGGACACAGAAGCGGATGCAGGCGAGGACGCCATCGGAGGCGCCCATCATCATTTAGTCGCATCATTTGGAGATTTTATTATTGATAGTGATTTTGTTGGAGGCGCAATGGACGAAACTGATGCCGAAATCCCCTCGTATGCCTCAGTTGCGCAACTTAAATGCGCTAAACCCTACAGTCCCAAATTTACGTCGTCTCCCGCCACAGGATTTATGAAACGTGCCCGGATTTCGGAGGCGTCACAGTCAGGCCACAATATCAACAACTTTGTTGTCGACAAGTAGAAAGCTTGTGTCAAGCGCGTATTTTGAAGAGTTGTGGCGCAGGCTATACTGCCTCACAAGACAAAACAATGTCAAATTTTCAACCCAACGACGGTTCACAGTTTGTATTTGGGGAGGTTCCGGTCGAAGCCTCGGTGTCTTCTTCTCAGCACGCAACTCCTGCCGAGATAATCAAAATCGCGCGGGAGATCTGGAAGCGCGTCACCGAGTCAAAAGTTGCCAAAGAGGACGACGCCGCCAACGATAGGCTTCTTGAGGTGCTCCAGACCGATTATAAAGATTTCAACATAAGCTTTCCGATTGTCCTCCGCTGGATGGTCCAGATGCGAAAATTTAGCGCCAAGGCTTTCGAGAAATACCTCTTGAAGCACGCAACGGCAAAACTAGACACGCGGGAGGAATTCCTCGAGCTGCAGGCGGAGTACCTTGTCCTCCTGCACCGAGAAGAAAACCGGCATTCGGACGAAAATGTTATTCGGCGGTACCGCGCCTCCCTTGTCAAGCAGCTCCTTGAGGAAGACAAGGTTTTTATTGAAATGCAAAAACAAGTCGAAACAGACTTTGCACGCCAAGACACAGATAACGATCGGGACCGGCGCAAGCGGCTGTTCGAGTATCTTCTCAGCCAAAAAGACGCGCGCGCATCGCAGCCCAACGGAAACTAGTAATTTGCGACTGTCAGGACATACTTAGAGAGACACCATTTTGTGCCATACTGATGATGGATCTGCCGCCCCCACCGGCGCAAGTGGCCGATCACCTGCCGGACCTAGCGAGTGAACTCGATGCGCGGGTCTGCTCAATCCACCGCATTGTGGGCACGCTGTGTGCAGTCATCGAGGGCACCCGCCAGGAAAGCCCAATCTTTAACATCACAACATTTGAGACCCGCGCGGGCGCGATCTTGACCTTGCGCCAGCTCTACATGGATCTCCAGAAGCTCACAGCACTGGTGGTCAAAAATGGCGCCGCTGCTGAGGCGCTCCACCGGGCCGAGCTCAAAGTCGCCCAGGAGGGTCTCAACCGTGCGCAGCCACGGGCAGCCGACGGATCTGCAGCGGCTAGTAGGCCGCCAGATCCGGCGCCGGTCGCCTGGGCAAAAGTCGCTGCGACGCATATGCCACACCCTATACCCGCCCCGCTCGCCCCGCTCGTCCCGGCCCGACTGTCTGTCAATATTATTGGAAGTATTGCCATCGACGCCATCGTCCTTCCAACTGCGTTAAAAAATGCGCCTGACATCTTTGCGGGCATTACAGGCGGCGACATCTACTATATCCCGCATTGGAACCACTTTGCCGTGCGGGTCGGTGGGTGCGTCCTCCATGCGAATCTGGGGCACATCTACCGCCCCCCCCCACGCAGTGCGGGCTCAGTTACCTATGAGGCGCCGGCACGCGTTAAAGACTGCCGGCGCCAAGGGTGCGCCGGTGCCACGTGCCGGTACTACCACGACCCTGAACATTTTGCTGGATCAACTGATGTGCGAAACTTCATGGCCGATTCCTGGCACTACACCCCGGCCGCTTCGCCCGCCCGATACGGCACCCGCCGCATCGGGTCGGCAAATGAAATTGAGGCCGACCTTCGCGTGATTAGTCTTGACGAGGCGCGCCGGTTCCTTCATCAGACGGCACATGACATCCTTTGCGCGGCAATCCTCTGGCAGCACGTCCTTGCCCCGGCGCAGCGGCAAAATAAGCCGAGGCGGTGAACTCGTGCGGCCAGTTATTTTTTGGCGCCCCCTTTACACCGGTCGTTGCACTGTTCACCTCTCGGGGGCCGCGGCCTGCTGCCGCTATTTTGCTTGCAAAATTTGCTGGCGCGGGCACCCTTCTGCGCCGGGCGCCACCCCTCCTCGGGGGCGCGCGCCGCGCCGGCGGCTGGCGGCAAGACTGCTGTGGTTGGCGGGGCAATAACGGGGCGGCGGGAGGCCCACCGGCCCTTTAAATATTGTTTTATGAGGTTGAAGGCCGGCGCAACGAGCGCTTCGAGCCGTGAGTCGGAGCTGTCGATGAGGCGGACTCGCTCAATGTCGTGCCAACGGACCTCGCTGACCTCGGCCATGTGGCTGAGGTCGCGCAGGGTTGGCCGGGAAGGGTCGTCGTAGCCGTCAGCATTTGCAAGGTGCGGGTTGGCAAGCGCGATGTAGTATGCGCAGACATAGCGAGTGCCAGCACTGACGTGGCTGACGCGGCGCTTGACGCCTGGGAGGAACCGGTACTCGCTCTTCTCGACGCCGGTCTCTTCATGCAGCTCGCGGGAGGCGCAGAGGCTGTCGGCCTCACGCGCGTTGAGGTGGCGCCCCCTTGGCACCTCCCAGAGAAGAACGCCGGTGGCGCGAGCGAGCATAACAAGACGGCGGAGGGCAGCGCCCCCGTCCTCACGCATGAAAGTGGACTGGAACTTGGCGTACTTTTTGTTATAGAGGTCGCGGTTATCGAGCGTGAGCCAGATGCGGTACCACATCTGCTCAAAGTTGAGGGAGAGGACGTCGAACAGCTCTTCCCGCGTCATGAGGTCGAATAGGGGGGTGATGTTGCGGAGCGTCATGGCGAAGCTGGCGCGCCCCCGCGCGTATCGGCCGTGGACGAACTCGGCAAACGCGTAGGTGTACCGCTTGTGTGCAAGCAGCACCTCGGGGCGCCCTGTTTTGACGTTGCGGCGGCACAGGATAATGCCAATCGACGTTTTGGTCGGCACCCGCGGCCCCGTTAGTACCGGGCGGTCTTCATCGCTCTCCTCACGAGGGGCCGTTCTGCCGTGGCAGGGGGGGGGTCTCCCCTGCCCAAAATTGTCTGGCCGGGCACTGAGGGTTGGGCCGCCAACCGTGGTCAGCCCTTTTTCACCCCCTTTTTTCATTCTGGTGAGGGGGCGGCGCTCTGTTATATAAAAGGTTCGGCCGGCTTCAATGGAGAAATGCCGGCGGCGCCGGTTTACTACATGCCAGACGCAAAACTTTCGGCGGCGACCGGCGCAGCCGCCACTTTTTGGCGGGACTGTATACGCTCGTCCTGGGCGCAGTGGCATGGACTCTCCCGCACTCTATGGCGTTGGCCGCGAAACCCCGCGGGCCCCACCCCGCTTTCGGGATCGAGTAATCGCCCAGTTTCGGTCGCCCCAGAACCTTGCCTACCTCCGCGATCTCTTTACCCGCCGCGTGCCGGCGGGCCCGCTGCGGGCCTTCACGCTAGCGACTCTGCATGATGCTTTGATCGAGTACTCCAGCGGCACCGGGCGCGCGATCGAGGTCCTCGCTTCGGACCCTATCGCTCAACGCGGCGCGCTCCGGCCTGCGGTTGGCCTTTGGGATGAGGTGCGGCGGCTAAATCACGCTTTCTATGAAGACCGCCTCTCCCTCCTTCGCGATCAGGCCCACAATATTGAGCGACGCGCCCCCCGCGATGGGGTCGGCGAAGACGACGAACCCTACCATATGCGGATGTTCGTCTCTGACAGCCTGCGGCCGCCTGGCCTTGAGCACCTCAACGGGCCGGGGCCCCTGTACGCCTTGCGCGAGGACCAGCTGGTTCACCCTCCCACCGATGGTGACGTCTTTCTTTACGGCGAAGACGATTCGCCTTGGAGCCGGGGCGACCCACACCGCACTCCTGAGCAGGCCCTTGCCGAGTACTGGGGCGATGGTTGGACCGCAACTGAAACAAAGGTTGGGTCCTCCGAGATCCACGCGGGTCAGGCCTACGGGGATGCCTACGCCTGGGGGGGCTCTTGGCGAGAAAATGGCGGGACACGTTTTATGCGCCGCGAGTCAATCCCCTTTTGGCAGCAGGGGGGGCGGGAGGGGTATGACCGTGACATCGAGGATACCCTGGGTACCGCCGGGCGCGAGCTTGATGGACACGTCCGCCGCTGGGACATGGACCGCGTGCAGAAGCCCCACGGCCAGGAGTACCGCCGATATGGCCCCCGATCTGGCCACGCCGTCTAAGAATCAAGGGCTCCACTTTTTGCACGCTCAGGGGGGGTCTCACATCCAAGGTGATTGGCAATGAGCCCCAGGGGCATCCGCACTTTAATCCCCGCGTGGACTGCGTTTAAGAACCAACCGATGTCCTCGCCGCAGACGTACCCCCCGGAAGAAAGGGCCAATTCTTTAACACTAAAGGGGATTTCCGTGGCAACTGCCACCACCAGCGCCGTGCATCCAAACCCGCCCCCGGCAATAACCATCGACGTTATATTGGGGTTGGCCGGCTGGAACTTCCGCGCATCATGGAGCGATAGCTTTGAATCCTGCAATGTACATACGGCCGGCATGCCGCCGGCCCATCTGACGGCGTAAGGGATCACGACAACAGGGTGGCCGGCGGCAAACAGGTTGCTTATGGCCACCCAGTAGGTCGGCTGCACCTGAATGTCGGCGTCAATATACCATATTATATTTGCGCTCCGCTCGACAGCCTCCCGCATGAGCCGAATACGTTTAAGCATCACCCCGTCATAATTGTGACGTTTATCGGTGGGGATCGCGTACCAAGGCACCGTCACAATGTCAATCCCGGTTATTTTGCATGCCCGCTGGGCGGCATCATCCCCTGAGCGCACCGCGGCGCATTTAATAAATTGGATCTCGGGGTGCGCCGCGGCTACCGCCGCAATGCCGGCGCCCCAGCCATCAACTAAAGCAGCGTCGCGGTCAATGAGCGGCATTGCGACCAGAACTATCATAGGTAGGGTCCTTCAAAAAGAGCGAATGACAATTTTTTCTTCAAAAGCGTGTGGCCAAAGTCCGCTTGAGGAAAGTAGATTCACTCCAATATGTGGTCCGCGTCTGGGGGATCGGCGGTTTTGTAAAAAAAGTTTTCTCAAAAACAGCGCATCGGCGAGCTTTGCTCGCACTACCCCGGCGTGGTGTGTACTGCCCGTCTTGCGGTCCACCACCTCAGTGGCCTGGAGGCTTTTTTTGACTGTCTTGAGGTAATCGGCAATATGGCGGAAGGGGGTCCCATTCAAGAAGGCATTCCCGTTATCGATATAATCAATGGGGGGTGGACTGTATGATGTCGGCCTTTTTAGGACATTGAGCCCGGCCGCATCGGCGCTTTAGTTAGTTACTGTACAAAAAAAACAGTTAATATTTGGTGGCCAGACCCCCCATAGAAGGAGATCCACTTGCGGTCGCCCGCAGCTAGCTGGGAGTACCACCGCATGACATCTGTAAAGTCTACCGGGACACAATTTCTCGAGCGATGTCAAGGCCCGTCTTGCCGGCAGCGCGGTAGTTTTGGAGCTCAATAATATCATAACCAAAGATGGTCATCGCGTCCGTGAATCTCTGGTAATGTCCGTAGGTGCCGGTTTCTAGGTAATGGGCGATGTAGAAGATGGGATGCTGGCTGCATGTTTTCTTCGTGTCGAGGTACTCTTTCACCCCCTCGAGGTATGCTTCCGAGGCTGGGGCTGTCTTCTTTTGGCGGAGGTCTGCCCCCGAAGGGACTTGGTTCATACCAATTGGTTGTTGCACAAAAAAACATTCAATTTTGCAGGCCCAATAAATACTACTTAACTCGTTGGTAGATTAGATCCCCATAGAAAGAGAGCCACTTGCGGTCGCCCTCAGTAAGAATCCCTGCAAGCGCACGGTTACGTGCTTCAAAGTCCGGGATGCTCTTCGCGGCGTTGGTCGAGGCCGTGAGGCTAAAGCCCCGCGAGGTAAACTCTGACGTGAGGGCTTTTGTGTTGACGAGGAACTCCTCGTAGTAGCGGCCCTCACTGAAAGGAAGGAGTACCCCAATGCGTTGGCCAGCGGCCTCAAGTTTCTCGCTGGCGTAGAGCCGTCGCAGCGAGAATTTTCGCGTCGGCGGGGCAGCGCCACCCCCCTCAAAGATGTCCCAGGACTCGCCAAGAGCGGTGCGGTCACTGGTAAAGGCGGCGTGGACGGCCTCGCCGAGGAGGACGGTCAGGATAACCTGGCCACCGACTTTAACAGACCCGCGGGCGAGGGCGACAAAGTTGCGCATTGAGGAGACGTCTGCGAGGAAATAGTGGACGGCAAGGTTGCAGACAAAGGCGTCCGCCGACATGGGGGTGAGGCCAAGAGACTCAAACTTACTCAGTGTCTGGCCGAAGGGTTCGTTGGCGTCAGCGGCAAGGACATGGATTGTGGTGGCCGTGCGCGACTTCCCGTCACGCCCGCGGCGGGCAGCGCCGCGCCCATTTTCATCCGCATGGGTGTTTCCCGGGGTCGTGCCACGCTTCGCGAAATTGTACTTGCGGCGCACCAGTTCAGAAAGGGCGGCGCGGTCCCGATCGACGGCAATGAGGTGCTGGACCTCGGCGTCGAGGTAACGGTGAAGGTCCTGCCCCTTGCCGATGCCAACATCAACTACCCAGCCGGCGTGCTTCAGCGCGGCAATGCGCTGCGTTTTAACAAAACTGATGACGGCCGTCTGCGCGCGGTATATACCATTCTTGGGCTTCATGAAGTAGTCGAGCGCGGGCCCCTCCCAGAGCTGCTCGATGGGGAAAGGGTCAACATAGTTGAGCCAGATGAGCTCGGCCGTGTAGAAGTCGTTGCCAAAGTAACACCCTGTTGCGAGCTCGCGGCGGCGGTCTTCGCGCACGCGGGTCAGCTCCCAGTCGACGAGCGCGGCGCCGCCACCGGCGGCGATACAGCCGCCGGCGCAGCGGACTTCAACAATCAGCCCGTCAATCTCGGCGCCATGGGGCGAGTCGTCGGGGTGCTGGTAGACGTAGGCGAGCGGGGCGTCGCTGGGCGAGAACTGGATTGGGAAGTAGCTGCCGGTTTTCATGCCGCTGTCGTCGGCCTGGCCGCGGGCGCCGCGGCCGCGCCGCGGCTCAGTGCCGAAGAGGTCGGCATATCCGGGGCACCACTGGAGGCCGAGCGCGTCGTAGAGGTCGGGGTTAATTCCGACAAATAGGAAGTGGACCTTGTGGCCGGGCAGATCGACGAAGGGCTCCTTTCCAAGGATGCTCGCCGGCGTGCGACGGGCGAGCATGTCAATGGTGTTGTGGGCCGCCGGCTTCCACTTGTAGGTTGACGTCACACTGTAAGGCTTTCCCGGCTCAACAAATATGAGCCCGTCAGTCTTGTAGGGGTGCGGTTTGTCGTACACGGCGCTGATTTCGCGTGCAAGGTCGGCGGGCCGGTCGCTGCTGAGGCGGGTGTAGCTTTTCGCGCTGACAGGCATGCCCACCTGGCGCATGATCTCGACAGCCTCGGCGATCCGGCTAATCCGCTCTTTGAAGCCGTCGGGCGTCACGTCCTCGCCCGCAATGGCAATTACGTCAAACGCGTAGAACGTGGTGTCCGACCCATCGATGACGAGCTCCCCATCGAGGATTGTGTCTCCGGCATAAATGGGGTCGGAAATATTTACCCCGGCATTTGGCGCAAAACCGTCAATGAGGCGGTCAGAGATAATTACGCCCCGGCCGTCATGGACGACCGCAAGCGCACGCTTGCCATCGGTTTTTTCTGTGAGGTACAGGCCTTTTGGCGGATAGATACCTCGGTAGTCGGCGCGCGTGATTGCAAGCGCCGACGGCAACATCCGTTTTAAGCCGAGCTCATGCTGGAAGCGGCGCAGGTACCCCGGCGCTTTCACGATTAACTTTGCCGCGCGGTAGACCTCGGCCTGCATAATTGCTTCGCGCATGTACTCGGGGTTCGCGAGGTGTAGGATTGCTTCGGCGGCGGCGGTGACATCGGCGGGCCGGATTGCGTCGCGGACGTCGGCGGGCCCCATAAACTCGGCCTCGACCTCGTAGCGGTAAAGCTGGCGGGGGGCAGGGTTGGCGTCATCGTCGAGGCGCAGCGCCGTGAGGAATGTCGCCGGCGACATGGGCGGCGCCGTCGCAAACATCTGGGCGACGATCTGTTTCAACGACGAGCCCGCGTCGCTGCCCATGATTTGGCGCGTCACCGTCATGTCGATGCGCCAGTGGAGCTCGGGACGCATCTCGGAAACCCCGACCAGCGTGAGGGCAAAACTCACGCGCGCCTTTGCGCGGATCACCGCGCCCTCATCACTGCTGAAGCCGTGGTCGTCGAGCCGCTCGGCCGACAGCGCGACCGTGTAGGCGAGGCCACTGGTGCTCGGCACCCGGAAGGGGATTAGGATCGGCTCTTTTCTTATAAACTGTTCCCGCACCCGGCGGCCAGCTTCAAAGAAAATTTCGCGAATTCTCATTGGGCGCAAGTGGCGCTGGGGGCCTTCCCCGCGGGCCGCCCCGCGCACGTCCATGATTGAGCTCACCATCTGGGTCAGCGCGCCGTCCCCAATGGCAAACGGGTGACCGTCCCCGCTTTTTTTGGTTTGGAGCGCCTCGTAGATTGCTGCGAAGTTGGCGTAGTCGACGTCCTGGATGCGAACTTCGAGCTCGGGGGTTGAGCCGTCGTCGCGGCCCACTTGGCGCCGGTAGCGCGTCACGAGGGTTTCCAGCGTCGGCTTTGCGCTGGCTGTGGACATGTCGCGCAGGCGCGGGAGTATATAATATGTTTTGTGGATTCAATTACGTGGCGCAGATCTGGATTTGAACTGGGCGGTGGTCCTAGTACCTGCACGACCAATGGCGTCTGCGCCGGTCCACATCGCCAACATGAGGATCGCGATTGAGGCCGGCACCATCCCGGGAAAGTTTGCCGAGGGTCGTACCGAGTTTGTCTTCCCCACGCTCGCCTATGCTAGCGCCCGCGGCGCAACACTCTTCTGGACGATTCGTGTGCGGCTCATCCCCCCGCAGGGTGGCGAGTACGCCGTGATTACCGATGCTATGCTTGACCAGCCGGCGGCCGACCTCGACGGGTACAAAGCCGAGATTACCGTTAAAGCCGCGCAGAAAGGGGGGAAGGTTCGCGACATCTTTCCGACCTACGTCAGCGTCGGAAAAAATCTTGGCAAAAAGAACGCAACAAACTGTATTACGCAGGCACTCCGTGACGCCCTCGGCCTTTATAACAAGCAACTCAAGCGGGGTGACACCGGCGAGGCCGCCGCTGAGGCCGCCGCTGAGGCCGCCGCTGAGGCCGCCGCTGAGGCCGCCGCTGAGGCCGCCGATGAGGCCGCCGCTGAGGCCGCCGATGAGGCCGCCAGCGAAAAGACATCCCTTAACACTTTTGACGCAAAGCCGCCCCCGATGCTCGTTAAGAAAATTGGCGATTCCCGTGAAGCAGTACTCAAACCGGCGGACTTTGTCTCCGGCATCACAGTCCAACGCAAGCTGGATGGCGTCCACTTCGTCGTCTACGCACAAGCCCCCCCCGAGAATACTGGGGATGGGCGCCCGACCCCGCATCTGGTCCGCTACTCGCGAACGGGCACCGAGTTTCCGGGCAAAGACCACATCGTGGCCGAAATGCTGCCCATGTTTGCGGCGGTGCCGCCGGTCAAACCCGGCGAGTATGGCACGCCAGCGGCGCCGACAACTGAGCGCGACCGGTGCGTCCTTGCCGCCTACGGCGCAGGGCCGGTCGCAACCGGGCCCATTCCTTACTTTGACGGCGAGCTCTACCTCCACGGCACCCCCCTCAACAGAATTTCAGGACAGGCGCGTCGGGGCGACGACGACCGCCATCTTGAATTCCACATCTTTGATGTGTTCTTTCCTCATGCAAAGGCCGCCGGCCATGACATGGAAAGCCGCCATCGCCAGGCCTACCTTGACGCTTTCTTTATGGCGGCCGACGCGGGGGGGAGGCCTCACCCCCACATCCTCCGCGTTGAGAACTTTCCGGTGGGCAGCATGGCAGAGTTAGATGCGCTCGTGAAAAAGTTCATTGCAGAGGGTTACGAAGGAGCGATTGCGCGAAAAGACGCGGCCGGGTACCGCTATGGGTACAGCAACTACCACTCGGCAAACCTTCTAAAAATAAAGCCAAAGTACGACGCAGAATTTCCGGTTGTTGGGTACACGCAGGGGACCCGGGGGAAAGACGTCGGGGCGGTCATATGGGTGTGCGAAGTGCCCGACCCGAAAGACCCTCACGACAAAACGTTCAACGTCGTCCCTAAAAATATGAACTACAAGACTCGCAAAGCCATCTACGAGTGCCTTGGCCAGAAAGTGCAGGCTCCCGATGGCCAAATGACCACACGCTTCGAGCGTGACGTGAAGGGCCTGCCGCTGACCGTGGAGTTCGCCGAGAGCTCAGCAGAGACCGGCAAGCCCCTCCAGGCTAAAGCCCTCACCTTCCGCACGTACGAGAGCGGGCCGGACAATGACCCAATCCGCAAGCTGATGGCCGAGTGCGCCATCGAGCAGTGACCCGCGCCCTAAGCGCTTTTTTTTTATAACGCGGCGGCCGCCTCGGCCATCCTTCTTAAGAGCCCCCCGTAAGGGCATCCCCGCTTGACAGTTTTTTTTTTACACCGGCGCGCCCCCGGCGCGATTTTGAACATTACGTTTATCAACTATACGGTAGCCGGATGGCCGGCCACTCACTCATCCAGTATATCGGCTTCCAGCTGAGCGGCGATGAGGATCACCGGCGCAACAGCTTTGCACCGATCAACAGCTATGAACTGTTCTCGGCGGCGGGCCAGCCGGTGCCGGGGGGCGTCTACGACCTTCGCCTCGGCACGACGGACCACACCTACCTGTGCCTGACGTGCATCAATGGGAAAAAGCTCTGCCCCGGCCACCGGGGCCACCTCACGCTGCGGGTCGCCGTTTCGCAGCCGATCGCGATTGCCGAGATTCGTCGCTGGCTGCGGGTCGCCTGCCTCAAGTGCGGCGAAGTCGTCGTCGACCGTGAGAAGTACGCCCACCTCCCGGTGGGAAAGCGGCTCTCCGAGGCGGCAACGACCGACACGGCCGGCAAGCGCTGCCCACGGAAGGGCTGCGGCGCCATCCACCCGAAAATCACGAAGGACGAAGAAGACTACTTCACCTTCTGGGCCGAGCCCCCGAACCTTGGGGAGAAGCGCCCCCCCCGCGTGCTGGCGCGGAACGCCGAGAAGCGGGGCGACAAGCTCTACCCCGATACGATTCGCGCAATCTTTGAGCGCATCAGCGACGGCGCCGTCGAAGCCCTCGGCCGCAGCTTAAACGTCCACCCACGCAAGCTCATCCTGCGCGAGATTTCAATCCCGCCGAACACAATCCGCCCGGGCGTCAAGAGTTTTGGCGGCGCAGGCAGCAGCTACCATGACAGCACAAACCTGCTGCAGCACCTCGTCAAGCGAAACAGCCAGCTGCCTGAGCGGCTGCCGGATGCGATGGGCCCCCTCGGCCCCGGCGGCGTCGTTGAGGGTGAGCTCGAACGCGCCGTGCAGAACCTGCAGCAGATCTACTACGACCTGGTCATGGGCAGCAGCAGCACAAGCGTGACACAGGGCAGCAGCGGCCGCCGCGGCCTCGTTGTCGGCGCGCGCCCCGTCCACAGCTTCCTGCGCAACCTGCCCCGCAAAGAAGGGCGCGTGCGCGCAAACCTGCTCGGCAAGCGAGTGTTCTATATTAGTCGCAGCACGATCAGCGGCAACATGAGCTTTCGCGTCGACGAGGTCGGCGTCCCGCTCGAGTTTGCGCGCACCCTCCAGGTGAAAGAAATTGTCCAGGAGTACAACCGTGACTGGCTCATGACGTTCTTCCTCAACGGCCGCCGCCAGTACCCCGGGTGCACACACCTCGTTCGCCGCGCGACGGGCGAGCTCCACGACGTCGCCGGCCTGCGCGACTTCCGCCTCGAAGTCGGCGACGCCCTCTTCCGCGACATCGTAAACGGCGACGCCGCCTTCTTCAACCGCCAGCCCACGCTCGAGCGGTCGTCAATCGGCGTCCACCGCGTGGTTGTCATCCAGGACCCCAGCGTCCACACGTTCCAGATGAACGTGCTGGCCTGCGAGTGGTACAATGCCGACTTCGATGGCGACCAAATGAACCTTTGGGTGGCGCGCGAGCCGAGTGCGCGCGCCGAAGCCATGGTCATGTCGAGCGTAGCCAACTGGTTCATCAGCACGAAGACGTCGGGCCCCGTCAACGGCGAGGTCCAGGACAGCACCGTGGGGTGCTATGAGCTGACCCGTAGCGCGGTTCGCATGGACAAATACCACGCAATGGCCCTTTTCGCCGGAGCCGGCGTTGAGCCGCCCCGTTTCGACGCCGAACCGGCCGACCACATCTACACCGGCCGCGACATCGCCTCGCTGCTCTTCGAGCAGACGCCCATCAACTACAGCAAGGTGCCCAGCAGCTACAGCGACCTTTACGCGCCCTACATCGCCTACGACAAGAGCGAGATGCTCACGGTCATTGAGCAGGGGCGGCTCGTGCGAGGCGTGCTCGACAAGCGGTCAATCGGCGCCAAGTCCAGCGGCGGGGTATTCCACCTCATCAGCCGCGAGTTTGGCCCCCAGCGGGCGCTGGATGCAATATTCGCACTCCAACAGATTTCTCTCCAGTTCCTGCTCTTCCGCGGCTTCACTGTCGGCACCGCCGACCTCCTGCCGTCGCCCGCGGCCCTCGATCAGATCCGCGCGCTTGTCTCGAGCGTGGGCCTCGAGTCGCGCATCATTACCGACCGGCTCCTGCGCGGCGAGATTGTGCCGCCAATCGACAGCACTGTCCACGAGTTCTACGAGCGCTTGCAGATTAATGCCCTCAAAGTGCCCGAGGCCGAGGCCTTGCGCTGGATCCTCGGCACGACCCGCCCCGAGACCAACGGGTTCTTTCGCATGATTGCCGTCGGGTCGAAAGGCAACAACCCCAACCTGATCAACGTTTCGGGCGCAATCGGGCAGACAACGATTAATGGCGAGCGGATTCGCGCTCAGTTCGCTTTCGGCCGCACGCTGCCCTACTTCCCGCGCTTCTCGACCGACCCCGCAGCGTACGGCTTTGTCGCCAACAGCTACATAACAGGCATGCGCGCCAGCGAGTTCATCTTCCAAGACATGAACGGGCGGTTCGACCTCATCAACAAGGCCCTGTCGACTGCCAGCACCGGGTACTTCATGCGCAAGGGCGTCATGAACAACCAGTCGAGCATCGTTGACAACCTGCGCCGCGTGACAAAAGACACAAAAATTATTCAGGTCCTTTACGGGGAAGACGGCCTCGACCCTCGCGAGCTTGAAAAGGTTGACTTCCGCACCGTCCTCCTCAGCGATGCCAAGCTTGCCGAGTTCGCTATGCTTGACGTCAAGGCCGCCGGCGCCTCCGGCGACCCCGCCGCCGCCCAGGCCCTCGTCGCCGAGGCATTCGCCAGGATCCGTGAAGACCGCGACGGCTTCCGCCGCACCTTTGGCCGCATCGAGGCCTCAAACTTTAACCAGAATTTCAGCACCGAGCTGTTCATGCCCGTCAACATCCGCCGCATTGTTGAGGGGGTGTTCATCGCCGCCAAGGGCGTGGCCCCCCCGCCGCTTACCGCTGACGGGATCGCCGCGCGCATCGAACGCGTGTGGGACCTCTGCGCCCGGGTGCCCTACACCCTTCTCAACGAGATCCAAGAGCGCCGCCGCGCGCCCGTGCCGCCCCACAAGGCGTCCGCGTCCATGCTCCTCTGCATGCTCATCCGCGCCGAGCTGAACCCCCAGGTGCTCGCCCGCCTCTCCGACGTCCAGCTCGGCTTTGTCATTGAGGCGGTTCGCCAGCGCTACAGCCTCTCGCTGATCGACTACGGCACGGCCGTTGGCATCCTTGCCGCCCAGTCGATTAGCGAGCCGCTCACCCAGTACATGCTCGACAGCCACCACCGCAGTGTCGCCGGCGGAACCAACAAGTCGGGGCTTGTTCGCGTCTCCGAGATTTACGGCGCTCGCGCCGTCTCTGAAGAACAGTCGAGCGCGATGATGCTGCCCCTCCGCCCCGAGGCGCTCGGGGACGCATCCGGCGCCCTCATTGTCGCCCAGGAGATTGCCAACAGCATTGAGTATGTCACCCTCCGCCGTTTCACGCGCCAGTATGACGTCTTGCTCGAGCCTTACAGCGCGCTCGTCTACCCGGCTTTCGCCGAAGATGCCGCCTGGATTACCGAGTTTGAGCGGGGCCACCCCCTCGTCCGGCCGCCCGGCGACCTTACGAACTGGTGTTTCCGTTTCATCCTCGACAAGTCATCGCTTGTCCTTAAGGCCGTCGAGCTAGAGCTTATCGTGCGCCGTCTCCGCGCCCGCCACCCCGGAATCTACGTCGTCCACACGCCCGAAGCTGTATCTGAGGTTGTCATCCGTGTCTGGCACCGCGCCGTCCAGTTTAAGCGCGGCGGCGATGACGAGCTGCGCATTCGCGACCTGGTAGAAGAAACTCTCGATACGCCTGTTCGTGGCATTCGTGGGATTCTGCGGGCGACCGCCGAGCGGGTCCCCCGCATGACCGTCGCCGCTGACGGGGCTCTCGTCAGAGAGGACCGCCTTGTGGTTTCGACGCTTGGCACCAACCTTTACCACGCCCTCCTCCACAGCGCCGTTGATTCGCAGGCCGTCATCTCGACGAGCGTCGGCGACACCGTCAAACTGTTTGGCATCGAGGCCGGCCGCGCAAAAATCATCAGCGAGACCCGATCCTTCATGGAAGACAACACCCCTAACCTTCGCCACCTCTACCTTTACGCCGACGAAATGACGCGCACCGGGCGCGTCACCAGCGTTGAGCGAGGCGGCCTTGGCGCCCGCGAGCACAACAACGTCCTCCTCCGAATGGCTTACGGCGCCCCTATCCAGGTCGTTACCGACGCTACGCTTGCCAATGCCCGCAGTCGCGTCTACGGCATTGCGGCGCCCCAGCTGCTCGGCGCAATCCCCCAGATTGGGACTCTGTACAATGGCGTCATCGTCGATGAGGATTTCGTCTGCGCCAACACAAAGTCGGTCGACAGCATCCTTGACGATCTCTAATGAGTATCTAAAAAACTTCTTTTTGCGCGCCAGGCCAATCGGTTGGTCATAATCGCATGGCAGTTCCGTATCCTGGGTGGGAGAGGAGTGTTGAGGCCTTCCCAACTTCGATTCCTAAGATGTACGATACGACGATGAGGGCGAGACAGAGGGCAAGAATTATTGCGGCGGCGGTGTGCGGGGCCATGTTGACATACTAATCCGTTATCTTATTGCGTGCGTTTTACTCTTTGGGCCGCGGGCACCTGTCTAACGCGTGGCCGACATTCAACACCACGTGTCAAAGTGGGCCGCACAAGGCTAACCGGCCCTGCGGCCGTCCCGAGCGTGGGGCGGGTAGTAGGTGACGCCAAGGAAACGGGCAAGGTCCTGCTCAGTATGGATTGCCGCAGACCCCCGCACACGGTGGCCGGTTACGGCGTCAAAGAGACCGTACTGGTTCAGCAGCCAGCTGAGCCGCTTGGCGTGAGCCCGCGTGCGGATATTATATGCGCGGCTGCCCGTGTAGTGGTAGAGGGCGTAGGGTTTTTCGGCGGCGACCGTGATGAATATGTCGGACCGGTAGTTCTGCGCCGTGCCTTGCGCCCGCAGAATAACTGACCGCCGGCGGTCCCCGGCAGCGTACGTGTCAGCAATTGTGACGACATCGGCGCCACGGGGCGGTCGAAGCCTCGCCGTGGCGAGGACGCGCTCAAATTCGTCACCGGCGGGTATTACGACAAGAAAATCAATGTCTTTGACGTAGGGCGTCCGTCGTCGGACACTGCCGACGACAATGACCTCAAAGCGGCGGGGGCGGCCGCCAAAGTCAAAGATGAGCCGCCGTTTGACCTCGGCGGCGACCGCCTGGGCCGTGGAGAGTGGCACCTTTCGGGAAGGATTGAAGACGACATTTGCCTGTGACTCGCGAGGAAGCCGCATTAGGATGGCCGGCCGCCGAAGGTCGGCGCGTGTGCTCACACCCTCGCGGGCAAGTTTGCGGGCAAGTGCAAGGCCCCGGCCACCCTGACCAATTATTGCAGCCAGCCGGCGGACGGTCTTTTCAAACTCTTCAGATGCTGGCCGTCCCTCACTAGGGATTCGCACAGGCATTGAGCAATATTTATTGCGCGGAAAAGCGTGCTACGGAAGGGACAAAAAAAGTGTGCTACGGAAGGGATGCACTAGCGCGGGTTTGGTTTACGCGGCTTGGTCGCCGCCTAGCTCATCGAGAAGACCATGAAGGCTGTCGACATATGTTTCGGAGGCGTCGGGTTTTTTGGCGGGGGGGGGCTGCTCTTCAGCACTGCCAGGCCAGCAAACAGACGACTGATGCGCATACCCACCTGCATCGTCATAGACGTCGTCAAAGCCAACTTCTTGAGTGGTAGTCGGCTTACCAACGACAAGGACCTCAACCTTTGCGGGCATAGAGATGCCCATGTTGCTGAAACAGATGCTGTCCAAGTTGATTATTCCGTCAAGGGTGGCGCGGCTCACCACAAACTTGTGGATGTTGTCGGAGTTGACGGGATCGCCATCAACCCTGCCGACCTCATACTTTTGTTTACCTTCGACCATGAAGGGGGCGCCCTTGTCAAAGATTGCAAATTCAGCTACGCCGGTCGTGCTGTTGAAATTCATAGCGGCGCGCGTCATGAAGTTTGGCAGCATAAGGCCGGCGTTCTTTTTGGCCTGGTCGCTGATGTACTCCTGGATAAGGCTGACAACCTTGACGTTTGACGTAATGATTGCACTTTTTGTCAGGAAGTCGATGTCTTTCTGTGTCGGGAAGTGCTTGCGGATGGTGCTGACCATCTCGGACGAGAGGATCATGTCGCCGACGCGGCGGGGACCGATGGCGGCCGTTACTGCTTCATCGACCATCTGAGCCGTAGTGGCTTTGTCGGCACGTTTCATCTCGTTAGTCTTTGACATGAGAAACGTGCCGGCATCGATGCGCTTTCTTGTCTCGGCGACAAAGGCCTCGTTTATAAGGTTTGCGACCCTGTAGTAGTCGCTGAGGTATTCGTCCCCGGGAAGAATGGGCTGGCCATCAGCGTCCGACAGCACTGTGAGGCCGTCTTCGGCGGTCTTTACCGGGACGGAGTACTTCTGGATTTGGATTGAGGGCTTCTTGGTTCGTTTTTCGACTTTTGTGTTTGGGTTTTTTAGGCTGGCGACGAGCTCGGCGACGCCGGCATCGGTGCCGGGCATCATCAGCCCGTTCTGCTTCTCGCCGTTGATTCGCACGATAGGTCGTCCGCGAACGCCGTTGACGTCCGTGTAGTACACGCTGACCCACTGAGTTCCATTGCCGCCTTTGCGGACGCTGGTAAACTCAAAGTCAAGCACATTTTTCCAGTATGCAAACCCTTCCTCTGCACCATCTGCAATGGAGGCACGTTTGAGCGCTCCGAGGTGGTCGGCAAGTGTAAAGGCATTAAATATGATTTTTTTCGCGGCGTTTTGGGGGGCACATTTACGTTGTTGCGACATTGCTGAGACTTGCTGAGACTTGCTGAGATATGTCAGACGTCTTATGGCTCTAAAAGCCCCGTTTCAATTTTCGGGTCAAATGGGTTGGATTGTTACTTTTTTTCGCAAAATACAACAAAAAATAGAGGAATTTGCGAGACCCTGGGGCATGAGAAAGTCCACAAAAAAGGGTTTGTGGTGCCGTTGTGTCAGTAGTAATCATTGAAGTTCATTCCGGTGACAAGAGACTTGCGGCAACAGTCGTTGATGATGGCGAGCCTGTTGAGGATGTCGCTGCAATCGATTTGGAGTCCGGCATCGACGGCGGCGTGGGTTGCCTCGGTGCCGCGCTTAGCAAGAATTTCGCGGACTAGCGCAATCCGTTCTTGATGGTAGAAGACTGCAACGTCTCCGACAGGGCAGCCACATGTGGTGCACGTAACTACTGTGTACATTGCTCAGTATGCGTTAAATACCACGGCTTCAAATCTGGTGGCATCTCACCAAAAACAAGAAGTACCCACTTCAGGAATGTTTAGTAGAAGATTACCCCTGGTGGAGGGCTAGGACCTGGGGCGGCAGGACCCCGTGGATCTGCTTGTAGAGCTCAAGTTCTTGGAGGGTGTTGGCGCTGACGCCGGTGGGGTTGACCATTCCAGTGTGTGTGCTTAGGGTCCGCAACGCAACAGCGTTACGGTTATACACTTCCCAATCGGTGGGATTCATGCTGCCCCAGGTACCGCCGACAGCCTCGGGTGCGAAGGGCATGTAAAGAAAATCGGTGCTGTTAATAAACTTTGCCAGAAGGATCTGATCGTCGCGGGGGGCGACGTTAGTCTTTAAGTCTTTCAAGTTGCTAAGAACAATCTCGTCGCTATAGTTGTTGCCGGGCCAAGAGAATCGCAAAGACTGAACCACTGTGGTAAATACGTTGAGCCCGCCTTGTGCGTAATCAGGCATCTGCCGCAGCTCCTCCATCGCCTGGTGGATAATAAATCGGTACTCGTCCTGCCACAGCTTCTTGCTACCACCGAGAGCCGCCTTGGTGCTGTCGGGAAGAATGGGCCCCATTCCCTGGATGGTATTATTCGTGCTAAGAATCGCGTAAACGTCCTGGACTAGTTGGCCAACTTCTCGGCCATTTGTTGCATTAATCTGCCGGCGGGAGATGTCAATTTGAGCGGCAACGGCTCTGCGGTCGCGAAATACGTAAGGGATAAGGGGCATCCCTGACTGGGAGTCTGTGGCAGACATCTCCGTCATGGTGGGCATCGAGCGGAATATTGCCTTATACTCTTCGACCGCATCCCCATATATTGTGCCGCCGTTCCAGCCGTTTGCGAAGAGAAGGTTCTCGGGAATTAGGTATTCGCCCGACTTTTTGTAGGGCTCGAGAAGGAGGTAAAAGGTTACCGCGGGGTCATAGTCGAGAATCGGTAGGATCTTGGTGAAGACCTCGTTGGATTTTGCCTTCAAGTAGTTTAAGAGGGAGACCACCTTCCCGAGGTAGGGGTTGTGAGATCGGCACCTGTCCTTCATCATGCACAGATGGAAGGCGTTTTCTACTTCGCCAGCCATTTGTGCCCGGTAGCTGAGAGGTTCAGGTTCGCCGCCATGAACGGCGCGACCACCGCCGTCCACTTTGCGATTGGGGGCTGGCGCCTTGTAGCTCTCGCCCGTAAGGGGGGGGCGGCCCTTGGTAATTACCCAGACGGCAATTTTGTCTGCACGGCTGGCGAGGGGGTTAAAGTTGGTCGCTGCGGCGAGCTCGGTCCCGTTAGTGAACTTGACCTTGCCATTGCTTGCCGACTCGACGTTATACTTAACGCCAAGCTTGCTCCCGATGGGGCGGCGTTCAAAGTCACTGCACTGGGCAAGGACGTCCGGAATAATCAGCGACTTAAGAATTCTTTCGGCCTCGTCGGCCTTTTCAGAGTACGTATGGTCGATGATTTCTGCGCGGAACTTTGCGTCGCCGGGGTAGAGGAACGTGACGCCGGCAGCACGCCAATTGGGCACAAGGGCGCTCTCAAGGCAGAGCTGGCGAATGGCCCCGGCAAATTCTGAGTCTTGCGATTCAATCCACTGGTAGATGTTGCACTGCTTGTGCGCCTGACCCTTCTTACTAGTCATAACTGGGACTGCTGTTATCGGTATGCGGCTACCGAGCTATACTACCTATACAAAACTCGCGGCATACCTGTAAATAAAAGTCGCCCACCACCGGGCCGCGGCGCCCAGGACCCTTCTTCAGGCCCAGCTCGTTTCTGAGCGTCCAAACAGCGGGCAACTGCCGCATGGGTACTATAAAGCCATATACCATAATTAAAGCTAGACTTCAGCAACTGATAACTAACTGTGTATGGAGGCCGTTGACCTGACCATCTGCTGCGACCAATACACAATCCCCTGTCTGGCCGTCAACATTGGAGTCGACTGGATTCACGTGAACGTGTTCACCTCCTCAAGGATTGCTTGCGAACGGCTCGCCGCCGACCTCCCAAGAGCCGCTGCCATGATTGCCGCGGCCGGAGTTGCCGGCGCCAGGGTTTCCACTGTTACGGTTCAAGGCCCTGACTCGTTGGATAAGACCCGTGCGGCATTTTTGCGCCTCGAGGCATTACGCTTGTGGCCGCCCGCCCCGGCAGCGCCCGCCCTGACAGCGCCCGCCTCGGCAGCGCCCGCCCCGGGCGCCGACAATGAAAAACTCATCGCCCAAACTTTGGGTGAGGTGTCGGCCCATCTGGCTAAGTACGGAGCGGCCCCCGATTTCGCTTCAACCCGCCCCAGCGCTCGGGTAAAAACATACAACTATATCCGATCAATAATCGCAAAACCTCACCTGCCGGAAGAGGTTGTTGAAGAAGTGCGCCGCCGCCTCGGGGCAATGTAGGCATTACAGGGCTTGGCCGGCATTCCATGCGCTTCTTCGTCAGGCCGAAAAATAGACGACGGGTAGTGACTTTCTGCATTTGGAGTTTTTTGCCGATACCGTATACCGGCAGCCTGTGCACATCATGGGGGGAAGGCAGTCGACACCAACCGGTTCCCAGGCACCCCTGGGATACCGTGTCGGTCAAGCAGCATCAGCCGCCGGCGCCGCGATAACCGCCGCGCCCGGCGCCATAGACCATGCTGCCCACACAGCCACAATGATTACCAAAAGCGCGCACGACCTCGGCCAAGCCCTCAGCCCGGCCGCCGACGTCCTTAAACTTGCCATGGCAAATACTCAACGGCACGGCGGCTTCACTGGAGGAAGCTGCGGCTGTAGCAGCGGCATGGGTGCTGGGTACTTTGGAGGCGAAACCAGCGCCGATCCCGCTAAGGGACTTCGCGAGTACGAGGCCTCTCTCTCCGCCAAAGCAAAGGAAGATGTTATCCGCGGTCTCGCCCGCGCGTTGAAGCGCGCCGGCATCAACGTTGACCCGGAAGCCCCTCTTGAAGATATTGTCCGCGAATTTGTTGACCAAATTCCCAACCCAAAAAATGGAAAGACCTTCTCCAGTGACGCTAAGGCACAGGAGAAAGTGTGTCGGGTCATCGCAGACGTCCTCAACGACGAGTTTACCCCCGGCATCACAAAGCACAAGGACAAGTTCATCGACACCTCGCTCAGCACCGTCGAAGTTTGCCGCCAAGTCGGTGAGTGGGGCCACAGCTTTGCCGCCGGCGTCAACACAGAGTTCCTGGCGGTTCACGCCAGCGTGAAGAACACCCTGCGCAACGTTGAAATTCTTGCCGAGATTATGCGAGAGCTCTACAACAATATGCATTCAAAGATCGAGAAGGACGGCGATGCAAACCTTAATCGCATAATCGACCCTCTGGATGAAATATATTCTCGGGCCCAGGCCGAGCGCAATCGGCAAGAGTCGTTTCTCAAGAATATCCTTAAGGTGCAGCTCGCCCCCGCGGCGAAGGAACTCGAGATTGCGATGCAAGATGCGTCGGACCAGAATGCGCTCATTAAGCGGCTCGGCCTAAAGCCGGGCACCTCCGATTTCGGCGACAGCCTTGCCGCAGCCATCTCGAACCTTGGCACCGCAGCCAGCATTGCCCAGCGCGTCCACAAGGCACTTAAGCAGGTCGGCATCAGCGTGGGCGAATATCTTGAAAGTTCCGAATTTACCGAATTTGAGCGTTTGCTGGACTCGAAAATCGAAAATGGCATGGTCAAGGCTGATGACCTGGCCAAGTTTATCCAGGCCATGACCACCCTCCGCCTTGCCTTTGATAACCGCACTGATGACCGCTTCCGTGAAGCGCTTGAAGAAAAAGAAAAGTCAGGCGGCGCGCCCGCGTTTCGCCGCGGGGGTGATGATGATGATGATGTGGACGATGAGTACAGATCAACAATGGATAAGCGTGTCCGCCGCGTGAAGCGAGAGAAGTCACTAATTGTCAGAGACTTTGTCGGGCGAATGGCCCGCCACTATGATGAGCTCCTTGCGACCATAAAAGCGATGGGGCCTGAGTTTGGCAAGAAGATTCCTCTGACTGAAAAGACCGACGCCTTACGGGACGCGATTGTTCGCCTGAACGATATGCGCCAGGACCGTATTGAGCTTTCACTCATTGGACTTTACGCTGACTCCAATGACCGCCAGCGTAAAGAGTCTTTCCTCAGCGGTGTCCGCCTCGTCTCTTCGACGTGCGAAGATCTTATGGAGCTTGAGGTCTTCCGCAATGCGGGCCCGTATCTCGCACGGCTCAAAGCCGCAGCCGATGCCATTGAAAAGACTATTGATTACTTCTCCGATGTGGTTACCAAAAAGTTTGGTGGGGCAGTTGACGATGATGATGACGATGGAGACAAAACAATGGGAGGTGCCAGTGATGACCTTCTCCCCGAGATTGCCCGCAGTGGGGTCAGCCTGAATGAGGCCATTGGCGAGTTTAGTTACTTTTACTATGTTGCAAACGTGCGCAAAAACCTCGATCAGAGCGCCGGAGAACTTGATACTTATGGTGAGAAATATATTGATGTTCTCGGTGATGCCGTTGCTGCCCGTATTTGGAATCTTCGCCAGGAGCGCCAAACCATCATAGGCCGATTCACGACGGCCAACCGCAACGCCGGTGGTGCAATGGCGACTGCTTTCCCCGCTGGTGATCGGGATGGCAACGCAGGTTTTGAGGCTGCAAAGAAAATGGTCAATCAAGAGTATGACACAAAAGATAAGCTGTATAAGGCCCTCCAGGCCCTGGATCTTTACATGAAGGCGTTCACTGTTGGGATTGCGAAAGACCCTGACGCTGTTCGTGACATCAAGAAGATGCTTGATGGCACGCAAGTGATCGCCCGGTGGTTTAATGAGGAGACGGGCGATAAGCTCTATCAAGCATTTGAGAGTATGGGTTCCACCGACTTTCAAGGCCGTCGAGATGATGCTCGTATAGGCGCTGCCATTCTTGCTGATACTGATTCTGATCGCCCCCACTACTACCAAAAGGTTGGATATCATACCAGTACCGCAAGAAACGTTAACGGCCTTCCAGCTCCACCTACTGTGGGTATTCCCCAAATTAGCATTCCGGCCGGCACGGTCAATGATGATAAAGCCACAAAGGTAAAGAAAGATGTCGTCGACGCATTAGACCATTTCCAGGCGTTAAAAAATCTTGTCAATGCTTTCTCACGCATCGGTGACCGCTTTGGTGGCCGCGAGCTCCGTTCGCAGGTATTCATGTCGCCAACCCAGATCTTTAAGGCCCTTATGGATTACATGAAACATAGTGCGATGAGCATTAATGCCAAAGGTAACTCCGCCGCTGATGAGCCAGGAGATAAGAGATCTGAGACTCAATGGCAATATAATGATGCTACGATAATAGCTGATGCTGTGCGTCCGTACGAAATTTACTTTAACAGTGTCGGCGGTGGCGCCGTCAATGAAACCATTGGAAATTACGTGATTGAGGATCGCTACTTTGTGATTATGGTGAAGGCGATGGCCGCCAAAATCTTGACAACCCTTGGCGTTTATGACATGTTTGAACGGCGTACACCGTTATACGACCTGACCTCAACTCGCCTAATTGTTGGAGGTGGCGAGGATGACACCCCTCCAGAGGTTATTGAGGGTGCCACAGAGCTTTACTTCCGACTGCCGCGGTTGGTAGAATTTTACCGAAGCTTCCTTCATTGGGATGGAAATAATGGTACGTTTAAAATTTCTATGCTGCCAGAGCTTGAGGGCATCTTCTCGGGAATTATCAAACTCATCTTCCAGAAAGTTGCCAATCCTCAAGTTGGTGACTACTCGGACCATGAGCTGCACACACTCATTCGCGAAATAAACGTGATTTATACCCACTTTCATGAGAAACACGGCGACCAGCCGGTTCGGGCCGCAATGAATGCATTCATTATGGAGATCAACCGCCGGTATGGTATTATTAAGAGCGAGGACATGCTGAAATACTGGGCTCTGGTCCGCCGTTCCCGCCGCAACAATTCAATCAGCAGTTCTAATGACACTAACTTTGCAATTCTCCCTGGTGAGGATGACATTGAGGTTAACCGACGCGCACCCAGTGATCGGTATACTCTTCTTGGAACTCCTGCAGCGGTTGTTGCAGGAGTTCTTCCTCGGGAATTTACTAACCGCCCCCTACTTGATGATGATGTTACTGACCTCGCAGCTCGTCGAATGCTCCTTCGCGAGTTTCGAAACAAACTCGAAAAAGAATTTGGCAAGGTCCCCCCAAATCTATTTGGCAAGGTTTCGTACTCTCCACTGATTAAGCAGGCCACGGCAGAAATTCACCGAGCTACTGGTAGTGAAACAAAGCTCAATCTTGCGAAAAATCTTATCCATGGCATGCGCTCTGTTAATTTGGATGCCAACAAGGCTTTCATGTTTCACGAGACTGTTGTTGTTGGCCTTAATGTACTTAATGGGCTTCACGCATTTATAACCAACTTGCAACGACAGATCTTAAAACTTGACATTGTGACGATCAAGGAACTAATCATGGATACGTGCTATGCGGTGGCAATTCGGGGCGCCGCACTTCCGGCGAACTTTGGCCATGCGACACTTACAGGGGCCAACTACACGAATTTTGCTGGGATGGGCTTCGGGTTTGAAAATTATGTTCTTGAAGGAGAAGCTAATGCTGCCGGAGGCTTGCCGTACTTTTCATATAGTGGTCTGGATCCCGATGTAACATCCCAACATATATACGAATTTTGGCGTCTAGAGGGTACTTATATCGGTGCTGACGTCACCAGGCAACTGCCTGTTAATATGAAACCTTCTCAAGTTACTGATGCTGATCTGGAGACAATGTCTGCCGAACGAAAACGAACCGTTCGTGCATTACGCTACTTTGCTCGTTTGGTTCTTTCCGACCAAAGTATGATGCGCGACTTTATCGAAATGTTATTTAGCATTTCCGGTAGCAGTGGGGGTCTCATTGAAGTCCGATTCCCACAGGGGGCGAGTATACCAATCAGCATCAACTTCTCAAAGTTTCGTGAAGTCGCAGGATCATTAATGGCGGATGTCAAGCATTATCTTGACAAACTCCGCCCTTTTATTGGAAAAAATACCATTAAAACCCTTGAAGATCCAAATGTCGAGGGTTCAATCTACTGGCTAGAGAAAGAATTATTTGACAAACATATTCGAGGCGAGTCTGAACAACCAGTTGACCAGCTAGCAACTCTTGATGGAATTTCCCGACAAATTGGCGATCTCTTTGTGGCATTTACTGGTGACACGGGTGTTCCAATCGCACCAAGTGCAATTGCGAACTTGGCTAATCATACTGGTAACGCTGCATTTCGAGAGCAGTTGCTCCTGGCGCCGGCGCCCGGTAATGCTGAAAGCCGAAAAATAGCATATGGCCGCACATTGTGCGAGTTAATATTCTATGATGCCCCAGCATCGACAATTCCCACTGCAGGCGGCTTGGCGGTCCAATACGATCTTGGGTCGTTGATTACCGAGCTGCGAGTTCCGCCAGCGCTACCTGCCCTTCCTGTGTTGGTCGCCCCCCCCGGCCCCGGGCCCATAGGGCCCATAGAACGTTATAATATTTACAACTCAACCCAAGGGATGACACGACATCGTAGCCTGCTATTTGCATTCAACCAACTTCTTGCTGAGTACCTCAGCAAGTTTACCGACCCAGCTGGCCAGAAAATCTACTTTAATCTCATCAATGCGTATGCAAATGGCGTTGCGGCCAGATCGGTATCTGCACCAGCCGGTAACAGTTGTCCAGACATTATGCAAAATGGGTATGCCTTTGGCAATCGTGGTGACCCCAGCCCTGGAGCAATTCTCTTGCAGTCCCTTGCATATGTTCTTCGACGTTTATTAAAAGATATCAACCAAACGTCCCAAGTAAACGAACATCTTGTAACAACCATGGTTGACGTGCCGCTGTACATGAAAGAGAGCTATCGTGCAAATTTACCAGGATTTATTAGATATTTTGATTTGATTGTCCAGAAAAGCGATTTCTTAAAACAGCTAATGCAAAAAACCACAATTCTATGTGACCGGCCAAATCAGCTGAACATTATGCCAACACTAGCCCGTGGCGACGTCATGTCAATGACTGTAGCGGGGGCCCCCGCCCCTATCAGTCTTACTGGAGCCAATGCCCCGGGGTTTATTGAGAATTCACTCTTGAATACAGCCATCAAACCTCTAGATGATGTTTTGGCTGGTGACAGACTACTTCGGGGGGTGTTGAGCAAAGATATGAAGCTCCGACTTGCCGAACTTCTTGACGCAATTTCTACTCACGCATACACATTATCCTCGAGCGCTACCGAGGTGCTCAAAGAGCTGGCTGATCAACCAGTGTACCTCCAAACCCAGGAAAACTCCATCGAAACGTACAAAATTCGGTATGGAAAATTGCCCTTGATGCCTCTTTCAATTACGCTGCACTTTCTCAATGATCTTGAGAAAGTACCCGCTAATCCGGCCGCGGCGGCGGCGACCATGCCCAATGACACAACACTATACCCATCACACTCGCTTGGAGAGCCGCAATTTAAAATGCAGTATGGGGTGCGTGGCCTGCTAATTCGCCAACTGCCGGTTGAGTTTAGCACAATGCCCGGCGTCAAGGCAGCGCTTGATGAATATAACAGCACTAGTACAAAACGTGAACAGCTTGACCCCGCACGTTACTTGGTCTTTGTCAAGAGTGTTGTCGCAGCAGTTCGGTTCTTTATTGAGACTCGCAACTACAAGTCAATGCTTTCAACAAATGTTGATGATAATTATCTAGCTGGGAACTCCATTATAAGTGCAATTCACGTTCACCCAAATCCTAACGCAAATGCCTCATATGCAATTGCGACAAAACAAATTCGGGAACTTTTGATGATAGTTGAGAGCTCAAATCAGGAAGATGAACTGAACAAGATTACCAGCTCGGTGGGGCCGCCGGTTAATGCAAACAATGACCGCCAACTTGAGCGCATCCTCAATCTTGTGGATATGAACGTCATCCCAATCAATGTCCATGCCCTCATGCGTGACACCCCCCTTGCCAACTTGTACAATTATGAGTATACATTTGAGCAGATGGTGGCCAGTTTCTATGGCGAACAAATAAACAAATACACAGACACCGGATCAACTAGTGTCATCACTGATGCTACAACAAAAACAACCACGGAAATGTTTCTTCGTTTGCTTATCGATCCATATATGCCAACACTCCCAGCAGCGGCGTTGATCGGAGAGTCATTTAAAACCAAAAATAGGTTGTATGGTAGCGACGTCCATAGCACATACAACGAAGGTTTCGTATTTCGTATATTTCGTGGTGATAATGGCCTTGGACTGGGTCGCCCGAAATTCTTGTCTGACCAAATCTTTAACAAAATTTTATTTGGTAGCACATACCAAGAAAGGCAAGATTATGATGAAGCGGGCCCAGGGGTTGGTTCTGGGTTCAATCGTGGTCGTGATACTGACCGTCGTGCCGATATTGTTGGATTACTAACACGTGCACTTGAGTTGTATACTCGACTCAAGGAAAAGCTGGATGTTTTCATAGTAAACGTCGTGGTGGCGGCGGGGGTGGCGGGGGGGATGCCTCCGGCAAATATTATCACGGCGGTTATCGCAGGTGGATCCACCGACGTTAATCCGTCTAATCAGGCATTGTTAGCTTGGTTGGGGCCGGGGGGGGGGGTGGCGGGGGGTATAGATACCTTGGACAGGATTGTGACGCCGGTACTGAAAGAAATCGCAAAACTCTATGAACAGGCAGCAAGTGGCCCAGCAGCAACCGGAGTGGCTGCACATCAAAATCTTATCGATTATCTCAGAAGGACGATACGGAGGAGGAATCCAAATGTGAACACCGCGGCCACCATTGATGCCAACTATACACTTGGAGACATGATTGTCGAATTTGAACAGTTGGTTACGACTCGTGTGCGCGATGCCCTGCAAGTGTTTTATAAGCATGACACGCAATCTCCCAACGCCCAACCGCTGGTTACAACTTTTCTTGGAGATCCTGCTCCTAATGCTTCTAGTAATATTGAAGTAATTCTTAAAGGTGGGCAGCTGGTACAGGCGGGGGGGGCAAGTCCTTGGCCATCTGCGGCTGAAATAGTACGATTAATAAAGGCCAGTGATACGGCAGCATCGGCAAACGATGTGAGGACTGGGCCAACCCATGGAAGTCTTTCATTCTTATCGGCGGCAAATCCAGACAAAACCGCTCCCCCTCAAGATATTATTACCGAAGTCTCCGTTGGGGATTCTGTGGTAAAGGCACAATTAGAAATGGTTGGCCGTTTGCGATTTGACACTCGCCTTGTGCGCAACCTCTTCTTCATTTCAAACGTGCAACGTTTTATTCGTGCAAAACTCGCTCGCGAGCTCACTCAGAGCCGCAGCGTCATTGTCAGTTCACACAGTGTTGTTGCGCCAAGTGTGACAGAATATGGTGCCGACCCTTTCGGGGCCAACGAGGTCTATGGTTCAGTCTTGCGAAATGGCATGGATCGTTATAACGACAAGGACCAGAACGACTACTAATCAGCGACTATGGTAAAAAGATGCCCACCCCAAACAACTGCAAAATTGTTTGGGTCTCATTTTGGACACCGGGTGTGTGCCGTGATATAATACTTACTCACGCTGCTGCAAGCGAGTGATGTTTACAGAAAAAAAAGTGCGAGCCTCACGAGTCGTGGCGCCCGGGGCCCAGCGCATAATCTTAACGGGGATAATGGCAGTTTCTGATGATTTTAACCGCCTGCGGCTGCTACTTCTTAATGAACAACCCGACGGCACCACCGACGGCTCATGGGGGCGGTTGCGGCACGCTGTGTCATGCTTATCAGGGCAGACGCATACAACATTTCACCACCCTTATGAGGCAAACCAGCACACCCATTCCGCAGATCCCGCAGAAGAAATCTGTGGGACCGTGTGGATTGTACTACCGACCCACCGGCGGACCCACTGGTTAAAAGTTGCCGAGAGCCTCCGGGGGCGTTGGGTAACTGTCGAGGCAACAGTGCGCCCTTACATGGTTCCGGGCCATGAGGCCCGGGGCGCCTCTCTCGACCTTGCAATGCTCACGCCAATGTCAAGCCCTCTAACCAAGGCCCACAAGATTTGAACTAAACTTTGTTTATTTATAGCCGGCGCCAAATCATGGACGCCTATGATGACAGGCTCGTCCCCGGGGCATTTGGCCAGCACAACACCGGTGCCACCTGCTACTTCAATAGTTTCTGGCAGATGCTCATAGGGTGCCCGGCTTTTACTAGGGGGGTCCTTCAGAACGCCGACTACCTCCGAGGGTCGGCAACCGGCGCCGCTGTTGTCAACTTTGTTACAGCGTACGCCAGCAGTGAGGCCGCGTGCGGCCGGCCGGCCGACGGCGTCGAGTTTGGATCAACACTGGTGCTCCATGCCTTAGCCAAGGACCTTGCCACGCGACGCCCCCATGTCTGTTTCGGTGGCGGCCAAGAAAGCGCCAGCGAAGCGCTCATCCATCTCTTAGACATGATGGAACCGCAATTCACGACCGACCATGTGACAGACGGATCGGCCATCAAGTCAACCGCGAGCCCGATAACGAGACTATTTCTCCACCGGTTCCGCTGTGATGTCCACTGCCGCAAGTGCGGAAACTTGGTGTCCAACACGACCGACTACGCCGTCAACTTTAACCTATTCCATTTCGACCAGCTGCGTGTCCAACCAGCAAACGCCGCCGACTTTTCAAAGGCAGTACGCCTCCAGGCCTCGATGACCGAAGACTACCGCTGTCCGGCGTGCCCCTGCACAACCTGCGGGGCGACACCCGTCGAAGGTAAATGCCCGACATGCAGGGCGCCCGCGGCGAAAACGACGGCTTTCCGAATATACAACTTGACGATGGTCCCCGAGATTGTCCTCTGCATGTTCAACCTTTATGACGGGTTTGGTGGCGCGCACCGCGCGCGCTACTTCCCCGAGCGCCTTGAATTTCCAGCATGCGGAGGCGGTTTGCTCGTGTTCCGCATTGTCGGCCAGGTCGAACACAGTGGCGCGCTTTCGGGGGGGCACTACTGGGCGCGCGGCCTTCGTGCCGACGGCCGCGTCTACCTTCTCAATGACACGGGCGTCTCGCCGGCGTCATTCGCCCCCACCGCTAACACTTACATCGTGGCCTACCACTATGTGGGTTGCGAAGGCAAGGACGAAAGTGAGTCTCCGGGGTAGGCTGCGCAAAAAAGGGCACCGCCCGACTTTTTTTGTCAAGAGACGGTCTTGCGTTCCCCACTTAGCCCTTGAAGTTGAACTTAGAGTTCGACGAGAAGGTGCCGGTGTCGCGCTCGGTGAGCTGGAGGGGGTTGTGTTGAACAACGGCCTGCGGGCGGCGCAGGCCAGTGAAGTGCGTGCTGGCCTCCATGGCCTCGTCCATGTTATCGACCATCATCGCCGTGCCGGACCAGGGCTTCATCTCTTCGACCCAGCGCCGATGGTTATCCCGGGTGCGCGGGTCGACTACGAGGTCGGTAATGAAACCTGAGTAGTCGATACCGGGCTGGGTGGAGTGGTATCGCATGGTGTCGGTTTGGGTGTCCTGGGCGAGCTCGGGGTTAAACCCTTCTGAGTGGCCCATGCCAGTGTCGCTGAACCACTGCTCGCGCTCGGCCTCGGCTATCTGCTCGGGCCGCAGGTGGGCGCCCGATCGGTGGTAGCGGTCGAGGCCGTGAGGCTGTTGCCACAGCGGCGCCTGGTTGTACCCATCGTTGCGTTGGCCGCGAACCGCGTCGAGCTGTTTGTTGAGAATCGTGTAGGGATTGTGGGGCCCAGGGGTGTACTGTTGGTGGACCGCGCCGGCAGTGAAGCCGTCACATTTGCCGCCCCGCCCCTTCATCATCAATGGGCCGTTGCCCTGAAATGCGACAACAATGATGAGCACAACAAGGAGGGCGACCAAGAGGGCGTCGTTAGACATTATGCCTGTCGTTGGTGCTGATGTCACAAGGAGTAGCGCACGTATACTAGGCATGAACCTTCGCCGGAAACGAAAACTCACGATCTTGCTGTGCGGGGGCAGGCCCATGCCGGGCGTGGTGCGCCCGGGCTCCTCTTAAAAATAGGGCCGCAGTGCCGGTCTCAAAGGGGGGCGGCAATGTCACCACTCGTGCGTAATTTTGCAGCGGCGGCGGTGATAGTCTTTTCGCGCTCGAGGCGCGTCGGCGCGGCGGCCACGCCTAGGCGGCGGTCTTTGAGGCGGCGAAGATACTCGGCGTAAGAAATTGCGCGGCGGCGGGTCAGCTGGATGCCAACCGCCGAGAACCAGATGCGACGGAATTCAAGCAGGCCGGCGCTGTCATCTTCAGAGACGCCAAGGACAATGTCGGGGGGCCCGCTGATCGCGACAGCGTTGCTGCCGGCTTCGGGATCCCCAATCTCAGGATGGGTGGAGTGCTCCGCCAGCCGCTGGCAGAGGACGAGGTGGGAGAGGCCGGCCTCGTAGCGAGCAGCAACATCAGAGACGATGGGGGCGATTGCCGCGAGCGCGGATCGTGCTTCGGCCTCGCAGCGGTCAAGGACGCTGGCCTGGGTCCGGGCGGCGTGGCGCACGGGCCCGGCGGAAGAGCGCTGGCGGGCGGTCGCGCGAAAGAGGTTGCCGGCGAGGCCGGCAGCCGGCTGCCCCACCGGGTCGACATCAGACCCGTTGGCGGAAATCCCCAGAGCGTTGCCGACCGCCTCACACCAGTCGGCGCCATCGGCAGCGATGAGAGAGTCAGCGTAGGCGCCTGCTCTGGCCCACAGGGTCTCAACAACCTTTGAGACGCTGTCCTGCAGGACCGCGCTTTCGTCGTCGCCGTCGCCATCGTCCCCCCCTTCGCCGCTGAAGGTCTCAAAGTCGAGCCAGTCGCCGTGGAGGACTTCGGCGGCGCCGGGGCCGACACACGCAACAAGGGCCCTGCGGGAGGCGGCGGCTGCCTGCCCGAAGGCCCGGCGGTATGCATGGCCGCGTTTTTTGAGCATGTCGGCGTCGAGGTTGCTCAGCCCCTTGACAAAATTCTCGAGCGTTTTCTTTGAGGCTTTCTGTGACAGCTCGTCGATTTTCTTCTCGTCCAGGTGCTCGCCGGGAGCCGGTTGGAAGACGGCGTCGCCATTGATGAAACGGGCGCAGAGCCCAACAACGTAGCTGACCATGTAGAACGCGACATCGACCTCGAGCGACAACTTGCGCGCGGCCCTCGCAAACTCCATACGGTCGCCCTTTTTCAGCGCAGACTTGCGCCCGTGGAGGTCGAAGGCGGCGCCGGTCTTGGTGATGACGTAGCTGAAGCGCTCGCCGGGCTCTGGCAGCTCATAGAGGTAGGGGACTGGCGGGCCGCCGGCCGCGGTGATGCGTTTATTTTCGGCGACCTCGATGGCAAAGCGCACGCGCATGCGGGCAATGAATCGTTGGACAGGCTTGTTGTCCTTGTGAGGCTTCCAGGCGTCGGTCTTTACAAAGTGGTCGAAGTCCCACTGCCTGGCATTCAGCACGGCGTCGCGCAGGGTGTCCTCAACAATCTGGCGCATCGTGCGCTTGTTGTCAAGCGCCATGCAGGCCCACATAATGCGGTAGCCGATGTCGCGGGCGAGGCCGGGCTGGCCCTGCTTGACGACGTCAATGCCGCGGATGAAAAGCTCTTTGGGGCTAAAGTTCACCTCGTTGACGTGGGGGATGCCGAAGTACTTCTTCTTGCCGGCAAAGAAGGCCGGCCAAACCACCTCTTCGTAGGCCATTTTCAGGAAAGAGGTGCCATTGTCGGCACGCAAATAGGCGTTTACCTCGTCGCGGATTTGGTTGAGGGCCCGCATTGTGATGCGCACCATTGCCGACATCCAGTCTTCGCGGCTGATGCGGCCGGCGGCGTAGTCAGCGTCGCAGTCTTCGAAGCACTGGTTGGGCGCCGAGAGGTATATGCTGTCGGTGTCGCCGTACTTGATGCAGAACCCCTTGCCGCGGATGAAGTCGGCAACAAGCTTGATGTTGTACTGGCCCGCCGAGGTAACGCCGCCGGCAAGCGGGAGTAGGAAGAAGGGCGAGAGAGCGTTGCCGGCCTCGCCGTAGAAAGTGTTCATGTAAATCTTCAGCGCCCCCTGCTTCGAGTTGGCGCAGGTCCAGTCGAAGCAGGCGCGGGTATACTCGGCCTTGGCGGCGGCGGCAATCGCCTCGTCGCCGGCAGAGGGCCCTGCTAGCGCCAAAACTTGGTCGATGCCTGCGACCTGCTTGGCGGTGTTGCGATTGAGACGCTGCAAGTCGGCCATTTCTTCGTCGAGGGTGCTGCCGGGCGAGATATGGGGGGGGGGCGCTCCTGGCGCGAGGCCGGCGGCCGTGCGGTTGCGCTCGGCGAGGGCCTCTTCGCGCACGAGGCGGAGGGCGGCGGCGACCTCGACGTCTTCCCGCCGAGCGCGGGCAAAGACCAGCTCGAGGAGCTCCTTAACGGCGCCGTGGGCGGCAAGGAGCTCTTTCATCTCGGCGCGCCTGGCGAAGAGGTTGATGAGAACGGTCGGGTAGAGGCCAATCTCCTCGGGCCGCCCCTCATGGAGGACCGACCAGCCGCGCACCGTGCGGCCGTTGAAGGGGAACTCAATCAGGTGGAGCTTGCGACCCTGCGCCTGCCAGTGGGCCGCCTGCTCGGCCGTGTGCAGGATCTTATCGGGCGAGAGGTTGTAGGCTTTCATGAGCGACGGATATAGCGAGTTAAAGTCGAGGCCAGCAACGGGCCGGTCCCCGGCAAGCGCGTCCTTGGCGGCGGCAAGCGCGTCCTTGGCGGCGGCGAGCGCGCCTTCCGCGCCCCCGCCGGCAAGCTCACGCTCGGCGGCGAGCGCGCGCGCAGCGGCGGCGTCAAAAGCAGCAATCCGTTCGGGGTCAGGGACCAGCCCCTTTTTGGGCGGAAAGACATAGGCCCCAGGGTACTTGCCAGTTTCCGCCCGTTCAAGAGGTATCATGCTGATAAGAATGTTGCGCTGCACGGCGTATGCGCCCAGCAGGTTGCAGACCTTCATGCCGCCGGCGTAGTAGTGGCTGTCGAAGAGCGCCACGAAGGCGAGCGAGCTCACCTCGCGGTAGTCATTCAGGATGTTGCGGCGCACGAGCAGCTGCTGGCAGCGCAGCGCATCGACGACACAGTAGTGGCAGACCTGGCGCATGTGCTCAGCGCAATCCTTATCAAGTTTGCCTTCGGTTTTGAGGGCGGTTTCGTAGTAGCGCCACATCCGTTTGACAGGCATGTCGGCCTTGCCGGCGAGCCCGCTGACCTCGAGGTAGAACTTGAGCGATCCGGCCTTCGGCGTCTCGCTTTTAGGGTAGAGCTTTCTGTAGCAGACCCGCACGTCAATCGGGATGCAGCCGGGCACCTTGAGGTAGCTGCTGAAGAAGTCTTCCTCGCCGCTAATCTTAATCCTCTTATTGTGGTTGTAGTTCCAGCGCAGGACGGCCTCGTCTGACACCTCGCGGCGTGGCGCGGCCGTCATCTGATTGAACATCCAGCCCAAGATTTTGAGCCGGCGGGCCTTCTCGACAACAAAAGGCCAGTCATAGTTGCTGTCGTTGAACCCCACCTGAATGTCGGGCGCCAGCGCGCGCCAGCAGAGGGCAAAAGCCTTCAGGACATTGGCGGGCGTGCTGCAGATGACGGTTGTCCAGCTGGGGTCGGCCGCGGCCTCGACGTCGACGATGCAGATTTGTTTCAGTGGCGTGGGGTCATCTTTCCAGTGGGCCGTTATGCAGATCATGAAACAGTTGTCGTCGTCGTGCTCGGCGACAGGGACGTCGCCCGTGCCGCGGGCGCTGTGGGTCTCAATGTCCCAGGTGAAGATGAGACTGCGGTCATTTTTGAAGAGGGGCGTTTTTGATTTCATCTGCGCCGCCGTATCACGCTTCTCTTTTGTCCCCATCGTGTCTGTGAGCGGCCGAAACCCCGCAACGGGGACGCGGAAGATGTGGGAGCAAAGGGGTGACTTGTTGGTCGGCCCCGCTGCGTGATCGTAGCCGCTGAGCACCGCCCAGTCGCTGAGCGGGAGGCTGTGCTCGCGGGCAGCTTTGCGGTAGTAACAGGTCCGGTCGTCGGAGGCCGTCACCATGCCGATGGCACGGACAGCGGCGATTGCTTTTTTGCGCAGCTGGAGATTAGGCGCGTGAATGCGCTTGTAGGGTGCCGGCTCCGTGTTGTAGCCATGAAGCGGGAATGCCGTGACGGACTCGATCGTGACGCCGGTTACGCCGGCCTCTGACAGCACATGGCGGAGGTGGGTATCAAGACTCGCAGGCCGGTCCCGGTATGCGTCGGGGACGGCGATGTCGAAGAACACCGGAATATCAGTAATCTTGACAAATGTTTTTGACCCGTCCATCAGCACGCCGTACACATCCAGCGTGTACACCAGGAGGCCGTTCATGAACTCGTACGAGTCTTCGACGTCGATGGGCATGAAGAACACTGGCTTGTTGGCATCCAAGTGCCTCTGGATGGCCGCCGACGTCCCGGTGGTGTCGCACTCGGCGACAATCTCGTCGCGCGTCGGAACGCCTTCGATCCAGTCGGTGCCTTTGTAACGGATGACGACACCCCCTTGCCCCGCCGGCCCGAGAGCGCCGTCCAGCTCAAAGCTGTCGTCATCCGCTTTGCCGAGGTCAAAGGGCTCGGATTCGCCGGGTTCAAAGGGATCCTCGTCGGCCTCGAAGATATTTGCGCCTCCGCGGTCGTCGAGGTCGGCCACGTCGTTGTCGGCCATTGAATTGCCTATTTAAACTACCATCCCCGTTCAATTCTCAGAGAAAAAACGGATTGCACCGGGCCCTAACCACTATAAAGTAGCGGTGTTTTTGTCAAACCGCGGGTTGTAGTCAATATTTACACCGCAGTACTGGCGGGGGGCCTGGGCATAGTTGGGGCTCGTGTAGACCCCGGCGTCTTCGGCGCCTTCGAGAATAAAACGGAAGGCCGACCAGAAGCGCGGCGGGTGGTCAATATCATCGACTGCGATGTGGGCCATCTCGTGGAGCGTGACAAAGGTCAGCGTGTCGAGGTCGTGGATGCCGTGGGCGCCACCCACCGCGGCGTCGCGCTCGCGCAAACAAATTGCAACAATGGCGCCTTTGTCGATGGTGTAACTTGTGTCACCGCTAGGGTCTTCTGGTGAGTTTTCGGCGAGGTTGTCGGGGTTGTAACGCTCGAGCATACGCTGCACCGCCGCTCGGCGCTCTGGGTAGCGGTCTCCGTCGGCGCCGCGGAGGTAGCGGCCGCGGAGGTAACGCATGAGGTCGATTACGCGGCCGTTAAGCATGGCAAGTGCGTCGGCGGCCCGCTGCGGGCCCGCGTGACTGCCATGAACCCGGTAGCGCATCCCGTCGACGCGCGAGACAACCTCGCTCGTCTGGTCAATTGTGAAGTGGTCGGGGCCGAGGACAACTCGGCGGCCGACAAAGTAGAAGACGATGGACACAAGAATAATTACGGTGGCGACCAGGAGGCGGCGGCCCCAAACCATTGCGAGGTTGCCGCGGGCCTCTCTGTCGGAACCCGCACCTATTTTCGTAAGGGTGTATAGTATGCCGCGAAAGACTCCTACACCGGGCGCACTGCGCAGGGCCAAAAAACTCTCTGGCCCAGAGGACCTCAGGGGCCTCCTCCAATATTCGCACCCGTTGAGCTGGTACCGGCCGGGGCGGCGGGTTGTTGTGTCGGACCGAATGCAGGGGCGGTACGCATACACACTTTCGGAGCGTCCGGGCCGCAACTTTGCGCCGGGTTTTCGCCCTCAGCTGCGGCCAGCCCAAATGTTGCTGATGGGGGTCTTTGAGGGAAAGTACTTGAACGACTGCATCTTTGAATTCCCGCGCGAGTGGTACGCAGCGGCGTTGCGGGCAGGCAAGCTGAGTCCTGGCCGGCCGGACCCGACATTGAACGCTTTTCGCGTAAAGTCTCGCCTCTCCCTCCGCATGTGGCGGCGCAATGGCTGGGTGCCCGCCGCGCCGGGCGACCGCGACATCCGCGGCTGGTTTCAGTGGTACTGCCGCTACTGGATTGGCCGGCGCGATGAGAGTGTTGACAGCATTCAGATCGCGCGGTGGCGCGCGTTTACCCGCCACCGGGCCCAGATTCTTGCGAGTTACAAGCGGCTCGGGCGCCGCCGGCCGCGGACCGCAGCGCAGAAACGGCAACACCGGCCGCGGCAACGGCAGGCACTGCTCCAGTGGGCGTACCGCCCTTACGTGTAATGCGAAAATAGTGTTTTTGCCGCTATCCATAGCCATGGCCGTAGTTTCGACTAAAACCGACCCGGCCCTGTGGGCTCGGATAAAATTAAAATGGATTCGGTCGAAAAAGGGCGGCGTTGCCGGGAAGTGGAACGCCCGTAAGGCAATGTTGGCCGTCCAGGAGTACAAAAGGCGTGGTGGCGGGTATGTGGGCCCCCTTTCCCGCAATAATTCGCTTAAAAAGTGGGCTCGCGAGGACTGGGGGTATATTGATGGCGACCCAACGGGTCGATATCTCCCGGCGTCTGTTCGATCGGTGCTTACCCCCGCTGAGAAACGGCGTGAAAAATCGCTGAAGCGGGGGCGCACAGGAGAGTGGGTCCCCTATACTGCAAGCGTCAACGCCAAAATGCGTCGTGCCGGCATTTATGGTAAGAAGTCTGCGAAGTCTGCAAAGCCCGCAAAGCCTGCGAAGCCTGCGAAGCCCGCAAAGCCTGCGAAGCCCGCGAAGCCTGCGAATCCCGCAAAGCCCGTGAAGCCCGCAAAGTCCGCAAAGTCCGCAAAGTCCGCAAAGCCTGCAAAGTCCGCAAAGTCCGCAAAGCCTGCAAAGTCCGCAAAGTCCGCAAAGCCCGCAAAGTCCGCAAAGTCCGCAAAGCCCGCGAAGCCAATGAAGCTGAAAGCAGGGGCTAAAAGATAATCAATGCTTTTGCGGGCTTAGATAAGCACCGCTTACCGGTTACAAGGCAAATGACGACTAACCCTTATGCGGAAATTCCCCTATACATTGCCCAGGTTGATCCTTTAACGGGGCGGCACGTGCGCGCATTTTATTTTCTCGGAGCGGCTCCAAAGGCCGTCCTCAACGCAGCAAAGCGGGCGCGCCCAAGCCGCGCCGACCCACGCCGGCCAGAGTGGACGGCAGCCGACGCTGCAACGCTGCGTGGGTTTTATGGCGTGCACTGGCAAAACCTCCTTACACCTGAAGACCCGCCACTCCCCGAATCGTTTAGTTTTGCTCAAAACATTCCTGCTGACCGCCGCCTGGCGGCGTTCAAGTTCTTCGGCGGCGCCAAGGAAGACCTAGAATTTGGCAACCTCGATAACATTGATATCATCAGAGATGAGTCGACGTCCACCATTGTTGAAGATCCTGGCCGCCCCAACTGGAGCAGCAGCGGCGTGGTTGTTCACACGGCGGGCCCGCCAGTCTATACCGACCTTGCAGTCTACGCCGAGGATACAATCTACGACCTGCGCCTAAAGCTCTGTGTCGCGTCGGGGGTCTCCCTCTACCGGCAGCACTTCTTCTACTACATCAATGCGGAGGGGCCCATAGTCCCCTACCGCTTCACGCTCGATGGAGCGCCGGTCCTCGCCGACTGGCGAGCGCTCGCCACGGCTGACCCCATCCAATCAACAACAGTAATTGCCGGCGTCACTGTGGATCCACAGTACGAAGAGCGCCGGGGGGGTATCCAAGTTGAGGCTCTCGACACTTTTACGTTGCTGAGCCCGGTGGCCGGTGTGCAAGTTACGCAGGCCTACTTTGTCGACCTCTTTGCGGTGCTGCCGCCGATGGGGTCTCCCGAACGCCGCAACGACAGCCTGGCCACCGTCCTCCGCGACCGGTACCAGTTTGATCTTCTTTACTACGGCGGCCTCTTGCGTTACTGGCCGCAACTAAGCCCCGACGCATGCAGCGTTGCGCTGTCAAATCCGGCGCAGTTCGCCATATCCTACCCCATGCTTGCCCCTAACCTCGCTGCGCTGCGGGCGCGATTTGAGAACGAGCGCGCCATCGCAGACCGCGCGCTCAGCTGGCGGCAATCGGCCGCCAAGGGCGTACGGCAGATGACAGCGGTGACGACGGCAACCGTGCGTGTCGAGCCCGCCGCGGCAAAGATGCGTGTCGCCGTGCGCAATGTGTTTGACTGGATCCCGACGGGGCTGGCCGTGGCGGCAGCCCGCGCGCGGTTTGATATCGACGCGGGCTCCCTTTCAGACGCCGGGGTCGCCATCGCGGGCCCTGAAGCACGGCAGGGGGGGCTCATCCCCGCCGACGCAACAAAACGGCATGCAAGCAGCTTTGGCCCGCGGGCGGCCCCCGCGATTAACGCATTCATAAACCGACCCGCCCGCCGCAACTCGGTGACCTACGCCCTCGCGCGCGAAGGCCCTTCGGACGAAGACTTTGCCCAGACAAGCCGACAGATTCCTTATGTGTATCTGACTGTCTTCGCGGACGGGCGCACCGAGGCAACGGCCGACTGGCGTGAGGACGACCGCACCAGCTTTGATGCCGTCACCAAAGAGATTGCCGCCGTCGTGGGTCCAATAATCGACGCCATCAACTTGATGGGCGCTGCGGCTTTCCCAATTGGCGGGACCCTCGCCCCGCCGGGGCGGCCCGCCGCGGCGAATTCGAGTGAATTCGCCCCATCGCTGACGACGCTGGGAGTAATCACGGTGTCGGCGTTCTGGCCCCACGCGTTGACGGCGGCGGCCTTTCGCGAGGTAAAAAATCGTTTCCGGGTTTACGAAAAGGCCGGCATCGTCGGGATCCGTGGCCTCCAGCAGGCCGGCGCCTACACCTTCACATTTCGCAAGGGGGTCGTCGCCTACGACCCCCGTCTTGCCGACCGCGCCGAGGCCGGCGCGTATGCAGCGCGCCCAGGCGAAGCCCCACCCCAACAGAACCAGTACGCATGGCTAACAGATAGTGGCGTCGCGGCCCGCTGGGCTGCGGCCTTTCAAGGCCGAATGGTGCGGATTTACCACCGCGTAACCGACCTCCGCGTCGAGGTCCTTGGGGCCGACAGCCTTGCCGAGTTCAGGGTGATTCACCGGTACATATTCTCTTTCCTTGACGGCCTCCTCACGGGGCCCGACAAAATCCGCATTGGCGAAGCGCCGCGCCTTCAAGGCAATCCTAAGACGAAGGGTTCGTCGCGCCGCCTGCGCCGCCTCCAAGAGCACGACCCGAACCTCTTCGACCTGAAGAAATACGACCAGGACGCAACGGTCTACAGCGTGCTGTGCCAGTCGGGCCGCCAGCCGCGCATCTATAGAGAGCCTGAGCTGCGCACGCTCAAGGCAGACCAGCGGGCGGCACTCGTGCGCTACTGGAATTTTACCGAAAACGAGCCCGCATTCTATGGGTGCCCCAACCCAAAGTACCCTCACCTTAGCTTTCGCGCGGGAAAACACCCCCTCGGATACTGCCTGCCCTGCTGCAAAAAGACGCGGGCCGCCGCCGGATCGCGGGCCGCACTTGTTAACAAGGACTGCCTCGCACAGCGCACCCATACGGTGGCGCCTGAGGACAAAGAGGAGTTAGCAATGTCGCGCCACGTCCTCACCTACGGCAAGGCAGTTCCCGTCGGGCGCATCTCGGACCTGCCCCGCGAGGTGTGCGAGGGCCTGTTTCTTGACGCTCTGCCAGCCCCTTACCGTCTTCAACTGGTTGGTGTCGAACAGTCGGCGCCCGCCGTCCCCGACGCAGGGTTTGCCTACGCACTGGCATTCGCCATCGGGATTGGCGATGACAGTATTGATGAGGTCCTTGGCGAGCTCGCGGCGCTTGCCGCCACGATGGGGGACACCTACTATGCTCTCGGCGGGGGGGGCGGTGCGGCATTTGCAAGCGGGCAAGACCTCGCCACAGCAATCCTCAACGCATTTGTCCGCCGCGACGCGGACCTGTCACCGCTCGGGCCCGGCGGTATTGCCGCCGACTCTTGGCACAGCATCCTTGCCGATTTGGCGCGCCATGCGTATGGCGTCGAGGTTGTTATTCTTGCTGACCCTGATGGGGCCGGAGTGGTGTCTGTCGAGGCAGCGCCAGATGCCGTGGCAGCAATTACATCCGTGAATTGCCAGAACGCCAGCGCACCCCTCCGGATTGCCCTTCTTTCTGTGGGGCCGGCCGGCACTTACCCGGTTGCCGCGTTGAACCCCAAGCTATTCATGAAGGTCGCGCCGGCCAGCCGCTGGATGGTGGCCCGCCGAAGCTTTGAGTTTTGTAACGGCCGCGACAGCGGCGATGGCGCTGACGGCGATGCTGACGGCGATGCTGAGGCTGTCATCGACCGTGTGGCCGATATTATCCGCGGGGTGATCGAGACCAACGATTCTTGTGGCAGTCATACGGAACAGGGCGCCGCTGCGCTTGACTTGGGGCTTATTACGCGCTGGGGATCTTCCACGGCGCCGGAACCAGCGTTTACCGTCGAGGCCCGGTTGGCCAACTTTCACAATATGTGCTATGGTGTCATCCTTCACCCCCGTGAGATCTTCAGGGGCGCGTCTGCAAATGCGAGCCGGGTGTACATCCCAATCCGCTTGTCGGCCTACCCTGTTGACGGAATGCCCGTGGTGTTCGGCCCGCGGCCGGCCGCGGTGCTGCCAGCAGCAACTCTCACCGCGGCGGTGGCCGACCTCAACCGATATATTGTTGCGGCCCGTGAACCATACGCCCCGGTTGTCTGCGCGGCGACAATTGTTAATGCCTCTGGGCAGACGGTCGGGTTTGTCACTCCCGGCAGTTCGCCGCTGCATTTCTTTCACGACCCTGAGCCGGGCCCCCGGGGCCCAGACTTTATTCGGTTCCCCTATGACAGCCGCGAGGTTGATCTCGCAATCGCAGATTCATTGCGAAGGGGGTATGAAAAAGACACAGAGGTTGATTTGCGGGCGGCCGAAGCCAATGTGCAGAATCAGCTTTACCGTCTGTTCCTTGCCGAGTTCTCAGCGGTTCTGCGCGCCGAGCGCAATGAGCCGTTGCGCGGGCAACTCATGGCCGCACTCAAGTCGACCCGTTATGAGTCGGCCAAGTCTGTGGCGGCTCTCCGGCATCGGCTAGTTGAAATCTTGCACAATTACCCCGACGACCTCCAGGTCGTCCGCCAAGCGGTCGCCAGGGCATATGCCCTTGCGCCACAGAATCCTGGCGAATCGGTGCGCATGGCCGTCGCGGCCACGAGCTTCACTTTCGACCGGCAGTCAATGGGTCGCCTGCGTGAGGGGTCCCACGGCGATGCCGTGCGCAACTTGCGGGCCCTCATGGCGCCACGGGTCACGGATGCAACAACAGCCGGCGTCAACATGGAGGGCCGCGCGATTGCGAACATGTATGTCTCCTGCGCCGAGGAGTCGGCGGTGAATGTTGGAGACCCCTCGGGCATGTGTTTTAAGCGCCGTCTGGTTGTTCCGGCCGACCGGCTCGAGGACTTCTATGACATCCTCGCCGCTGATGTGCGCAACCCGGGAAAGATGGAACTTCTGGCCGCAATTTCGGCCGGCGTGCTTGACTCGCTCGACTTCATCCGCCGCCCGGGCGAGCATCTAGACATCTCACTTGGCGGGCGCTAGCGCGGGTTAGCGCTTCAAAAGCAATGCCAAGCTTTCCGCCCGCGCCGTATAAGCTGCAACCCCGCGCCACCTCACTAGAAAATGAACCCCGTGCGCAGCAACGACTCGGTCCCGCTCGAGGCATTCAGCGATGAAAGCTTTAACGCCGAGCACGGCGAGCACGGCGGTCATAAAGAGCCCCGCCTCCGGGTTGCAAACCTCAAGCTGATCGTGGCGCTTTTCGTCATATTTATTGTTGTCATCAGCGATGTATTCACAAATAGCATTATTGCCGGGTTCGGAGAAAAGGCAGTCCGCGGCCGGACGCCGACCTCTTGGGGGGTGGTCCTGCAGGGAATTTTCCTCATCATCTTCTACATCATCGCGGTCTACCTTACCGAGCACCACATATTATAATGTCGGTCGCCGGGTTTTGGCAAAAAAGATTTGGTGGCCATTATTGCCAGCCGTCGTTAAAATCCCACTCATCAAGGCCGGCAACAATGTCGCGGACAGCGGTGCCAAAGAATTCTTCGGGAACCGGCGGTTCCGCCACGCTGTCAAAGACGTCTGCAAGAATAACGTCGATTTCGGCGTCGGTCAGCTGGACGGGGGCAGGTACCGGCGCCACGGGGGGCGCGGCCTGGCGGCGCTCGAGGTCGCGCCGGGGCTGGAGGCAGACAAACATTGCCCAGTTGGCCGTGAAGAGCTGGACAAAGAAATCATAAATGTTTTGTGCCGATTCGGATGAATCGGCGCCAAGAATGTTAATTTTTCCTTCTTGAAAGATGTTGATGCGCGGGGCGCGGTTGGCCCCCCGAAAACGAAATGAGACCTTGACATCATCGGTTGGCGGCTTCGTTTCGCGCACGGGGTACGGCGGCAGGATGATGGTCGGCCAGCCGGCAAACCGCGCGGCCTGCGCATCTGTCAGGGGGGCGCCCTCAACGGCTTTTGTCAGCTCGAGAATGTGCATGTATGTCGCCACCGCGCGCAAGTTGAAGAGAAGGCGGGGGCTGGACCGGATAAGGCACATCTTGTAGTTCATCATTTTGCCCAGTTGGCTGATGACCGTGATTTTGCGCCCTTCGTCCCCGACTTCGAGTTCGTTGAGGTAATCGACAAGTGTTTTAATAACTGCATAGCCGTCGCTGAGGTCGGGGCAGATTACGCCGGGGACCTGCACCTCGCCCGTCGTCGAGAAGCACTTGGTCTTGTAGGTCTTGTTGGCGCTCACTCCCGGGTGCTCGATTGCGAATGTTGGCTCGACGGCGCTGTTAAAACACGTCCCGTCCCCCTGCACCTTACGGGGGCGCCCCCGCGCAGGTACGCGCCGTTCAGGCAGCGGCTTTGGGGTCTTGAGCAAGTCCTCGTACCCCGCCTGGCACGCATGGCCAGAATTGCTGTTGACCGCTATCAGCGGGCCGTGAGGGTTGGCGCACATGATCTCTGTGAGCCGGCCAAACCCGATGTGGAGGTTATCAAGCTTTGCCACAAAGGTGCAGACAAAGAGTACTGCTGGCGTTAGAGGCCGCGCCGGCGCCGTGAGAAGGTCGGCGTCTTCCAGCCACACTTGCTCGGGGACAAAGGCTCCTTCTTTGACGTCAGGACTGGCCATCCTGCAGGGCGTTCTACCCCAGTGCGCCCTTCAGATATCGAGAGAATCAAGAAGCGACGAATTCAGAGAGTAATTGGGCCATTTCGCTAATATACTGCCTATATTTGTTCTCTAAAAGGCTTTTGGGCGACACCCCCCGAGTGGGGCGATTTGAACAGGCATCTGTCTCTCGCACAGAGGTGCCGGTTACCCGGGGCCGCCAGCACCACCAGATCCGTGCAGTTTCATGGAACGCCCTTATCGCCCCCCCAATGTCCTCCGGCTCTTTGGGATTTCTCTGAAAAAAGACTATGTTCCCGTCGAAGACCTTGCCGATGAACGGCTTAATACCGAAGCGGATGACTGCGGGCCCGGCCTGGAAGGGGCCGCCCCTGAGTCCATCTACCCTGATGACAAAATCCCTTACAAGTTTACCGGCCTTGAGGACTGGCCCTACAGCACAAACCTTCACTGCTGGCAGTGCAGCCGAACCCACGCCGACCGCCCCAAGTTCCTGCCCACGTACCTGCGGGAGGCTGAGAACGAATGCGGCATCGAGATCGGGGTTTGCGGGACTTTCTGCTCCTTTGCTTGCGTTGCGCTTTGGATCACCATCCACTTTACCGGAAAAGAAGAGCTGCGCTGGCGTGCCCAGGACAACCTCTGTCTTGTCTACCGCATCTTTACCGGCCACTTCATTGACCGCATCCGCCCCGCCCCCCATATAACAGAACTCCGGCGCTACGGCGGCGATCTTGATGATGATGCGTTCTCAAAAAAGATGCGCGACATTGACCCCCTTGCGGGGGTGCGCGACCATACGCCCGGCAGCATCGTGCCCGAGCGCAACCGCGTGGCAGCAATCCCTGAAAACGTTCGCATCAAGAGCGTTCTCACAACTTTGCGCAGCAAGGGCGGCAATGCCAAGCATCGGCTGGCGCAGGGCGATTCTCTTGCTGTTGGGCCGAAAAGCATTTGGGGAATCTGCGGAGCCTTTCATGAGGCCGAGCTGCCGCCAGCGGCCGATCTTACTTTGCCGCCAGCGGCCGATCTTACTTTGCCGCCAGCGGCCGATCTTACTTTGCCGCCAGCGGCCGATCTTACTTTGCCGCCAGCGGCCCCGGCAGACCCATGCCGACTGGACAACCTCTACAACTGCGAAGAAGAACTTGAAGCACTGCTTACTAGCTTTGACGGCGTTGCTGGCGCCCCCCCTTTGCCGACCGGCCTGGACATATGCGGCGGGCCATCTTCGACCGCGCTCTCGAACGACGATATAGACGCACTCTTCACTGAGCTGGGGGCGATCTGAACGGGCTAGAAACAAAGAGCCGCCATTTTTTCGTCGGGCCCGTGGACAAGGTATCCTATCACCTGCATGAAGCTGTCAGCGATGTGGCCGCGCAGCGTTGCGGGCACTGTCGGGGGAATGGTTGAACCAAAAAGCGCCTCCAGTCGTGCAAAGTTGTAGCTTGCGTGCGCCTTATTTGCGCTGTATGACGTCTTGTACCGCTCAGCAAAGTAGCAGTAGCGCCCCTCTTCGCACGTAGCAATCTTATTCTTCAGCGTTGGCCCCACGATGATGACGTCTTCCTCGGAAAAGAGGGCGATGAGTGCCGCGGCGACGGCGCGAGCTTTTGCGTTTGGCCCCATTTGGAACTCAACTACGACCCGCAGGCGTTCTCCCGGTGGCACAATTGCGGCGACTGCGGGACGGACGCGGCTGGCGACGTAGCGAGCAACAGCTCGCAGGCGCTCAACTGTCGGGATGTCATCGTCGGCCCGGCCCGGAAATAGGTCTGCCGTTGATCCGTCAATGATGCGCACAAAATTGCGCGTCTCGGCGTCGATTGCGGCCACGACGGGCTCGACTGATTTTATGAGGGCTTCGGCCGCGCCCGGGTCGTCGCAGGCAAGGGCCTTGGCGCGGCGGGTGATCTCAAGAACCGCGTGGATGCGGTCGACGATGCGCCCCTTTCTTGAGACAAATCCTTCTAGATCAATACAGCTCAGGCTGAATGCAAAAGTCTTTGTCGCGCAGTCAAAACCAAGGTGCCACCGCGGGCGCGACAGCTCCGGCCGTTTTTGGGTGTCCTCGGCGGCCGGGGGCATTGGTTGTCTCTCAAAACTGACCTGTTTAACTCAGCGGCGTGGGCACCCTCCGCGTATTGAAAGGGGGGGCGAGGGTCTATAAGCCGTGTGGCACAGATCGCTGCACACTGCAATGAGCAATCCCGCCAGGAATGGTCTTCCAGCAAAGAAACAGAACGCGGGCCACCGCGGCGGCCGCCTTGTGGCGCCGCGGCTCGATGCGGCCAATCTTGCCGGCGTCACGACGCTCATGAACCCCCAGCACGTAAAAATGGGGGTGAATCTTGAAGAGGCCGAGAAATTGGTCATGGGTAAGAACACGGCCGGCGGGAAAAAGACTGATGGCGACCCTGTCCGCATCTATACCTCCGAGCTTAACCAGCTCGCCGAAGAGCTCGGCATCGACCTCCTCGACGATGGCGACGTTAGGCTGCGCAGCGACAAGTCTGCAACCCCCCAAGGCCGCGCGCTGGCGCCCATCGCAGCCCGCCCCGCTGCGTCCGATCGCCCTCAGTTGCGCACCGGGCCCTCCCGATTCACGGGCCAAAGTGGCGCCCGTGTCACTGACCTCATCGATACTCTCGACCTTGATGCCGACGAGGATGGTGACGAGGACGGCGACGAGGACGGCGACGAAGATGACGACGAGGACGGCGACGAGGACGGCGACGAGGACGGCGACGAGGACGATGAAGAGTGCGACTGCGATGACGACTGCCCCGACGACTGCGACTGCGCCTGTCACGAGGAGTGCGACTGCGACGACAACTGCCCCGACGACTGCGACTGCGCCTGCCACGAGGAGTCTGAAGAAGGCGGGGGGTCCGAACACGAAGACGATGAAAAAGTTGACCGTATTATTTCGCGGCTCGAGGACGACCTTGGCATCAAAACCGATGGCCGGCGCGAAAATCGACGTAACCGTATCCGTGGCGGGACCAGGGTCCCGAATCCTGGTCACCGCAGTGGCGGCGAGCGCATCACCAACGAGCAGGAGCGCCGGCGGCACATTAACAGCGTCGTCTCCGACATCCGAGGCGAGACACGGACAACTTTCGGCGTTGAGCGTGAGCGCGTCCAGGACATCAAAGCCTCAAAACTCGAGCAGATCGGCCAGCTCCGCATGACGCTCGAGGAAGAAGGGATAGACTGCAGCAGCGTTAGCAACCCGACGACTGAGAGCCCGATGGAAGAAATTGACTCGGTCCTCAACATCTTGCGGCTCAAGAACGATCGCAACCGCTACAGCAGTCTTGCCGAAGAGGTTATTCTTGGGTTTGCCGAAGGGATAGAGACCGTCTTTGATGGCAGCCGTTCCGTCCCGCTTGTTGGCTGGCGCCCCGACTACACGGGTTATCACAATACTGTCAACGTAAAGCTCCACCGCATGCGCTTTGAGACCTCGCAAGTCGTCGGCAATATTATTGAAAAATATAACGTTGGGCCCACGGCCCGCATCGTCATGGAGCTCCTCCCGAGCTTCTTCCTCTACCCTCGCCAGCAGAATAAGCAGAGAGGCACCCCCGGCCTTTCGAGTGATCCCCACGTTTCTGATGCCCGCAGTGCCATGGGGTCGATTCGCGCCTCGGACGAGAGACAGTCGCTCGATGACGTTCGACGGCTATAATCTTATAATGTCATAGTTTTTGGCAATTTCTCGCTGAATACTGCGAGAAATTGTGTTTGTCGCCGCCCTCAATAGAGAGGCCCGACAACTGAAGGCACATATGGACTGGGCATCCGACGACTATTCACGGGTCTACGCCGACACTTACTTGACGCCGGCGCCCGATACTGGCACTGGGATTTACCTTCTTGATGATGCCGGGCACGACACCGACACCGACTCACACGACCATGGTCGCCGTTGTGGCAGCCGTTGTGGCCCTGGCCCAAAGGGGGCGCCGGCTCGCCCGCGACGAGAAAAGTACTACACAGGTGGGAATATCATTAGCAACCGAGGCGACCCCCGTGCGGTCTTTAATGTGGCCTGGGACGAGCGCCCCCACTCCGGCGCCGACTACACTCGCCTGTTCCCACCCCCTACAGCTCACCACGGGCCGCCCGCCTTCCCACTAAATACCCAGCCCCCGGGGGCGAATATCTTGGGGGGGCTCAATCGGACCAAGGAGTACTTTGGCGGGGCAGATTCTTGTGGGGGGCGCGCGCCGTGTCGATGTGGCCCCCACGCGGCCGAGCTCAACCTTCAGTACCTAAAAGTGTTTCTCCTCATTGTCATTGTCGTCCTTCTCGCGATGACTCTCATGGCCGCGGCCCGGCTGGCGCGCAGTCTTGAAAAAACTGCCAAAAGTTCAAAAAAACTGTGGCAGGCTGATTTGGGTATGACAACAAATTGATGCCAGCCCGGAGTGAGTGCCTAATTTTTGGCCTAGTACCGGGCATTGCCGCTGTTGAGCAGGGCCACTTCCGCCGGGGATATTCCCGAGCCGGTGGCCCGTGTTTCAGTGGCCAGCATAGTCCCCATCCCTCCTCGCGGGTTCATGATGCCGTCGTCGGCAACTGTCATCGGGGGGGCTGGATTGGCGCGGCCCTGGCGCACTGCCAGCGCTGACCGCGGCGCCGGCGCCGATCCCCGCTGAACAAAGTCTTCGAGTACGTCGCGCTGAATACGCTTTGCTCGAATCAAAGAATTCATCGCCTCGACCTCCTCGATGTCAAGGTCTGTCATCCAGGCGATGTAGACCGTCGTGAAGTCGGGCTCGAGGAGAATCCGCGTTTCAAACCCCCGTCGGTCGAGACTGCGCAGGATTGTGCTGTACACAATTCGCTGAGCGTCTTTCTTGTCAAGGCCTGGCAGCGCCAAAACGATTGGGAGGTCGTGGGTTACTACGTTTCGGCCCCATGTCCGGTCGGCCTTAAGGAGCTTGTCGTCAATGATTTGGATATGTTCTCGCACTACGGCGTCGAGGTCCTTGCCCCGCGCCCCGGACTTACTGAGTTGATTTGCAGTTACTGACATTGCCTGTCTCGCGGGCACAACAATCTTATGGACCCCCGCTCGGGTGTCCAAATACGGAATACCATGGTGTTGCTGAACTGGGCGCAGGCAGGTGGTTAAAAAATAGTAAATCCAAAATACTGTGTTTTTTACATAGTAAAAACTGAATGGTTTATTGGTTGTGTACCAGCTGCGGCAGACCACCACTATGGCAGGTGCGGGTTTAGTGTTTGCGCCGCTGACTGAGTTTGTCCTGGCGCAGTATTGTTGCAACAAGCCGCCCTCGGTGATCCAGCGCAACTACGCAGCTTCAGTTGACCATGAATACCGACGAGGGAATTTTAACAATGCCCCAGGAGGGCCTATATTCTGGTTTCTTGTACCTTTGGGTGCGCCGGAGGATGAGGTGCAGCGCCGCCACGATGTGACACTCAAAAAGGTGGAGAAGGGGGAAGCACCCAAACACGTGTTCTTTAACAGACCCCCTGCTGACAGTGGTTCGTGGGTGGTGCCAGAGTCCCCCGTTGCCAACGACGACGAGACAACTACTGATTAAAAAAAAGTCGTTATCTGCACCGGTGCAGACCACGCTTTTTTGTATTCGGCACCTTGTTAAACACAGTATAAGAAACCAGGTGGCTACAAAAACGGACACTTGGCGTAGGACCCACCAACACTATCTTGTCTTAAAATAAGAGATTACACACTAAGTCAACACTTGACCCAAAAATGGGCACCGAACAAATAACGGTCCATGTTGATGGGGGTAAATATGTGGTCCCTTTTGGTCGGATTTCTGAGGCTCATGTGATTGCAGCAGACCTTGCCAGCGGTCTGCCTTTTGTTGGACATGCACCCACACGATTGGAAATTCCTTTGTGGCAGCCCCCACTGGACAGTGCCACAGCTCAAACGTATGCCACTTTCAATATCAAAAACTCGCTGCTTCACTTTAATCGCAAGCCTTATGCGGTACCCGATGAGTATCGTGAGATTGCCCTCATGTACTTAGAAGGTATCGGATGCCTGGTCGGCCCTGATGGCACCGAAATAGCATCACCTATGGTCAAGTGGCCCATCACGAGGATAAATCTTCAGAGATTTTATCAGGATCCTCCAAAAAGCATACAACAACTCATTGCCCTATGTAGTATACCTTTTAAGTATAATACGTGTTACAATTGTTGGGTCCATGACAGCGGCATAGAACTGCCCACCCTCACAGGGCCCACCGGCTGCGCCACAGGACCCACAGGACCCACCGGATGCGCCACAGGGCCCACCGGCTGCGCCACAGGGCCCACCGGATGCGTAGCAGCACTGCCCCCCCCCAGTTGGCCTGCCGGCTGCGCCACAGGACCCACGTGCGTTATACATTGCCCACTGGCTGCGCAGTGCATGGCCCACCGGCTGCGCATGGCCCACAACATAAAAATTACTACCACAAGCCGGACGCCCACGGCATTTTAAGCCGAAAATCGTGCTGATCGGGCAACATGCCCAATATTTTCACCCCCCTTTTAAGATCTACGCCCTGTATATCCCGCAACTTTCCGTGGGTGGTATTCATCTCTAGTTTCAATGTCCGCTGGTGCAGTATTTAAGCTCATTGCCAACGATGGCAAGGCCGATCGCATGATCATGGCCACCAAACTTCTCAATCAACGTATCAAGGACGTCATGTGCGCACGCAAGCGTGCCGGCAAGGCCGACATCACCCCGACTCTGGTCGATCTCGAGCGCACGCACATTTTGTACGTGAACGCTCACTTTAAGCCGTTTGCGGCAATCGGTTATGAGTACAACAAGGTCCGCCCCCAGTCGGGCACGCCTTCGCTCGGGGCTGGTGTGACTTTCAGCATCCCCCAATTTGGCGACTTCTTCCACGACATGGTCTGCCGCACCCGCCTCAGCCAGTTTGCTTCCAAAATTGGCACGACGCCGAAACAAAGTGGGGCTGCTGGCACTGGATCGACCAATGTATTCCCGTTCAACGGAGTCTCCGACGGGGTGAATTACTTCTACAACATTGTTGATTCGAATGGAGTTGTGCTTGTCAAAGGTTTGAGCTCATCCGCCAGTCCGGGGTCTATTGCCGCCAATGTGGTTTCATACCGAAATTACGTCCGGTACTGTGAGTATCCCGGCAATCGGCTATTTCGACTGGTGAAGTTTGATGTGAACGGCAACCCGCTTGACCAGTATGATGAAATGATTCCGACTATGCTTGAAAAGTTTTGCACACCGCCGAACAAACGCACCGGCCACGACCGACTTGTCGGACAGGAGGTCCCACTCACTGGTTACAGCGGCATTTGCAATTCTGTTGTTGTCGATGCCGACAAAGACAGCACGCCGAAGGGGATTACTAAAGTTTCCCAGAAGCAGAGCAATCAAAGCCTCGGGTTGTTTGCCCCAAACCCAGTGGCAGCCACTGTCGGCGCTTATACCATCCCGGCAGGAAAAACCTTGGCTGTATCATCGGCTGGGTTCACAAGCCTTAATGAAGACAGCAACAGCCATAAGCAGTATGATGTGTCGCGCAAGGTCCAGCAGATTGTTAATGGCCCCCAGACCCCCAAGCCGGCCCAGCCCCCTCTTGAAATTTGGAACAAGCTGCGGTTCTGGTTCAATGATGACGTGCGGCTATCGATTGCAAGCGTGTCAATCCCCTTTGGCCAGCGGTTTATTAGCATTGACATCAACCAGCAGTCTCTGCTGACCTATGAGTTCCCAAGCATTTACCTAGAGACAATCGCCGACACCTCCACCCTCGCCGTGGCGGCTACCGGCACCTCGGGCTCGACCGGCTTCGTTCCCGCCATCGAGTTTGCCGCCGGGGTGCGAACATACTCTTACAAGCCCATCTTCCAAAAATGCCAGATCGAAGATGTCACAATCGATCTCATGGAGCTCTACATCAACAACATCTTTGTGAACCCTGAGGTCCACGACATCTACATCAAACGCATCGGGTTCTCTCTTATCCGCGTGTATCGCCAGCACACCCAGCGCTGCTCCCAGGAGGGTGCGGAAGAAAAGCTGCTTTCGCAGCTCAAGTGGCCTATTGAGTATATGTTTATTGGAATTCGGCCTGTGTGGAACATTAAAGATGCGACCCCCGGCACTAGCGGTTTAGTGACTGCTGGAAACCAGAACCAGTGGCGCGATTGGCACAGACTGACCCGCATGGTTGACGCCAGCTGCGACAGCGTCATCACAAGCTACACACCAAATGGGTTACAGATGTCATCGTCCGGAAGCCAAGTCGCCCCGGTGATGCCTGACCAGTATTTCCTGCCAGTGCCTACTGTCGACACCATGTCGCTGACCTCTCACGGAATTGTTATCTTTGACGGATTCTGCGACACTTTCTTCAACCAGTACTTGCCATTCCACTACGGCGGCCCCGCCCTCGTGACACCCGATGACCCCGGCGCCCTCTTTATTAACATGGCCCTCTTCCCGCGCAGCTACCAACCGAGCGGCCACCTCAACATCTCGCGCGCCCGCGAGACATACCTGAAGTTTACCACGAGCTACGTGTCAAACAAGACGCCTGCCGATTTGCTCGCCGTGGCTGTGGCCATCAACTTCTTGTTGATTACCGACGGCTCCGCCGTGCTGCGCTACAGCACTTAAGCAGCCACCAACCACCCCATGGGTGCCGTAGACCACCATTTTTTGTCCCAAAAAGAAGTGCCTGGCCGCGCGCCAGTTAAAACCCTCCCATGAAGTCTTCCATGGACTGGTGGACAGCATTCCGGGCACGGAACCCGCTAGCCCTAGGGGGGGGGCACTTCCCTGAAGGGTCTTTAAGTACAGCAGAGAAGTGCCCTTTCGCCGCCGCCGCCTGCGTGTCATAGCAGCGGAAACTCGGTGGGGTTTTGCCATCCTTGCTGACTAAATATGACTGAAGCCCTTCGTCACATGCACAGCAGACTTTGACACTGGGGGTGCTTGTGCCAAACATATCGCCGCGAAGGGGCGTCGTGCAGGCGGTGGGGCCAGGACCGGGGGGGCCAGGACCGGGGGGGGCAGTGCCGGGACCAACACCCCCACAAGCGGTAACAGGGGCCTCTTGTTTGATGACTTTGTTCCCGTTTACCCCCGCCGCAGCGGAATCGGCATAGCAGAAGTATTTGCCATCTGTGCCGCCTTTTGGGACAATTAGGTAAGGGAGGAGCCCAGCGCCACAGTTGCTGCAGCAGCCAGTGGCATACATGTCTTGGCCGGCGGCTGTTGCGGCAACTGATGCGCCACAAGCGGGCGCGCCTGTACCGGGATTGTGGGTTCCGCCAGTTGAGTCCCGCCACGGTGTCGGCTCGGGCGCGACGGCGCCCGGGTACACGTCATTGCGCACGAAAACCTTAATATAATTAATTGACCAATAGGCCTTTGAGAGGTCGGCATTTTTAATATACGCATTACACGCGTCTTTTCCGCTGCCCCCCGCGCCCCTATAATTAACTCCCGCCCACTGCCCACATAGAGTCGTGTTGAGGACCATCTGCATGTTTGCAAACTGTCCGGGGCAGGGATTAAATGTAGTGCGGTTAGTCGCCGGCCACTTGCTGGGGTCGGGGTTATTTGCGACGAGGTCGGCAGGCTCCTGGCCGGCTGGAAAGAACCAGATTGTGATGGCACCCTCGGGCGTCAGCTCACACGCGTACACGCCGCCGCCGGCATTGTTAAAACCCCAGCCAAAGCTTGCAGGCGAACCAAGCGTGACGCCGGCCCCCGCATAAGGACAGATTGATTTTCCATCACACCCACAGGTGTAGTCTTTTTTAATACCGTGTGCTGTAGGGTCCCCCCCTTCAGAAATGCCAGGCACGCCGACCTGCCGGCACGGCTGTACCCCTGGTTTGTCACTCGTGTGGAGGGTCGAGGCGTTGTGGCTCGAATCCGGGTCAACCGAGTTCACGCCTTCGATGATATCGATTTCCCCGTTACAGGCCCACTTTGAGCCGCTGGGCTCATGGGATGTCAACCAGAATGAGGGCCAGACGCCGTTGCCCTCGGGGATGTGGTTGGCGCTGATAACAAATAGGCCGCTGTTGTACATTTTCTTGGACACGAGCCGGACCATATTGCGGCGGCCGCCGGCGCCGGATTCGCCGGCAGATATCTTGGTTTTGCCGGCCTCCACCGTCACCAGGTTATCCCAGTCGGCGTAGTTGACATAGCCGCCTGTGGGGTCAGAGTCCTTAACATAGAACCGCATCGAGTCTGGATTACTATTGTCGGGCTTAACTTTTCCACCAGAAAGGTCAGTGTCAAGGGTGTAAGTAACCCCCTTCTTTTTAGGATCATTTGGGTGCCACTTATGGAAAGCAAGAACAATGATCACAATGATCAGCATGACAACTACAATACCACCGCAAATCTTCCAGCGGCGACCACTAGCGCGCAATGATGTTTTAGCCGTAAGTGGGGAGGGGTCCTTAGCTTGCGGCGCGAAGTTGCCAGCTTGCGGCGCGAAGTTGCCAGCTTGCGGCGCGAAGTTGCCAGCTTGCGGCGCGAAGTTGCCAGCTTGCATGGTTGGCTGGCTGGCTACCGGGTATACTGTATCTGGCCACGGGTATATCGTAGCTGGCGAAAAAAGATGCCAAGTTATGTTCTTGCTACACTGCTTTTTTGTGAGGGTGCGGCGCGGGGCCCGCGCGCCCAAAAATAATGGAGTTCAGACGCGTGTTGACGCAGAAAGCTTCATGGAAAAGAATCCCCGCTAAGATTAAAATAATAAAAACAAGGGCGTATGACAGAAGATCTTTTCGGCCTAAAACAGACCGCGTCACTAGAAAAGCCGCACCGCCTGTCGCAAGAATATCAACAATAGCAAAATTGCTCACACGGTGTCTGTGCGGGCCTTCTCTTGGCTTGCCAAAAACATCCGAATGCCGGCACAGTCCAGACATTTCAGGTCCGCGTATACAGTCCCGGAAGAACTTTCATTAAGCCTTGTTGATAAATTCAACAGAGGGCTGTTCTAGCTGAAACAGATCAATGTAGGTCCGGGACAGAGTTTCAAGGCGGTGCCAATCACCGGCCTCAATGTGTGGTTCAAACGCGCGCCACCACGCTTTTAACCCCCCGAATGCGTCGAGAATTTCTTGAGCGCGTCCGAGGTTTCGACCCCACTGCGTGCCGCGAAAGCCAAGGCCTTTGTTGGCCAGGTGGGCAAACCTCACCAACTGTTGGAGACAGTGTTGAGCATGATCTTTCGCCGAACCCTTATCGCAGGAATGGATGTCTTCCGGTTTGGACAATATGGTCCGGATGTTTGTAAGGTCTTCTTCTGTAAAAGCGGTCACTTCTTGTGTAAAAGCCGTTTCTTCCTGACCGTCACCATTGGTGCACTCAAGCTTGCCACCGGCAGACATTGTTGTCGATTCTAACGTCAGGCGGCATTCAAATGTGGGGGCGGTCAGTTTGGCAAAAAACAGTCCGGACACATATACCTCAGTGGGTCAACCAGTTTGGCAAAAAAAAACAATATTTTTATATCACTTGCGCCTGACATCTGCCAGTGTCACCCCTTTGCGAATGACCTCTCCAGATGGGGGTAGCACCTCAAATACAAATATGCGTCCCTCAATTTCTATGCCGAGCTCGCGGAGCAGAGGCCCAGGATTGTAGAAGCTGTGCTCGGTGTCGTTGAACACCGTCGGCGTACCACGCACCAGCGACAAGTTATGAACTCGGAGGCTCTCGGCGAATGGGACAAGGTAACCGACCGGAATTGTGACCACAGCAAACCTGTTTTCAAACCAAGTATCGTCCATGAGCACCGCGTAAAGCTTATCAGCGTCATCTCCAAGATTTTTTTGGAAGGCAGTCAGTGCTATGTGAAGACTGGGATGCTCAGAGGGCAGCGGTATGACTAAAGCAAATGCTCTAAATTTTGCATGCCCGGGCGCAGTCGTGGACATTGTTGTCGGTTTTAACATCAGGCGGCATTCATTTTTGTAACTACAAAAAACCCAACCAATATTATAAGGGACTATACTTTAACGCTTTTGTGCGGTCCGTCGGCACGTAGGAAATCTCGGCCAAGTCAATGCAAATCTGTTCCCAGTCGGCGTCATCGGCCTCCACAGTCTCTTTGCTCTGAATGTAAATGTAGTAAAGAACGCGCCGGTTCTCGAGGTCATTTTCTGCGAGAAGTTGGTCGAGGATCTTGTAAATGTAGTAAGGGTAGTAGTTGCGGTTCACGCGCCCCGGGCGGCGAACCCGCTCGCCAATCTCAATTGCTTTTGTGAAGAGGTTTTCGACGCGGACGGCTATTGCGTCGGAAAGCTGCGGCGGGCCAACCCCGGTAAGCTTTTTCAACACCAGGGGGACATTCTTGTTAAGGTCGGTCCGCCCCGCCTCTCGCAACATCGCACGGACATCATTAACGGTCAGCATGCGCAGGACCTTGCGGTCGCGGACAACAACCGCCCGCAACGCAAAGAGCAGCCCCTCTCCGTACAGGTTGTCGGGGTCTGACTTGTCACCAATTTCCTCTTCGGGCTCGCGCGCAAGGATGTGGGCCCACCAGAACTGGAAATGCCGATTTGGGTTAAAAGTTCCCGACTTTGCTTTTTGACCCTCCTGGCTGTAGAACTGGGAGTCGTCGAACACCGTGCCCACGAGCTCGCGTATCGTGCCGCACTCAGCGTCATAGCAGTGCAGTTCTGAACGGCCGGCGTCGACAGCCATGTCGCTGCCGCAGGCGGGGCAGCGCTCATAATCAACAAACTGGGCCGACCCGGCGGCGGGGCCAGGGCCTTCATTGCGCCCCTCGCCGTTCCGCGGATATATGTCGAGCAGGCGCTGAAGGTCGGCGCACACAGCCGCCGACGGGCGAGTGGCTGCCCCTGTCCGAACTCCGCGCCCGCGGCTGGCCGTGCCGGTGCTGGCCGGGAGCCCCCGGCGGCGGGCGGTGCGGCCCGCGGAGTCGCCGAAACCCTCCCGCAGTATGACGCCAGCACTGCGAAGGGCCCCCTCGCCCCGCTCGACAAGACGGTCGACGACGCCAGAGAAGTCTTCTGCGGCAAGAATACGAGCAAATTCGGAGTTTGCGCTGAGCCGACCCGATTCACCCGAAGACGCATCTATATACAGATGGCCCGTCAAGAGGGCAAACCGCGCCTCAAGTGCGGAGAGTTCCGCCGTGAGGTCAGATGCGACACTCACTTCGACGCCCACGAGGGGCGCCTTATCAAATAGGGCCCGCGCCGCTTCAAACTTTGCATGTAGTTGGCGGGAAGCTGTTTCCATACTGGCCAGCACGGATATATTCGTGCGTTTCACGCAAGAGACTTGTCTAATACCGTTGCCCGCCTGAACCTCCAACAGCGCACCACCAACACCATAAGGCTCAAACCATCCGGCCTGCCGCGTCAATTGGACCCAGAAAGTACAAATCATTGCCCTCCGCCTTGGCGTAAATGGACTTCACGCAATCGTGCAAAGATGCTAATGCGCCCCCCGCAGACAATGAGCCCACCCCCCCCAGTGACTTTGAAAACCTTGTCAACGACATCCTTGAGAATCCCGAGCGGCTGCTTGGGGCGGACCTGTCGAGCGACCAGGTCCTCGAGATCCAAAAAAGGCTGAACCCTTACGCGGGGATTGCAGGCCCACCCGCCAGCGCCGACCGAAAACGTGTCGCCGCTGTCAGCTACACTAACCTGCGCGAGGATTACCTCCGCCGCTTCACCGCAACCAGTCTTGTGGGATTCCTATTTCAGGTATTACAGGAGTGGGTCGTCCCCGTCGAGCAGCGCCGCTGGACCCCCCCAAAAGCCGCAGCAAATAAGGACGACCCGAACTACCGGCCCTTTGCAATCACCGCGCTCGTTGAGCGGCTCGAGGCCACCTTGGCTGTCGCAAAGGAGGCACAGGCAGCCGCCGAAGCTTCGGCGGCGGCGGCGGCGGCCGCCAATGCGATGGATGTCGTCCTCCCAGCCGATTCTGACGCCAAAATGCGCGATGGCGTCGAGCTAAAGTACGCTGAGTCTGAGACCTTGGCTGCCAAGGCGGCCGGCCTCCTTTACGCTGCAACCCACGCGACCCACCGCGCCGGGGTTGAAGCCGGCGTGCGTCTTCGATCGACGGCCGAGGCCGGCATGAAGCACCCCGAGGTCAAGGAGATCCTTTCCCGCCACCCCCTGCCGCCCCCCCCAGGGCAGGTCGAGATGCCGGCGGCCAACGCCAAAGGGCTGATTGAGTCATTCCTCCGCAGCTGGTTTGAGTTTGACCCCAGCGTCCATGTCCGCAGCGGCCATGACGCCAAGACAATCACCGCCGCCGTCGAGCAAGTCCTTGTCGGCGACCGCACTGTCGCCGTCGACACAAAGGACCCCGGCCACTTGACCCTTGAGGCCGTCCGCGCCGCGGCGCCCAAGCCAGCGGCCGAGCACAAGGAGGCCTACAACACAATAGTATCGTCTAAGCAGTCTTATGCCGCCGTCGCGGCCCTACTGCGGGACGAAGACCTCGTTGAAGCGGCGCTCACCGCCCTCGACGCCGGAGACGCCTTCCGGCAATATCTCTTCCCCGTGCCGGTGGACAGCGCCGCGCGCCCCGCGGCCGACATCGTTCCGCCCCAGGATACCTTTCACCGCTGGGCGTACTACACCGAGGTCAACTACGAAGAGATCCGCACGATTACGGAGGCCCTGTACCCGGAGCGCCCCGACCTCGACTGGGCGATTGCCCTCTGGGACACTTTCGAAGGGACCGAAAAGGAGGTTGATAATGCCTTTGAGAAGCACTGCCAGCGGTACCAAGACGAGGTCCCCAGTGCAATCAAGTCCCTCGAGTTCGGTAGCTGGTCTTTGCTCGCCGACTTCAAAGAGAACCGGAAGAAGATCCAGTTTTACAACAAAAACACCGAAGTCCTCAAGCGAATCCTTGACCGCCACGCCGACGACAAGCGCATCGGCGCCGAGCTGATGCGCAACCGCGTCCGCCAGAGCAAGGCGCAAAACATTGCCACGGAGGGGCCTGACGCCCCCGGACTCTCACAGTACCGGCGCAACGTGTCCGAGAGGGGGCAAGACCTTTCAGGAAAGGGCGTTGAAAGGGTCATCACCCCCGAAGAGATGCGCCGGCTCGAGAAGGCTAAAGGCAGCATTAAGGCCGCCAAAGAGCTTGAGCTGCTTGAGCAGTACGAAAAAGTTATCGAGGACCTCGGGGAGATGGAAAAGCTGCGCCCCCTCACTTCCAATGAGGCCCGGGACCTCACCCTGGCCCGAGAAAACATTGAAAAGGCCCGCGAAATGGTGTCCGTGCCGGATGATGCAATTCAGGTCGACATATTTACGAGCAACCCCACCACTGGTGAGTTTGGCAAGTCGCACTTCTACACGAAGGCTGTTGCCCCCAACCAATTGCCGAACTCTCAAGACGACCCCCAAAGCAGCAATCACCCCGCGGCCGCCCGGTTGAACAATTTGGCCCCCTACGCGGTTGACCACATCCTTAATGACGCGGCGCAGAGCGCCGGTGCTGCGTCCAGCAAGTAGACGTCGGTCCGCCAGGACCAGCGTGGTAAAAAAGCGCCGACAGTTGCTCATCTTTTTGTCAACTTTCGTCGTCCAGGCCGAGGTCGGCCATCAACATTGTAAAGTCTTCATCGGAGATTAGCGGGCCGGGCGCCGCGGCGGTCTGAATCAGCAGCTCAATTTTGCCGCCACGAGACTCGGCAGTGGCGCCAACAGAGTACTTAACGTTGAGCTCCAATATATTACACGCTGGCAGTTTTGCACACGCGAGCGGTCTGGCCGCCAAAGAATTTGAAATAGCGGCGGCCACGCCACTATTGGCAATTGCTTCAAACAGTTCTGCCGTACTGTACCTGGCGGCCGAGTACCCGCTGAAAGCGCCTTCGTATGGCGGGTCGGCGTATATGAACGATTGCGCGGGCGCGCAGGCTGCGGCCCTGATGGCCTCAAGGTAGTCCTGCGCGACGAACACCACCCTGGCCGTGAGCCGCGCCACGGCCATAATAGATTTCTCAACCTCGTGGGTGATCTTGAATGCGACGGCGCCGCAGGGCTGGCCGATGGGCACGTTGAACCCCCCGCTCGAGTTCTCCCGGTACATCCCATTGAAGCTTTTATGCATTAGGACATAGAACACGGCAGCGCGGCGGGCCCTGGCCGCCCCCGTCGACCCGCCGTTGTATTCGTTGCGCAATTCCCGGTATGCATCGGCCCCGCCACTGTATTTGAAATTACGGAGCTCGGCGATGAGTTCCTCGGGCGACTCCTGGACCACCGTGTGGAATTCAATCAGCCGGCGGTTCGTGTCGGAGGCCACGACTTTTACCCCCTCCAGCAGCCCGGCAGACAGTAGGTGCAGCAAAAACCCCCCAGCGCCCACGAAGGGCTCATAGTAAGTGCTTGCGCCGGTTATTGCCGGCGCCAAACAGGAAGCAATGCGTGGCGCCAGCTTTTGTTTGCCGCCGACCCATTTAATCAGGGGGGTTGCGGCCATCGGCGTATCGTATCTCGTAGAAGGGGGTCCAATTCGGGAGCAGCGGTCCAGGAGGTCGCTGCCCCGCACGTACGAGACGCCGAGCGCGTGTATGTTTTTCAACATCTGCACCGATTTTGGCGACGCGACCCACGGCTCTTGGTACAGGCGTAGCTTCTCGGCCTCCCGCTCGGCGCCGGCCAGCGTGATGACCATGACGCTGCCGATGTCGCACAGCGGCGCGTACTTAAAGGGAACGCCGCCTATTTTTTCGCCGGCGGTGCCGGTGGTGTTCCAAGTCTGCGTTTTCACTTCCACGAAAACGCGGGGGCTGGCGCCCATAATTTCGTAGTCGGGCTGGTACACGCCCTCGAGGGTCTCAACCTTGGGGGGCTTGGTAACCGTCCAGCCGAGGGTGCGCAGCATCTCCCCGGCGATAGCTTCCCCGACGGCGCCCGTCCACATTTTGCGGTTTTCGGCGGGCTTGTCCCCCCGGAGGGTCTCGGCGAGCTGCAGCCCCCAAGTATTTTCCTGTACCCTGAGCGCCGCGTTTGGTTTCTTGTCTGCGTGCCGCCTGCCGGCCCACCCAGCCGGGTGGCAAGTGGGCGTGGAGACCCACGGGTCCACCCCCAGAATCCAGGCCTGGACCGTGGCGTTGCCCAGCAAGCGGCTCATTGCGTATAATCCCTGGCGCCACGGTTCAATTATTTGGGCCGGCGTGTAACTAGAAGAGGGCCGCCGCCCTTATATACTCGCCGATGGCAGACCTTGACGAAGAGGGGGTGCTGACTACCGAGTCGGGCAAAAAAGTGCCGAGTCTTGTAATCGGGGCGTCGATGTTCATCGACCGCACGGTTGCGATTTATGGCCCCAGCAAAACAGGGAAAACCGTTATCACCAAGCACATCATGAAGGCGGTCAACGGCCACATCGAGCAAATTATTGTAATCGCGCCGAGCGAGTCTTCGAACCGGTCGTATGAAGGGTTTGTCGATCCCCCCTTCATCCACTACCGCCTCTACCTCGCCGACCCGGCAAACCCAAAAAAAGATGACGGGGCAAAGGGCGCCCTCCGCTTTCTCGAGGCCGTCTGGAAACGCCAGGAGATGATGGCGGCAATCTACACGCGCGCCAACAACGCCGAAATCCTTGCCCAGCTTTACGGCCGGCTTTCAAAGGCGACGCGCACCGAGGGCCTCCGCTACATCGAGTTCATCAATGCAAAACGGGGCCGCGTGGTTGAGCGCGTGCGCAAGCAGTACGCCACCGAGGCGGGCCGCTGCGAAGAAAAAGTAAAAGAGGTGAACGAAAAGTTCAAGAAGATGCTCGTCTTGCTGTACAAAAAGTACATCGCCCCTCTGTACGAGGAGCTGTGGGGCCGCGACGACCTCACCGAGGACGAACGCTACAGCCTCTATTACTTAAACTTCAACCCGCGGCTGCTCCTCATCTTCGACGACTGCGCCGCCCAGCTGAAGCCTTTCTTCAACAAGGACATCTTCCGCCTGCTCTTCTATCAGAACCGGCACAGCTTTATCACCGTTGTTCTCTGCTGCCAGGACGACACCGACCTCCCGACAAACCTCCGCAAGAACGCCTTTCTGTCGTTCTTCACCGAGCCGATTGTCTGCATGTCGAATTTTGAGCGCGCCTCCAACAAGTTCCCGAAACCGACAAAGACGCTTATCAACGAAATCATTGGCGACGTGTTCAAGGGCCACCGCAAGCTTGCCTATATTCGCGAGGACGACCACCGCCAGCACTTTTACCACGTCCAGTTTCCTTACCCTAAGCCCTTTCGGTTTGGGAGCTCGGCCTCCCACGAGCTATGCGACAGTGTCCAGAGCGCCGGGGTCTCGATGGACAAGGAAAATCCTTTCTACGACCGTTTCAAAATCTAGGGCGCTGCTTTCTGTATTTGAATGGAGGCTGGGGGGGGTATCTGGTTGTTGCCTCGATGAGGGTTATAATTGCGCCGGCCAATTTCGCTCCCGCCAACACAGTGACCGCCAATACGGTAACCGCCGAGCTCGCCAACATGGCCATCGCGCCCGCCGCCACGCCCGCCGAAATGGAGGAAACTCGCAATAAGATTCGCCAAGCACTCGCTGAGGACATTGCTTGCCGCCGAATCGGCGTCCTGGATGGCCTCTACAGCATTGACTTTCTCGCGCCATTTGTCCGACTGGGTCAAGGAGTTGGAATTATTCGCCGCAATCCGCCGGTTGTGTTCGCCAACCGCGCCACCAGCAACATGGAGTTTGCTAAACGCCTCTACACCGCCGCGCCCTTCCTCATGGATTTTGACCTGAGAAAGTACGGGATTGTCCTGGCCGGCGGCGCCGCCAGCAGCATCTTGATGCTTTCTGACAGAGAGCGTAGAAATGCGGACAGCCCGTACCAGGACTATGACATGTTTCTTGTCGGGCAGGTGTCTGAGGCTGCGGCGCTTGCCGCCATTACTGCGCTCGCGGACCACCTTCACGCCTACTGGGGGGCTCTGGATATGTACCGCACCCAGGGGTGCATAACCTTTCACTGCAAAAGCGAAAACATAACCGTCCAAGTAATCTTGCGACTCTACGCAACTCTGGGTGAAGTCCTCCATGGGTTTGACATGGGGTCGAGCTCGGTGGCGTGGGATGGCTGGGACGTCATTCTGACAGGCCTCGGCAAGCTTGCCGCCGAGAACGGCGTCAACATACTCAACCTGGCCGCGCGCCGCGCGAGCCTTGAGTCGCGCATTGCTCGCTACTTTACCCGCGGGTTTGACATTGTTCTGCCCGACCTCAACAACAAACTCCCCGCGCTCCGTGGGCGCCTTCCTTACCTGTTTGCCGCTGGCCTCAAGGCCAACGGCGGCGACGGCTGCGATTTCACGGCCCGTGCAATATTTCCGACCCGGCCGGGATGGGAGAACAATGGCCGCGCCCGTGTTGGGGAGCGCGCAGCCTATGCAGAAGACGACGCCCCGGCCGAGACATCAGACTACGCGCTCGGGAAAGTCTGCTACGGCAGTATTCGCGCAATCTACTCGCGCAACCTCCGCGCCATCGCCCGTGATGTACCCTGTGAGGCGGCCCTCTGCGCCTACGCTGAGTACGTCCCCGGCCTCGATTTCAGAACGGTCGAACTAGACCTTGATGCGCGCGCCGGGCCCGACCTTGAAACCCCCCTGCTCCCTGAGCTAGTCCGCTGGGCATTCAACCACAGGACTGGCGCCAAGCTTAACGTGCTCAAAAGCCTTTTGGGCGTCGAACTCACGGAAGTCCTTGTCCGTGAAGCCCTCGCCACTGGTTTCCCTCCGGCGGCGAATACAATTGCGCAGGCCTGCGGGTCCCGTATCCGAGACCTGAAAACCCGCCCCCACAAGATCCCCTTTGCATTCATGAAGGTTGAAGACAAAACAGCCCTCACCGGCCCCTTCCCCCGCATGGTTATGAGCCCCGCCGACTGGTATGGATCAGCCTATCACCACGCCAAATAGACATGCCCGGCTTATTTTTGCGCGCCGCACGCCCAACGATTAGACGAAGGAGGCCTCGCGTATACCAGCACGGTGGGCCAAACATTGTTTGAAGTTTCGCCCAAGCCGCTGACACTTAAATGTCGGCCAACACCCAGTTCTCCAGCCACGACCCGCGGGTTATATCCGTCTTTGAGATCGTCAGTGCGTATTTCTGCGACACAATATTCAACCACGTCTACCACAGCGCCAAAACAAATATTACAGGCGGGTCGTCGCTCACCGACGAATACGTGCGCCGCACCCAGGCGTACGTCATCGGGGTGAAGAACGATGGCCGCTGCTACAGTGATATCGTTCAGGGCGTCCATGCGTACTTCACGAGCACGACGCGGTTCACGACGCTCAGCTTTGCCGAGTTTGTTGACCGCATCGTTGGCGTGTGCGTTCCCGAGGAGTACTTCCGCCAGTTCTCTCCCCAAGACAAAGACGAGCTCCTCAGCAGTGTCCTGTGCGACCTCGTCTCAAACCTTGCGGCGTTTGCGACGCGGGCCGACGTGCTCCGCCGCATCATTGACGGCCACAGCACGACTCCCGAGGTGACAATCCGCATGCTCCAAGATGCCGCCGTGAACTCGCTCATCACAAAGCGAGCCACCCTCCACAACAAATTTCTGCGGAAAATGGGCCAGGCCCGGGACACGGTTTCAATGGATGTCATTGATGACATGAAGAAGGCTCTGCGCCGACTTGTCAAGGAGAAGGGCGAGGCCACCGCGCGGGCCGATGACGCCGAAGAGGCGCTGGGCGATTTCAAACAGCAGCTTCGTGGGTCCAAGCTGCGCGAGGCAAAGCTGCTCAAGCTCATCGATCTGCTTCGGCGCGGCCGCGACGAGGGCGCGGCGGCTGTCGGCCTTGGCCTCCGCATGCCCCGCCGCGACACCCTCGCCGAGGCCGATGACCCTCTTGATGTCCGGCCGAGCCGCCCCCCACGCCGTGAGCGCATCGCCGAGCACCACGAGGACGACTCTGACGAGGATTCCGAGGAGGACTCCGAGGAGGACTCCGAAGAGGACAACCGGGCGCGGCAGCCCGCCCGGCGGGGCAAAAAACCGGCAACCAAGCCCACAAAGCCGCCTCTTGACGCAAGTTTCTTTAAGAGGCCGGCCGCGTTTCCCAACAGCACAGGGACTGTGCTTGCTGCCAAGCTTCGGCCCGCAGTGGTTCCGGGCGCGATTCCGAGTACGAACCCAGGCGCGAACCCGGGCGAAAGCTCAAGCGCGAACCCGGGCGCGAGCTCAAGCGCGGGCCCCGCCACCCGGCCAGCAATGCTGGCAAGCCTCCTTGATGACGTCGTTGACGTGACTGAAGAAACAGACGAAAATGAGATGAATAGTATCTTGTACGGTGACTAGCGGGTTCTTGCGCCGCAACTCGCCCGCTCTTTTGGCGCCACTAATAGCATCCGCTGCTGCACGTATAAATGTCAGGATTCAACCTTGGCAGCGCCATCAACAGCGCCGCTGACTGGGTGTGCGGCGCACCCATCATACGCAGTATTGTCAGCAACCCAGTATACACAGCCCTCCTAATTACTGCCTTAGCCGCCATCGTTGTGATGGCTATCTACCATTACCAGATCAAGCGTGCCGGCACCAAGCGCGCTGTCCGGGCCCTGCTATACGTATTTCTCATCGTCACGGCGGTGGTCTTTGTCCATCACTACGCCGTGATGCGCATGGCACGGGAAACGTCCCAGCAGAGCGGCGTCCGCGACCTCTTCTCGAGCATCCAAGAGAGTCGCGGTATCGGGGCGGCTGGCACCGTGCCGGTCTACCCGATGGGCTACGAGGGGCAGCGCGGCACCGTCGGCGGATCAGCGGCCGACGGTGGATCGGCGGCCGGCGGCGGATCAGCGGCCGAATGCGGCTGCCCCGACGCCGCCAGAACCGGAGGCCACCGGCCTGACAACGTCGCAGAAGATTATGGACCACTCGTCATTGAAGATGTTTCCCTCCCCACCGCCGCGGGCCCCTTCCATTAAACACCGCCAACTACTATTTACGCCACACGACAAAATGGTGCGCACTCGCCCAGCAGTATTATTGGCAGCCCTGACGGTCCTCGTGCTGGTCCTCATGTTGACCCTAGTTGTTACGAGGTTTGTTGTCAGGCGCGGTTTCAACAAGGTGGTGGGGCAGGCGGCAATCTACGCCATGGCGGCGAGGTGTGCCGGGGCGACGGGAAAGCCGCTCGTCGTTGTCGGTGCCCCCCACGCAAAGCGCACTCTCAATGCTTACTTTGGGTGCGGCTACGGGTGCGGGGACCTCTGTGTCGACATCAACGGCGCGCCGGGCTGTCCGGCGGAGGCCGAAATGCCAATCCAAGAGTGGTTGGCGCAGCAGCCCGACGACTCCGCTGTAATTTTTGAAAGCGAGGTGCTGCTGTTTGTCCCCGAGGCCGAGCTAGAGCTGACCATCGCTGAGCTTGAACGGGTGAGCGGGGGCGACCTGTTCGCGAGCCACAGCAACGTCATAAATCTACCAAGGTATGTTGCGACAGGGAAAAAACAGCCTGTCAGCCGTTTCAATCACCTTCGCATGAAGTTTTTCAAGCCCCGCCCGCTGCACGTGTTCACAGAATTCCCCCCCTTCGGCAAGTACGAGTGGAGACCGGTGTAACGACTGCGCGCGCTCTATCTAGCAGATTTTTCAGCGGCCTTTATACCGAGGCCCGGCACCCTCGCACAATGAGCTACTCTGAAACCCGGCACCGCAAGGGCATGGCCTTCGGCGGCATGCCCCACGACGCCCTCCTGCTCAAGCTCGAAGAGACCGACCCCGACCTCGTCGGCGAGGTCCGCGGCTTTGATGAATTTTACGACATCGAAGACAACTACAACAACTACGTGCGCGGCGAGATCATCGACCGGGCGCCTGACGCCCCCTTCCTCGAGAGCGACCAGACCCGCCGCGACCCCGCCCTCTCGCGCAGCATGATCAACCTGCGGTACAACGGCACCCGCGGCTCAAACCCTGAGCTGCCCCGCCACCCAGAGCTCTTTTACGGTTTCACGGGCAACGACCCCCGCGGCGCGGTCAACGACCCCCGCTTTGACCAGGTCCGTGGCCACATGGTCGCCCGCGCAGCCGGACTCACCACCCGCATGGGCAACAACGACGACTACCAAATTGCCGAGCGGCCCTGGACCGGCCAGTCGATCAGCTACGCCATGAAGGACATTCACCGCCGCCAAAAAGCTAACACCCGCGTATTTACAACCCAGAAAGAGGGGCGCCCCTGGGGTAACAATACTACGTTTGATGCGGCTGCCGCCGGCAAACTCCGCACCGCCGCGATGGGCGCCGGCAATGAGTCGCTCGCCTACCAGTCCAGTGGGTTCACCGGCCCGGCGCCCGAACGGTTCGCCGCCGGAGACCACGGGCCTGCTGACGAATCCTGGACCGACGGGGTCCGAGGCGTTGACTCTGGCCACTTTAGCGGTGCCGAGGTCGCCCCCTGGCGCCATACGACTGGGGATGCCGACCTCGGGGTGCAGCAGTATGGCCAGAAGCGCGGTGCCGGCCGCAGCGCCATTGCGCCGGGCGCCCAGGGTGGCGGCCGCCTAAATACGAGCAGCAGCGACCAAGACTGGTTTGAGTCCACACGCGCCCGCAGCACGAACCGCCAGGTCCTTGCTGCGACGATGGCCAGCGCCGCCCGGCACCGCCGCGCCGTCAAGAGTGGTGCCCACGACCAAGACCCCGGCCAGAGCTATGAGGCGGCTGGCGCCCCCGGCGGGGGGCTTGCCCCGGCCCATGACGTGGCGCGCCTGTACCGCCACTCCGTCGAAGACCAGTCGCGCCGGCCCGAGACCGAAGTTCAAGATGGTGATGGCGGCGCGCTTGGCGCCGGCGCCGGCCTCACGCCGGCGGCCCACCCCGAGCGCGCAATCCGCGCCAGTGACGCCCAGGTGAGCGCCAACGGGCATCTCACGAACGTCGGCGCAATTGTCGCCGGTCTTCGCGAGGGCACCGCCGCAGGGCGGCGCCGCATTGCTGGCGCCGTTGTCGCCGACGGCGCCCGCCACCTCGCCTCGAGCGAAGTTGAGGCCGCCGCCCGTCGCGGCGCCGCCCCCAGCACCGACTATGGCCGCATTACGCATTCATCCGAAATGCCGATCACCCGGTCGGCTGCCGCCGAGGGGCTCGTCGTCCACGCCTACAGCAGCGCCCCCCCGGCGCGCCCCGAGCGCCGTGCCGCCATCGCCCAAAACGCTTACGACAGCGCAACCTGGCGGGCCTCTCACGAGGCCCTTCCCCTTGGCAGCGGCAAGGCCCCCGAGTGGCGGTCCCAGACCCAGGGTCAAGTTGTGCTCGGCGACACCCCCGACCGTATATTTGGGCTCGACGCGGAGGTTTCTGGCTACCAAGGTGCGGCCCCGATGGGGCCAAAAAGCCTTCGTGCCGGCGGCTGGTCCGATTCCGCCAATCTGACCGACCTTGTCGGCGGTTTTAGTGACGGCATAGACACGAGCGCGTGATGCCGTCACGCGACCGCAGACTCGCGAATTGCCCGACGGACGCCCGGGTGATAGTAGTTTGCGAGGTTTGCGGCGTCCTGGAGGACTCTCGCGACCCCCGTTAGGGGGCGCAAGATGTCGACAAAGAGAATCACCCGGTCCTCGGCGGTGTCGTTCCGGACCCAGTGGTCAAAGACGTCGTCAAATAGGACGCCCTGGCCTTCCGCCCAGTGGTACTTTTCGCCTCCGACGCTGATGAAGCAGCGGCTCCGGTCCTCGGGCACCTTCAGCGCAAGGTGGTAGCGGATGACCCCCTTTGCCGGGTCGTTATGGGGCGGAATGTAGGTCCCCGGCGCGATGATTGAGAAGAGCGCCGACTGCATTCCTGGCACCCGGCGCAGCAGCGCCACTGTTGTTGGGCAGCGTGCTGCGTTCCGCGGCACATCCTGGCCAAACATTATCAGGTTGAACGTCTGCCAGTTCGGGGTCCCAATCTTGTCAAAAATTTCTGTGTCTTTCCCGTAGATGAGCGTGCTTGCGAGTTTCACCAGGGGGTTTTGCCGCCGGGAGGCGGCCCCGCTCCCCTTGTACAAGAAGATATTGTCGTAGGCGTCTCGCATCTGGGGGATGCGGTCGCGGTCTTTTAAGATTGCGAGCATCTCGACCCGGATGGCCGGAAATGCATCTTCTAGGTCGCCGAGCTCCGGAATTACCGCGCGGGCTGCCGGCGTCTTGTCGGTGCCAGCATAAAACCGGCGAAACTCGCACTGCCGCTTAATTGTGGCGTTCAGCACGTCCAAGAAGCATCGGTGGCCCGTTACAGCCGCAACGGCGAGAACCATGAGCACTGACAGCAGGGCCACGATTAGACCACACTGTACCATTTTTTTCACGCGCATTGTAGATGCCACCACGCTCACCGCAAAACTGCTGCCTTGTATGTACTAACCGCAGAGAACTCCAACATAGTTGACTGTTTTGGAGAGTCGCAAAGCCCTCTATAGTGCGACTGATGTCGGTGATTCTGCGGTACCGTGCCTTTAAGAAGGACCTCCGCGGGTTTGCAGAAATAGATTTTAATGAGTTTCGGGCGCGCATCCTCCCTCTGCGCGCATCACTCATGTGGGACCTTGACATGGCCAAATACGCGGCAGACCTCCTGAAATCTGGCGCCGGCTGTGCCCTTCAACGGCTGTGCGGCTTGAAGCACCCCGCCGCAATTAAAGTCCTTGGTGCGGCCAAGCTGAAAGCCGACCCGATGTCGAGGGCCGAACTTGATGACCATATGCGGGCCCTAACAAAAAGCTGCCTTTTGGACGGCTGGTTGCCCGAACAGTTTATCAGGTTTGCGTTATACCTCGACGGCAGCACGGATTTGAAAAAAATGGCTGAGCTTGAGCGCGAATCTCACAATAACCAAGTTGAGGAGTTAAAAGCCGCCGGCTTGCGCCCGGCGCCGGAGGCCGGCGTGGATGATCCGACAACTAATGATGCGCCTAAAAAAGACCACTTTGCCGAAATGTACCGCGCGGCGAGCCCGGCATTTAAGCGTGCCGTCAAAGAACACCTCGTGGTTGCCGCCGAAATGGCACGGGCCTGAGCCGGTCACCTTTGGTTTTTAACATGACGGATTTGTCCGCCTTTTTATACATTCTGTTCCCCAGGAATGGGGGGCATTGTCAGCAGCACGGCCGACATCCTCGCAATCCTTGGCGGCGTAACCACACTAATGCTCGGCATATTTGGCGCTGTCCGACTCAGCCGGTGCCAGACAGTAAAATGCTGCTGGGGGTGCATCGACCTGATCAACAAGCCTTTGGCAACTGGCGCCGCTGGCGCGACCGGCGCCGCTGGCGCCGCTGGCGCACCAAATGGAGGGCCGGTGTTACCGGTGTTGCCGGTGTTGCCGGTGTCACAGACATTACAGTCTAACGGTAGCGAATCCGACCTCTCACTAGCAGTTGTTTAAAAACGCCAATGTGTTTGATTTTGTGCGCCGCCGGGCCCGGCTGAAGCCTAGACATCTGTGATTCTTGCCTCGAGCGTCCCCACGAGAATTTCAACTCGCGAAACAAACATGCGGTCATCTTTGTAAGTCTCAGACAGCCCAATTATGCCCGACTTTGCGGCCAAAAGCGCGGCAATAATCATTTGCCCAATCTTGCGATTGAAGGGGTCTTCACGGCCGGCGTAGGCCGATGCCAGATCGAAAGCCTCGCCAAGAGTTTGCCGAATGAACTCCAGCGAGGCGGCGCGGGACTCGCCGCGCGCAAGAATGGTGCGATATATCCGACCCATTAACGAGTCAGTCTGGACGCTAAGAGAGGCGACATCGATCTTCTCCCCCGGTTTAATGGTCGAGATAAATTTTAGTTTGCTGATGATGTCTTGCACCGAGCGCTGCCCGCCATCAATAACAAAGTTTTTCATAGAAGGTTCGGCGGCCATTTCGCTGAGCTCAACACAATCTTGTGCAGATCCTAATATACAGGGGGGCGTATAAGGCGGCTGGACGAAATCTTGCCCTGGGTTCGCCACACACGCCGACCAAGGTAGCCAAGACAGTAAAGATCGCAAGGGCGGTGGGTGCGAGGACTCCCAAAAAGCCTCCAAAGACCCCAAAAGCTCGCCGGCCGGCACTTTCTCCGGTTCGGGTGTTGTTGCCAAAGGCAAGTCGATTCTCGACTTCACGGGGGACGAGTCTCGACTAAATACCTTGCGGGTTCGTGCCGATTCAGAAATGCGCATTAAATATGTATGTAACCGAGGATTTATTAGTAAACCAGAATGCTGCAGCAAGGTGGGTGCGACTTTAAACACTGCCAAAAAACCTAATAGAGACCGGGCCTTGGCACTATACAGTAGGAATGGTGCGATCCCATGCTGTCTACCTCGCAATTATTGCAATGCTTATTATTGTTGTTGTCTGTGTTTCGGCAAAGGCGGTGCGCGCGCACAAATTGATGACCGACGTAGAGACCCGTTTCGGCCTCAATGAACTTATCCGGTCGTCGTACCCCCGCAAGGGTGGCATGCCCCTTCGCCGGTGCTCAGCGGCCGACCTGCTGCGCCCACGGACTTATAATCAGTACCGGCAGGAGGTCGACGCCTTAATCGAGCAGGCGCAGGCGCTGGAAGAGTTCGGTGCGCCGACACAACTGTCAGAAGCGTGTGGCAAATCCCTCATTGGGGGGAAACGGATTCGAGCAATCATTCTCCTCGAGGTCGCACGCGCGACCTCAATCCAGCGGCTAAGAGACCACCGTAGTGCCGCGCGCGGTGACGCGCCAACTCCGGTGGATGCTGGCGAAGTTGCGCTCTTCATCGAGTACATCCACTCTGCCTCGCTCGTCATTGACGACCTGCCGGAGTTCGACAACGACTTGCTGCGGCGGGGGCACCCTTCACTTCATGCCGAGATGGGGCCGGCCGTTGCACAGATGGCTGCATTATCACTAATTGCCGGCGCATTCCAGAACATATGCCGCCAAATTGACTGGATCCGTGACAACTGCCCCGAGATAAACAACGTCGACCGGATAGGTACACGGATATGCAACGATGTTAGCCGGGCGCTCGGCGCGGTGGGGGCGGCGAGCGGACAGTATATGGACATCTCCTCGGCCGAGACACTCCTGCAGGAGTTCGGGCCCGACGCGGTTGCCGAACTCATGTACCGCAAGACAGCAACCTTCTTTGAAATCGCAATGGTGGCGGGCTGGCTAACGGCTGGTGGCAACCCTGACCAGACAACGGTAATGCGCGACATTGGTCGCCACATCGGCACGGCTTTCCAAATTGCCGATGACATTGGCGACATGGCGCATGACGCCGAACGCGCGTCGCAGGGAAAAAATGGCTGGAATTTTGCAAACGAGTATGGTGAGAACGTTGCGCAGCGGGAGGTTGAGCGGAACTTAAACGGGGCGCGCCTCCTGTTGACGCGGGTGAGATGCTGGACACCCCTCTGGGTAGAAATCTATGACCAGGTACACCAAAAGATGGTTGACCGGCCGGCGTTATCCTCCACGGCCCAGCCGGCGCCGCCCAAGGCCGATCTGCCGCCCGAGGCCGATCTGCCGTCCAAGGCCGCTGTCTGAAAGGTCATCACCACTTTTGTAGTCTGGGCCTATTGTTTATGTGATGACAGCCTGGATGAGGCGCCAGTCGGCGTTCGAGCATTGCAGTATTATACGCAGACCCGTATTGTTTAAAAACCTACTGACACCAACCTGTTTCGCATTTCTGATTAGAAGGGCATCCCTGATTGGAATCACACACTGTATGGCAATAGTTATCAGCAGCACACTGCTGACCGGCGTCACAATCAGTACTAGCCGTGCATGCTTTGCTGCATTGTTTGTTGATGCACAGCTGACCAGTCTTAATGCAGTCAGAGTTGCCGGCGCAAGGAAACCCAGGCAAAGCTGCTGTACACTGGCCGCCAACACAGATTTGGCCGCCGTCACAGTCGGCGTCGACCTTACACCCCGCCGTGCTGCCCGTGTGTTGCTTGTAAACAGTGTAACCAATGGCTAAAATAAACACGAGTGTGAGGGCCATCACTACCGGTGGTGGCGGCATTTTTGCGACCACGTATATATGGGGCATGCAAAAAACAGATAGCGCAAGGCTTTAGGCCGTACTTCTTTTTGGCAGACCCGACCTTGGGTCAGGACCCTACAGGAACATATGTTGTCCATTTATTGTCTGACCAAACGACGCCAGGGAGCTTAAACATTTGACATCCATTCCTATTCTCATTAAACGAGAAATAAGCGCATGATGGGTCGCTTTTGCATTTCTGCTGGCACTGATCAAGAGGTGCGATAACACCAGTCCCAAGTTCATTGTGGTTCGAGTAGCCCCAAGAGTTGTTGATTTTCCACCATTTTCCGTCGGCGGTCATAGTGCAGTTAGCTGCAAGGTCGACGGGTGGGACTTGCTGGGTATAGTCGATCTGAGGCATTTTCTCGGCGGTACATGTGCCGCCGCCGGGTGGCGGCGGCGCACAAGTGCCGTTAACACAGGACCTGCCGCCACAATCAGTAGGGCTCTTACAAGAAGAGCCTGTGCACTGGCCGCCAACACAGGTTTGGCCGCCGGAACAGTCGGCATCGACTGCGCACCCCGCCGTGCTGCCCGTGTGGTGCTTGTAAACAGTGTAACCAATGGCTAAAATAAACACGAGTATGAGGGCCATCACTACCGGTGGTGGCATTTTTGCGATCACGTGTATATATATGGGGCATGCAAAAAATAGATAGCGCAGGGCTTTAAGCCGTACTTTTTTTTGGCAGACCCGACCTTGGGTCAGGACCCTACAGGAACATATGTTAACCATTGACCATTGTCTGACCAAACGACGCCAGGGAGCTTAAACATGTGACATTCATTATTATTCTCATGAAACGAGATATAAGCGCATGATGGGGTGCTTTTGCATTTCTGCTGGCACTGATCAAGAGATTCGACGAAAAATCCTGCTGGCTCAAGTTGATTGGTTTTCGACCAGCCCCAAGAGTTGTTGATTTTCCACCATTTTCCGTCGGCGGTCATAGTGCAGTTAGCTGCAAGGTCGACGAGTGGGAATTCCGAGTTCCACGCAAAGTCGATCTGAGGCATTTTTTCGGCGGTACATGTGCCGCCGCCGGGTGGCGGCGGCACACAAGCGCCGGCAACACAGGACCTGCCGCCACAATCATCAGGGCTCTTACAAGAAGAAGGGGCTGTGCACTGGCCGCCAACACAGGTTTGGCCGCTGGAACAGTCGGCATCGACTGCGCACCCCGCCGTGCTGCCCGTGTGTTGCTTGTAAACAGTGTAACCAATGGCTAAAATAAACACGAGTGTGAGGGCCATCACTATCGGGGGCATTTTGAGACCACGTGTATATGGGGCATGCAAAATGCGTCACATATATTTATGGTGCGGAGGGGTCTAGGACAAGTTTGTAATCCGAATAATTCGGGTCGTCAAAAATCTTGCACGCCCCATCTGTTGCATCGTAACGACTAAAGTTTGATGACGTCCCCGAGAAATCCCAACACACGGGCGTGTCATGAAATTTCAAAGCCTTTGTAGGGTCAGTTGTGGGCTTAAACGTGCTTGGGCAGCTGCTGCCCGTTGCTTTTACACCATAAAGTTCGGTTGGCAGAAAGATAGGAGAATCTTGATTTCCGGCGCCAGAGGTTTCTGTAATTTGATAGACATCGCCCACCCCATAATCGTTACTACCTTTTACAAGAGAAGACTTCCCAAGGTACCACACACCATCTCCGCCAGCACCTACGGGGGCTATTATTCCGGGCTTGGCGCCAACAAGCCAAGAACCGTCATTCAGCGAGGGGTCCCATGCAGCCCACTGGTAGCTGCAGGCCTCCGCTGTTTTTTGCCGTTGCATGTAAACCACGACGGCAATAATAACAAACAGAAGAAAGACAGCAAGCGCCACCAACTTCTTATTTTTACAACTCTGGCCGTCTTTGCGCACGATGATCTTCGGATACAAGACTGGACCGGTGCCCGGCACGACCACGCCCTTCTCCTTCTTGTAGTACAGCGGGTTCAGCTTCTTCAGATCGGCGAGGGTGATCTGGTCGTCGCCACCAAACTTGCCGAGCTGATTTGGGCGCGGGGGTGTTGCGACAGTTCCGGAAAGAGGCATGCAACTAGTATATGTTAACGTTCATAAAAATATACTTAGTTGGCATGGTGTTTGTCTAGTTGTGTAGCACTCTAAAGGGCGGCGCGTACGCCCATGCAACCAGTGAGAGCCCGCGGCGGTGTGTCGGATTCGCAAGATAGGCTGGCAGGGTTCTGGCAATGAAGTTTTCGCGTCGCTGGCTCCAAGTTTGGGTCGCATGTCCCGGTACAGGCTCGACCGCCATGCGCGTCGGTGTCCGCAGCCGTCGATACGCGGTCACAAAGCCATCGGGCCCGCGCGCGACCTCAGATACGCCAGCCGCCTCAATGGCCGGCAACTTTTCCTCAAGTTCCTCAATTGTCATCCACTCAAAGGGCATGGTGCGCAGCCAGTCTATCCGTATACCACAACATCATCCGCCTTCAGAATGTGTGTCGGCGATAGCCAGCCGGCCGCGCGCATCCAAATTGACAGCCCGGGTCGTGCCCATGCGGCCCTTATGAGCGCCGCGCGCGGTTGAAGAAAACCGCGGCCCCTTATAGGAGCCCCATCGGCCCAATGTCAAAGGCGCCGACCCTTCTCGTGGCGGGAAGCCTCCGCCTGGGGGCGGAAGGGACTCCGTCGGACGAGATCCCGATAAACTACATAACTAGCTGGCTTCGGCAACGGATGCCTGAGTTTGGCAGCCATGCGGCCACACTGGCCAACCGCATCCTCGTCGTCCGCGCGGAGACAGGGAGCGGGAAGTCGACGACGCTCCCCGTTGCAATATTCCGCATCCTCCGCAACGAACAGACGCAGACAAACCTGAGCTACAGCGGGCCCGGCGTCATCTGCACACAGCCGCGAGTTCTTACGGCAATCACGCTGGCGAACGACGTCTCGTCGCGGCCGTGGAACCCTGACATGATTCTCGGCGAAACAGTGGGCTACCAGACCGGGCCTGTGAGTAACAAACCCCCGGCCGGCCTCTTGTACGCAACGGCCGGCGTCCTTGCGGCCCAGTTGCGAAACCAAGAGGATCCCGAGATAATGGGGCGGTACCGGTTCATTCTCATCGATGAGGCGCACGAGCGTGCGATAGACAGCGACATGACGCTGATGTTGCTGCGAAACTTCTACCAGCGGAACACCGGCAACAAGCAACTCCCCTTCCTTCTGCTGACGAGCGCCACCTTTGCCACGCGGCGCTACGCCGAATATTTTGGCGTCGGAGTCGAGAACATCGTCGAGGTAATCGGCCGCGCCTACCCAATAGAGACCCACTGGCCGGCGCAGGGGACAAACGACTACCCCACCGAGGCGGCCGCCGTTGCAGTGAAGATCCATGAAGACCACTCCGACGACCGCCCCGAGCGGGCCGACATCCTCATATTCATGCCGGGGGGGGGCGAGACGACCGCCGTCGCCGAGGCCCTCAACAAGGCTGTGGCCAACTATGGCAAGGGTGGGGGGCACCCCCCGTTTCTTGTCCTGATAATAAACCGCGAGGTCATCAACTCGCAGATGGGCGACTACCCTCTCGTGTTCGAAAAGCCCGAGCAGCTGCCCCTGGTCAATGGGGTCCGCCCCGCTCGGCGGATCATAGTCTCGACGGTCGTCGCCGAGACGGGCCTCACAATCGACACGCTGCGCTACGTGATTGACTGCGGCTGGAGCCGGACAAAGGAGGTCTACCAGCCCTGGGGGGCCTCGGGGCTTCTCACACGGCCCGCGCCTCGGAGCCGCATCGAGCAGCGCAAGGGGCGCGCGGGCCGCCTGTTTCCCGGAGACTTCTACCCGCTTTACACAAAAAACGTCTACGAGGCGCTTGAGGGCCAACAGCTGCCCGAAATCATTTCCTCGGGAGTTGAAGAAATCTACCTCGCCGTCATTCGTGAGCAGCAGCGGCAAAAGCTGCGCACCGGCAAGCCGCCCGAGTTCCGGGTCGAGGACATGACACTCCTCGACCCGCCGCCGCCAGAAGCGTTCCTTGCAGCAAACGCAACGGCCGTTGCGCTCGGGTTTGTTTCGGCGCGGGCCCCCCTGCCGAGAAAATCCTGGCCCCCCACCGAACTGGTGAAAACAGTCCTGGCGGAGCCGGTTGAGGAGCCCCTGGCCCTTGCCCGGGGGTATGGCCTGACATCGATCGGCCACATCGCCGCGATGTTCACGCGGACGCCAATGGAGGGCGTGCGCGTGCTCCTTGCAGGGTATATATGGGGCGCCGCCGCGTCCGACCTCATCACGGCCGTTGCGATGTTTGGGACGCCGCTTACCGACCTTTTGGTGGGCCACGGGCGCCCAAAAAAAGGGGCCCCTCCTGGTGCGCTGCCGCCGGGGGCCGAGGCCCTCCGCGCCGCGCTGCCGCCGTTCCTCGTCCTGCGGACGGGCGGGAGCGTGACGGGAGTGCTGCCCCCGGCAGAGAGCGAAGCCTTTTACTTCCGATCTCGGATACTCCTTGCGGACGACTTTGCGGAGGCCATTCTTATATTTGACGCATTTGCTCGCCGGATTGATGCCTCGCAGGGCGACATCGCCGCGGTCGCCGGCTGGTGCGCCGAAGTCGACCTCGATTTTGAGGCGATGCTGGACGCCGCGCGCAGGCGTGAAAGCATAATCGAAGAAATGATGGTCGCCGGCCTCAACCCGTTCCGCGCGGCGGACAAGCAGCTGACCGCACTCCCGGCCAATAGATTCACCGAGGGGGTCTGCGCCCTAAAAAAGTGCCTCTACGCCGGCCTCGGCGCCCGCCTCCTTCGGTGGGACGCCGACCATCCTGAAGGGGCGACCTACGTCTCAATGCAGGGGCTTCGCGTGCAGACGCCCGACCTCTTCACGGACGCAATGGCCTCGCGGCTGAAGGCGCTCCATGTCACACGGGGGCCCACCGATGCGCTGCGCCCACACTGGATCCTGACCGACCAAATTCGGCTAATGCCGGCGCCCAAGCGGGCAGAGGACGTGGGCTACCCCTTACTCTACGTCGCCACCACAAATCTAGTTTCTGTCCTCGACGGGTACGTCGACCCTGACCCCGAGTTTGGTGCCGCAAGGACATTTGCACCAACTAACTGACGGGCCAAAATATATGCCACTGAACAAATAGGCCGGGCGCCTGCCACGGATGGTGGAGACAGCAGGCCAGCACCCCCTTCCCGTGCCGGTAATTCCCACGCGAGGCGGCACATTCGACCGCTTTCTGCGACTCCACTCTTTCGAGCTCTTAATATTTGTCATCCTGTTTGTCCTTCTCGCCCTCTGCCTCGCCGCAGTCCCCCTAATTTCAGAGAGCTCCCAGGAAAAGGCGGCGCGGGACATCCTCTAAAAGCGCCGGTGTTTGCGCGCCTGAATATAAGGCCGCCCGATGGTAATAACGACAAAGTACGGCCCGGCCGAGAACAGTGTCATGGACGTGGGCACTGCCGCTGGACAAATTGAAGTTTATACGCACGTCGTGCGCGCGGCGCTTGAGGCCCGCAATGGTATTCTCCATGCCCCTGTGCTCCTTCTCAGTGATGAACAACTGAGTGGCCTCTTTGCGCCGCGGCAGATGGCGGTGCTCGTCAAGCGCCCACTCGCGCGGCCTGGGGCCCACGCCTGACGGCGCGCTTTTGTTTTTGCACCAACCGCGGGCCTACTCGAACACATCATCAAGGGTGAAGGGGTCCGCGGGCCCGGCCCGCGGGTCTCCGAGAGACCCTGTCTCCAGCAGGGCCATAATTTCTGCGTCCTGTAGCAGCATTTCACTGCCGCGGGCGGCCTTGGGCGCGCGGCGCTCAGCGCCGATAACGGCTGCATCATCGTGAATGAAATAATAGTCGCTGTCGTCGTTGAGCGCGTCGTTGGCAGGGTGCGTGGGCGCGGGCGCGGGCGCGTGCGCGGGCGACGGCGGCAGGGCGCGGGACTCCCACCAGCGCCGCCCATCACGGCGGCCGGAGGCGGTGCTGCGGGTGTCGGCAGCAAGGGCAACGTCGTGCTGCCACTCGTCGGGAGACCGCACGCCGCGGCGCTCGGCATCAACAAGCAACTCTTCGCCGGGGCGAAGGGTCATCTCGTCAACGGTGAGTACACGGCAGCCGCGGAGGACGAGCGTGCGGTTAGCAGCAGGGCGGAGGTGTTTGCCGACGGCAGAAGACTCAATCTCTTTGATGATCTCTCCGGCGACGTGGCGCTTGCGCTCAATGTTCGCCGAGTACCACTCGGTGTAGTACCCGCCAAGGATGCCAAGGGGGTACTCGGCGGCGCAGTCGGGCGACAGGACGATCGACTGGCTGACCCAGCGGTGGAGCGCGTCCTGCCCGATGCGGAAGAGCTCTGACTCCTTTTCAATCGTGGGCGATTGGACGTTCTTGAGCTCGCCACCGTGCTCAACCTGGAGGCGCTCGTAGTAATGGACAAGGATGCTGAGGAAGGCGGACTGGAACTGGGGGTCGGTCGGGTACTGGCGGACAAACCGCTGGTCCTCTTTTTTCTCGAAAGGGCTATTCAGGTCGGGGTTTTTGCGGAACTTCGCTTTCGACGTGTAGTGGCGAAGGCGGCGCCAGGTGCCGTGGTCGGTGGTGTTAACGATGAAGCTGTACTGCGAGGCGGCAACAACATTGGCCTTCATCGTGAAGGTTTCTTGCTTGCAGTTGAGGTCGCGCCCCGAGACCTCGCCAGCGTTAATCATCTCTTTCATGCGGGCAACGTTGAGCGTCTGCGCCTTGTTCGACTCTTCGCTGTAAGCGTAGTTGAGGTACTTGAACTTCATCATTGCGCTGTTGGGGCGGTCGGCGTCCTCGCGCTCGCTGCACATCAGCTGGATGTTAAACTTGTCCGCGTAAGGGCCGAGAGCTTTTGCGACCCAGCGAAGGAAGGAGGTCTTGCCGTTCTGGCCGCCGCCCTCCCACAGAAGCATGAGGCCCTCCTTTGGGTCGCCGCTGAGCCCCTGCGCCGCGTGGTAGAGGATCCAGTCGCGGGCGTCAGGCTCAACGATGATATCGGCAATCGCGTCAAGGACGAGCTGCTGCCAGGGGTCGGGCCGGCTGGGGTTGAACTGGACGTAGGCGACCGGCGAGAAACGGCTGATGGGGTATTCGTGGAAGTGGTCGATGAGGGTGCACTGGGGGCCAAGCTTTAAGACGCCGTTGAGGGTGCCGAAGAGGAAGGGGATGCGGTCGAGCTGCTCGACGAAGCCGCGGCGGCGGAAGAGGTAGTTCGCCTGCCGGATGACCCCGTTCTTGAAGGTGTCGTTATAAAGATTGAGCTTTGACCCGGCGAAGGTCTTGCCGAGGCCTTTGTAGTACTTCCCCTGGTCCTCGTCGGCAGCGCCGACGCGCTTTTCCTCGATGTGCTCGCCGATCTGGTCGAGCACGCGGGCGAGCTTCTCGCTCATGTAGATGTGGACGTCGTCGGGCTCGACCTCCTTGCGCCACTTCCACACCTCGCCGGGCTTCTGCGCCTGGCCCGGGAGGACAAACTCAAACCAGCAGTAGGTCTGGGTGCCGCGGGTGCCGACGTCAATGTCGACGCAGAACTTTGCGCCGAGCATCGCTTCAAGGATCTTCGCAAACATGTAGTGCTGCAGCTTGCCCCCGTAGTCGTAGACGTAGCCGGTGAGCATCGTGAAGTAGGATCGCTCCATGACCTCGGCGTAGCGGGCCGAGTCGTAAGTGCGGGCCCAGTAGGATATCGAGCGGAGGGTGAGGGGTCGGTCGCCGCCGCCGCGGCGGGCGACGGCATCGTCCCACAGTGTGTCGAGCGCGGCGAGGCCGCCGTCGGTCCACTTACCGGGGCACTTGTGGCTGAACCAGACGGCAAGCGGCTTGTACTGCTCGCTGGTGTTCGCCAGCGCGAAGATGACATCGCGCCATTTCCCGCGGTCGGTATAGTACTCGGGGCCCAGCAAGTCGAGCAGCGCGTGGAGGTGGCGCGCCTCGGCGTTGTGCAGCGTGAGGGTCGAGAGCGTGTGCTCGGCGAGGAGGAGCTCCTCGACGGGAACGACCCCCCCCGCTGAGCGGTCACCCCAGTCCTGGGCCTTAGCGAGGGACTCGGGCCGGGCCTCGAACTCAAGCATCCGCACCAGCGGTGCGCGGCCGTCCTCACCGCTATAGTCCGCCTCGATGCAGAGGCTGAGCTCGGCGACAAGGTTGTACCCTGAAAGTTCCGCGGGGCCGAGCTTCTTGATGACCGGCGGTGGCGTCCAGCCGGCGCCACAGCCGAGGTCAATCGTGACCTCGAGCGCGGCGCCGAGGACGTAAGGGGTACCGCCGCGCTTGCAACTGCCGAAGAAAAGGACGGGCACGCTTGCGCTGTTCTGGTCGAGGCACTCCGCCGGGTCACCGACAACGCCGAGTTCCTGGAGCGTTGCGGCAACGCCCGGGTCTGCCCGGAACTGTCGCATAAACCACTTCTTGTACGCGCGCCCCATTTTTATGCCGGGCACGAGGACGTGGAATCCATACTTGTAGACGGGGGCGCCGCCATTGTCTGCGCGCCCGGCCTCATTGACAATGGGCACCGCCTCGCGTTTAATTATAAAGAATATATGGATCCGAAACTCCAGAGGTTTTTTACCGCCCGTGGGTGGCAGTTGGCTGGCAAAGTCAATGTCGCCCTGGAGGGCCGCGACAAGCCCCCCGGCAATACGGTAGTAATGGCGATCGGTGAGCACGGGGCGGCGGTCGGTGAGGACTATGTCATAATCAATCATGAAGCCGCTGCGGGGCAGCGCGGCGCTCCCCTGGCGCTCAGAGATGTGCGCCGTCGACCCTTCAAGGCGGCAGGCCTCGAGGTGGTGAAAGAGCTGGCAAATGTGCTCGGGCCCGAGGGCGTAGGTTACGCGCTCGCCCTGGTCAATGATGTTGGTGCGGTCGTCGCCCTTCTGCGTAGTGAAGGCGTGGATGCCCTCACGGATAAAGTTGTTGAGCCCCCGGGCCCCCCCGCAGCGTTTTCGCTGCGAAGCCTCGTCAATGGACGCCCACGCCAGGGCGTCGGTTTCGGCCGGGGACGGGCCCAGCGTGTGGAAGTTGCGCGGGGCGGCGTCCATCTCTGCTGGGCCGTTGCGGCATGTAGAGATGCCGCCATCGCCGGGCCCCGCGCCAGCCACGCTCCGAGCGTCTTGAAGGACAGGGCAAGTTGGGTCCAAAACCGCCGTCTGTTTTCGCTCCATCGCCCGGGACGGGCTGTATAGGAATGTTCGAGAAACCTCCAACTTGTTTTAATTTACGTAAAAGTGCTAAAAAGGGCGACCACGCCCATCTTCGTGCGTCGCCGCGCCAATCTTTGTACGCCGGCCACAACATCACATTTTTTTTATTGCTGAGGCGTCTTTGAGCAGGCGCGCCGGGCTGAGGCCCCCAATGGGGGTCGGGCCAGTTATGGGGCCCGCGCGCTGCCCATCGACGGCCAGGGCAGCAGTGTTGTAAGCGATGGTGCGAGAACCGCGGCCAAAGCCTTCGCCAAGCCGAATCTCCGTGACTTCAACCGACCGGCCGGTCTCGAACAGGAGGGTGTGGCTCGGGCACGCCGCAAGCCCGAACCGGGCAAGGCAGGCGCGCCATTCGCCGTCGTCAGGAGTTTTGTGCCAGCGGTAGAACCAGGCAACAACGCGGCGTGATCGCTCGTCGGCGGCGCCGACCACGAAAGTCTGCGGGCCGCGCGGGGGGGTGCCGTGGGCCGAAATCGGCAGCCGGCTACGGCCGAGAGGGTCCCAGCGGACCGTAAATGTCGCGCTCAGCGCGCGGCCGATGTCGACATAGAAAGCCAGCACCCAACCCAATGCATCGAGGGCGGCAAGCCGGACACACCAGAAGAACGTCGTAAATATATTGTGCCAACACTGCCTAATGAACCCCCTCATCCCGGCACCGAGGTACCTGAGGTACCTTATGCGGGCGGGCCAACGGTTTGGGTTCGGTGCCTAAATTCAACAGGGCGCCCAGTATTTGAACCCCCTTTGTCCTGTAAATATACAGCTGCCGCTATGAGCGACGACGAGGGGGGGGACTATGGGGACTATGAGGACCTTGGAGTGGGCGAAGAAGACCCCGTGGACGACGAAGGGCTTGCTGATGTTGCCGATCCCGAAATCGAGGTTGACGCCGTGGATGACGAAGAAGCAGAAATCGGACTCGAAGAAGACGCGGCGGGGACCGACGAAGACGAAGAGGATGATGAAGCGGGCGACGAGGACGCCGACCCAATCGAGCCGGTCCCGCAGAAGGCGCGCCCCGAACGCCAAAAAGTCGACCCAATCCTACGAATAAGCAACAAGCATCGTTTCATCCATGTCGTCCCGCCGGAAGACCGCGTGACAGACCACCGGCTCCAGAAGCCTGAAGCCGCGTATATCATCGGGATGCGCGCCCAGCAGATTGCATTATACGCGACGCGTTACACGGAGGGGGCTTCGCTCCATGACCCGGTCATGCTCGCGTACAAAGAACTTTTGGATCGCCGCTGCCCGTTTATCTTGCGACGGCCCGTTGGCACGGGGCCGAACGGCGAGCTCCTCATCGAGGAGTGGACCGTGCGGGAGATGACTCTCCCGCCGCTTACGGCGCCGGTGCCCCTTGGAGGGGGGCCCACCGCGCCAGGGCCGCAGGCAGCCGCCCCCAAGCGCTAAAACGTCCATCACGGCTAAATAGAGGGCCCATTTTTCTCTCATACGGTGCGTTGGCCCCAGACAATGGAGGCCGCGGTGTGCGCCCCCGGCACGCGCAAGACAAAGAAGCCGCGCCCCCCCAGCACGCGCGCCCATTTTGTACCACCGCCGCCCCCCGATTTGTTTGCGTGGGTCGGGGGACGGTGGCGTATGCAGCTCGCCACTCTGGTTGGAACCCTAGCGACCCCCCCCCAGCTGCGCGCAATCCTCGCCGCCGGCGACATTAAAGAATTGGGCGCCGACGTCTCTCTCGAGACAATACCCGATGACCTCCTCGTGACCGCGGCAATGTCGGGCGCGACAACCAGCATGGCCCTTCTCGACATTCTTGACGGCCCCTGCTTTGCCCATGCCTCCTGCCTCTGCTGTTACACAGCTCACTCGGCCGCGCGGGCACGCGAGGCCGCCGGGGTACTGCAAGTGTTTCGCCGGTACTTTGACCCCGACAGCTACGTGCAGTCAAGGGCATACGCCCGTGTCGTGGCGGCGATGTCGCGCGACCTGCGGCCAGAGGAGGCCGCCGAGGTGAAAGACCACGTTGCCCGGCTCAACACCACACCGGACACGATCCGCGAAATCAACGGGGGCGGGCTCTGTGTTGTGCTCCCCCCGTGCCAGCCGGGCGTCCTGTGGGTCTACTCGACCCCCGAGGGGCGCCGACTCCTGCGCCACCTTGCACGAAAGGGGGGCAGCCCCGTGAAGGTTACGGTCGCGTCGTCCGACCCCAGGATGGCCCCGCGGTTTCGCTTCCGAATGTACGCAGCCTCCCTCGTCCCCGGGGCGGGCCGCGTCGGCACCTCGGCGCTGCTCGACATGGCGCTTGCCTGGGTCCGCGGCCGACGTTAAAAAGGCGTCGTTTGTTTACGTGGGTCAATATTTTTACGTAATTGTCCTGCGCGGGCTGGTCCGCTCACAACGACAGGGCCAAAAAAGAGCCGCGCCAACCGGTGCGTGCTAACGTGGGAGGGGGTGGCTGTCGTCGAGACCCGCCCGCTGGTAGCACGCCTTAAAGCAGAAATGGTGGTACTCGTCGAGCTGGCGCGTGAAACGTTCAACGGTGTTTTTGCGGATACGGTCTTGGCAGAACTCTTGGAGCCCCATCGGTTTCGGGATGAGCTCGTGGTCCTTGCAGCGCCGCAGGACGACAAAGGTCGCCCCGGCAACTTTGCTGCGAAGAATCGAGCTTGTGCCGATGTTGTTGGCAATCGCCGTCTGGACGACGTCGAACACGGCTTCGTGGAGGCCGGCGTAGGCGTCGCCCTCGAGGCCGAGGTGGGCAAAGAGGGTTATGATTTCGGGGCGGCAAGGGTCAACGTTGATGTCGACGCCCATCTTCCCGTCGGCGACGAGGGCCCGGACAAAGTTTGCGCCGCGGGCAATGCCCTTGTTTGGGAGCTGCATGAAGGCGGCAATCTCTGGCTTGCTGGGCGAGAAGCCAATCTCGAGGCACGCGTGGTAGAAACAGGCCGCCATGATATTTTTTTTGTTCTGGGACCTTTTCACGCACTGGCGTTGGACCTCGTTGTAGAAGTGGGAGGCGAGCTTGCAGGCGTCGAGGGGGAGCGCGCGCCCGCCGGCCTCAATAAAGAGGGCCCGGTAGGCGCAGTACTCTTCGTAGATCTGTTTCTTTTGATTCGCCGCCGTGTTGCCCATGCCGCTGCGGTGCAGGTCGGGCTGGAGCTGGTTGCTGTTCGGGCCGACGATTCGCAGCTGCACCGTGTTCGGGGCCGTGCGCGGCGCATCATCGTCTTCGGGTTCGGCAGAATCGCCTTCAAAGACAAGCCCGCAGTTCTCGCACACATATTCGAGGCCGTTTGTGGCTCGGTACATTTGCGATCCGCACTGGGCGCAGTCGTTGCATGCATAAGCCTCATCGCCCGCATACGCCTCATCGCCCCCCTCCTCGGGCCCACTGGATTGCTGCTGAACGCCCAGCGGGGCAAACACCACATTGCAGGCGAGCCCGCTCGCCGCAAGCGCGGCGGCGACGCCGCCGGACCATGCCAGGGATCCAAAGGGGTCGTCGGGGCTGCCCGTGGGCCATGCCATGACCCCAAAGGGGTCCGCCAGGAGCCCAAAGGGGTCATCGAGGCCGGCGGGGGGGGCACTGAGGCAGTGCTGCTGCACGAGTGCGCCCACCGCAGCAAACTTCTCTGTGCCCCTGCGGGCGGGCCGTTTGGCCGGTACTGGGCTCGGTCCGAAATCGGCCATGCGGGCAATTTGGATAGAGATTGGTACAATAAGCAGGTGGCGTGCTTTTAACCCCCAGTAGTGCCCGATATCTCGATATCGTTTATTCTCTAATTAGAGGTCTCAATTATAATAAATGCCCGTATACGTGAATGTCCGCGACAAACGGTGGAAGTCGGTTGCGTGCCGCCCGGGGCGCACATCCGACCGTTGCCCTGGCGGGGGGGGCTGTCGCCCTTGGCAGCTGGGTTGCCGCACGGTCAAAAGAGTTTGAGGTTGTCGCCCAGCGGCGTGACGCCGACGGGCCGATGGTTGACCGCGCGCTTGAAATCGTGCGGAATTTTATAGCGACCCGCAACCTCATCATATTTGGTGGACTCGCCATTGACTACGCCCTCCGCCTTAAAGGGAGCCGTATCTACCCCGACGACCAGCGGCCCGACTTTGACTTCATTTCGACACGGAGCGTCGATGATGCCTATGACCTTGCCGACCTTCTCCAGGCCGCCGGGTTTGAGGGCGTAGGCGCAATTCGCGGAATCCACGTCCAGACAATGAAGGTCCGCACTGATTTCGTCTGGGTCGCTGACATCGGCTATGCGCCGCCCGACGTTTTCGCTAATATTCCCACCTTTGACTACCAAGGGCTGCGCGTGATTCACCCTGATTACCAGCGGATGGACATCCACCTCGCGTTCTGCTTCCCCTTTAACGGCCCGCCGAGGGAGGACGTCTTCCACCGCTGGCGCAAAGACCTCAACCGGTTCAACCTCTTCGAAGAGCACTACCCAATTGCGGCCGACCCGGCCAACGACCGGGGCCCTGCTCCGGTTATTAAGGGGCGACTGGCCGTTCCAGTTGTCGGCCGGGGGGGCGATCTAAAAGTGGCCCTCCACGGGTTTGCGGCGTACGCCGTGGTTCGTTCGGCGCTTGATGAGCTCGCGGCCTCGCTCGGCCGCCCTCTGCCCGAAGTTGCTGCGCCCCGTCTTGCGGTGACCTTTCCGGACAACTACACGGTCACCATTGAGTCGCCCGCTGGTGACACGGTTGTCTTTGCGTCTCCATGGCCGACGGAGGTGCTCACCGGCGCCGACCGGTTCAGTCCTTACATGGACATATATCCTGAGTCGTACCGCGCCGGGAGCATTGTTGTCCTGTCAACAAAAGGCCGGCAGCTTGCTGCGTCTCTTGTTCGCATCGAACAGCCCGCTGAACAGCCCGCTGAACAGCGTCAAGCATTTGTCGTGACGCCTCAGTACTTAATGCTGTGGTTCCTCTTTGAGGCCCAGCGCGCTGATGACGCCTCACGGCATACCTTTCGAGCTTTCTACGCACATACGCTTGAAATCATTCACGCCGCGGAGAGTGTCTATGCCGATCTGCTCGAGACCGCCGACTCCCCGGCGGGCCGCACGGCAGTAATGGACAGCTTTGCGGCAAGCCCCTTCGCGCCAATGTTAACAACTATTGGCGCGTTTAACCATGATGCCGCATACACGATTAAGATGGCACGTATTGCACAAAAACTGCGGGACACGCCGCCCGCCGTGCTCAATCTTGACGCCAATATTGCTGACCTCCTTGTGGGCCTCCCCGCCGACTATTACCCTGCGACGTCAAAACAGCGCCCTCCAACTTTCGTGTACGAAAATAGCCCCCTCTTCCGCCGGTCCGGGCAGAAAAGTGGATCGGCCCTATAGGACTTGCTCGACTTGCTCGACTTGCTGCCCTTTCCAACCACTGTGTTTTACAAAAGTAGGTATATATTATCAAAGGCCATGCTGGATGATGAAAGGATGCTCCCAAATAGTTGGCAGTCTGGCGAAAAGCCAGTCGTGTCTGTAATTCGGACACCGATAAACCGGCGACTGTTAACGGATTATTCAAACCCGACATTCATTACAGGCGGCGGGGACCAAGCGTCATCGTGGGTTGTCACGATTGCTCTCCTTATTGCACTTACAACCCTGATAATTTTCTTGGTTCTCCGCGGTGGCCGCCACAGCTGTCGAGGCCGGCACGGCCACAAGAAAGACAATTTCTGTTGCTAACAAGATGCGCCAGGCCTGCTCAGTTGCTGCTCCCTGGCTGCAGCCCGCACCCGCTGCTCCAGTTTGCCCAGCAGATTTCGTCAGCATATATGCGCTGGTACTCTTCGTAAGGGACAAACGCTTTGCCAAGGCGATAGTTGACCGTGTTGTGGAAATTCCACACCCATCCTTCGAGGGCGTGGGCCGACGCGAGGTTGGGGGGGTTCTGGAGGACGAACCGAGTCGAATGCTCACGGCACTCCCTGCAGGGAAGGTGGGTTACAAAATCCCAAATGCGGCGAAGAGCGGTGCGAGCATCCACCGGCGTTGGGCTCAATGGGTAGTTAATGGCGGTCACATGGAGCCAGTTCCACCCCCTTGGACCCCACTCTTTTTTTGGGAGGTTGGGCCATGCCCAACCCTCCTGCTCAATGTTCATCAACACTTCAGCTTATATATGTCATGAAAAGATTTGAGGCCCCCTCCGGGGTGGCGCGCCCGGCTTGCCGGGGAAAAAAGATGCGAACAAGATAAGGCTGCGCGGCCACATCGCAGGAAAATGACAACGGTTACTACCAAATGTGACATTATTCGTGACCTGGCAACCGCCACCGGATGTAGTGGGTTATGCACGGGGGGTACCGGTACCAGTACCAGCTCTGCATGCTCCAGCAATGAGCAACTAAAAGCAGCCTGCGATGTTGCGCCGTTAGCAAATATGCGGATGGCGCTCTTTGCTGACCAGTACTCCCCGGCCAACCTGTTTGAAACTGCCGACAATAAAAGTGATCGAATTGCAAGAATGAAGAATTTTGCGACAGGCATTCGCGACATAGAATCAAAACTCATCAAGGCGTACCCTAATGCCGCCCCCAAAGCGACAGAAATTAGCTGGCCTGACGTCGAGCGCTGCCTCTGGAATAAGTCGGGCGCCCCGGGGGGGGGTAACAAAAACACCTATTTCCGGCGCAATGATTTAAATCTGATGGGGCTCAAGCCCACCCACCCAATTGGGCATAAATTTGCGGAAAATTCAATCTGGAAGACTACTCAGCGACCAAGCCCGCTACCAACCACCATCGATTACTTTATGAACCCTGACTTATTTGTAATTATCATGTTTGCTTTCCTCGTCGTCATTCTTGCCGGACTCCTTTGGTTGGCTCAAAAAAGCGCAAAGAATGCGCCACGAATTTCCCGGGAGAAACGTGATGCAGAACTGCAGAAGCTCGAAAAAACTGACCCCTACAAAGACTCAGCTTTCGCGTCTTACGACCCCACGGCAAAATGCCGGTCCTGGATTGAGTCAATGGAACAGCAGGGCTACTCGATGGAGAACTACAGACAGCAGTGCGGCCTGCCGCCGGCAGAGCCTGCCCAATAGTGTGAGGTTTATTTTGGCAACCCAGCATCGGTGCTGCCCACAACGGTGCTGCCCACAACGGTGCTGCCCACAACGGTGCTGCCCACAACGGTGCTGCCGCCTACAACGGTGCCACCCACAGCATCGCTGCCGCCCTCAAAAGAACATTTACACCTATAGATAACCATTTCAGCGTCGCCGACACGAATTTGGACCATGTAGTCGAGGCCGCAGGCGGGGCAGAGACGTCCGACAAGCTGGTTAACCCTGTCATAGGGGGCTTTTGCAATCAGGCAGCTGTACATTTCGGCCGTCTCGCCGGCGCCGAGTACTCCGCCACCGACGCGGGCGTCACTGGCGTCGCCCTTTTCTTCTGTGCCGCAGGGGCACCGGAAATTGACCGATCCCGAGGATGGGTCACGAATCATGACCAGGCCACATATTGGACAGAAGCGCATCACGCCGGTCTTGTATGACAAGGGGCCGCCCCTATTCAATTTACTAGGTTTGAATTTGGCTGAATTGTGCATGATACAACGGCCATGTCGGCAATTACAATTACATTTGGGGACTGCGCCGAAAACAATGTTGGTATGCAGAAGATTGGCAAACCGGCAAGACCTGGATTGGGATTTTCTTATGAAGACCTCGCCGCCGCCGCGGCGCGCTTTGAGGCCGCAGGCTGCCACTGCGAGCTTGTTGACCTTATATTGGCTGGCGGCGTCGGGGGTGAAGGCCCCGATCCGGGGTATGTCCTTGTGGTGCGGGCGGGCATCAAAGCCCTCCTGGGCGACCCGGGCGCCGCAGATGCAATGCGTGACGAGCAGCGGGCGTTTCCTGCGGACACAAAAGCGCTTTTCCGTGGCGTGGTGAAGAACAAGCTTGCCCGTCACAACCTCTGCTTTGCAGACGAGGGTCAGGAACCCGACTATGCGGCAGGGCGCGGCCGGGTTGTGGCGTTTAGCGACGCCCCCTACACCGCCGCTGCGCGCAAGGCTCTCTGCAGCTTCTTTGGGGCAAAAGCCGAAGGCCTTTTTGCCGAGGGGAACTACTACTACCGGCCCGCCGCGTGTGGCATCGGATTCCATGGTGATGGCGAGCGCCGCAAAGTCATCGCGCTTCGCCTCGGCGTGGCGGCCCCCCTCCACTATCAGTGGTTTCTCCGCAGCCAGCCGGTGGGTTTCCGGGTCATATTTAACCTAAACCATGGCGACCTTTACGCGATGTCGGAGAAGGCCGTTGGCCACGACTGGAAGCGCTCATCAATCTTGACCCTCCGCCACGCCGCCGGCTCGCAAAAATACCTGACAGTTGTAGGGCACCCCATGCGGACTGCGCCCGCGGAACCGCCCGCGGAACCGCCCGCGGAACCGCCCGCGGAACCGCCCGCGGAACCGCCCGCGGAACCGCCCGCGGAACCGCCCATAATTAATGATGCGGACCTCAGCGACCTGCTTGCCGAGGTCCTCGGCGACGAACCTAATGAGTGACGCAAAAAATGCGGCCACGGGCCGTTCTACTCGTCAATCCACGAGCTCGCAGTCGAGATGGGCTTACCGTCAAGTTTTTCCTGCTGGGCGCGGATCTGCTCGGCGATGACCTCGACGCGGGCGCCAGGGCGGAGGGCCTCCAAGAACGGCTCCACGCCGCGCTCAAACAGGTCGGTCAACTTGTGCTCGCCGAGGTGGCGCTCAATTTCATCGAGACGCGCCCAGGGCGGATATTTTGCGTAGTCGGACCCGCTGTAGCGAAGCTCGTTGTTGTAATTGTAGGCATCGACGAGCTGGGCCGTGCGGACGCGGGCTGGCTCGCGGACGGCCCAGCGGGGAAAGAGCCACTCGCCAAAGATCCGCTCTAAGATGGTCGCGCCGGGAAAGTCTGGCGACTTCATCTCTTGCCGTGCGCCGGCTGACTCGGCAAGGACATGGAGGCCTGTTATCAGCAGCTCGCGGCCGGCATCTTCGAGTCGAAGGGCAAGCTCCCCGGCGGTCCGGGTTATTTTGAAAGGGCGGATCTCGTCATCGTGGGGGGCGGACTCTTCGGCCAGCATAGCCCCGATGCTTGCGCCAATCGCAATGAAGTCAACCGCGCAGAGGACCGGGAATACAGCCTCAAAGTTTGCAAGAACAGCGGATTTTATTGTGTTCTGGTGGCCCGCAACGTACTCGGGCGCATATCGGTGGAGCGTTCGCATCACTCGGTTGACCTGGTCGCGGTAGAAGTTTGTCGCGTACTGCGGTGAACGGCCCTCCTCGAGGCGAGAACGAAAGGCCGGCCCGAGGATGCAGCGGCTGTAATCAATAATGCAGGCGCTGTCGCCCGCGGCGGGAAATATGTAGGTATCAGCTTCGCCGCGGGGACCCGCGACGTACGCAACAACCGGGTCTTCGTAGAATGACGGCTCGTCGGGGAACTCGCCCACACCCCACGGATAAAAGGTCATGTTATTGCCATGAAGGTCCGTGTGGGCCACGCCAGCCTTGGTGTGGAGGCAGTGGGCGGCGTAGGCGAGCTCAAAGAGGTGGCGCGCCGCGGTGTCGGGGTTGGCAAAAGAGTTGATAGCGGAGTTTCTCTGCACCGGCGCGTGTCGCACATAGCCTGCGTGCGAGCGCATTGCCCAGCCAACATGTTCCATTGTGTGCATGAGGGCGATGGGCGACATGAGTAAGAAACTCTGCGCATACTCAATGGTCTCGTATACGTGCGCATCGAGCTCCTCGGTGTAGTAGTTCTGCTTAGCAGTGCTGATTTGGCGGCGGGCCTCGCGGAGAGAGTGTGCTGCGCTTGCTAAGGCATGCCCACGAGCATACCTCTCTCCCATTGCTGCGTTTTCAAAGAGAGCCGAGTCGGCACCTTCGATGTAGGTCCACTGGTTATAGATTGCGAAACTAGGGGAAATATAATTGATGACAAGGTCACTGACTAGACGGGCGACGGCGAGCTCGCGCCAGGTGGCAAGATTGTAATCGAGGGCCTGCATCGCCTCGCGAGTGTGCATAGGGACAATCTTCTGGCCACACTGAACGCTATTGTTACCAATGATCCGATCGCCATTCATAAAAACCCTGAGCGCAAACACAACATGGAGCTTTGACAATAAGGGATGCATCTTTGAAATTTTTGCCATAAGCTGTGTGTACGCAGTAGTTGTGTGGATCATTAGCATATTATGCTGGGACTCCCAGAGATCTAGCGCAAGTGCGACTGTAAATGCCAGGACCGGGAGACGCATGTCGCATGCCAGAGTGATAAGTTGCTCAGCAGTCTCTTCAGGATAAGCAATCGACTTCAGCTCAAGAGAGCTACCGACCATTGCAAGGACGACCTCTTCATAAGGGGCGAGCTCGGCCGCAAACAGCTCATAGCTAGAAAGGAACACTGGCCCGCAGATGAATCGCTTGCGATATTCGCCGTCCCGTGAGTCAAATGTAGGCGAGACACAGATATACTCTGGTCCGTCAGCCTCCCGACCCCGGCGCCAATAGGCGTAACCAAAGTGGGCGCTTGTGCCACCGACAGTCGCGGCCATCGCCAGACAAGAATACCCATCGGGCCCAAGCGGATGCTTGAGCTTCAGCGTGAGAAAATTTGCCATGCGCTGTCGGCCCGTAAATGGGACAGGCGTTCTTTTTACTTCGCTCAGCACCGGAAAGTCCTCAATGAATTTTTTAAACTTTACACTCCCCTCATTTTTGGTGAGACCAACGTTTGTGACATACTGTGCACCAAACCACTCAGAAATATCGGCCCTTTTGTGGCTTGAGGATGACTCAGACATCTCAAGCTGTATAAGAATTGCGCAAACTGTTTCAGTTTTGCACCAGGAACGGCCCCATGCAAAGATCGTCAAAAATGAATAAGTATGTGATTGGATATATACTAAAAGACCACAACCTTGTGGTCATCACAGTACACAAAAATTTGCCTTATTAGTGGGAATGATCCTGATGACGATGTAGGTATTATATTGACTGGGCATTAACCGTGCCGCGTAAGCGGCGCCAGTTGGCTCAGGAGGGGGTTCTAACTTTAGGAACGGGATCACAGCGGGCCCATGCCGCATAGCGAGCAGTGTTGTCCGGGAAAAGGGGAAGTGACAAAGACATTGCGTCAAGATCAACCAACCCATATGCCCGGCAATACAGGGTTGTCGTCAAGGCCGCGTGGTATGCGCGACACCAGGCGACCGGCCGCCACTGGCGCGCCGGCGAGCACTTCCAAATGGTTGCTCTCATGCACATGTCATGAAATACTTTTGGTGTGTGTCTCAAAAAAGGTTTTAGCAGTGTCTCAGCGGGTTTTAGCAGTGTCTCAGCGGGTTTTAGCAGTGTCTCAGCGGGTTTTAGCAGTAAAATGGTACTAAGTGTGCCATTGTTTTTTTGTAGGCGGTATTGAAGATAGCAACGTTTTTTGTATCTCAATTTCTGGAGCGATGGCGCATGTGGACAAGAACCCTTTTGAGCTTGGGGGGCGCAATGAGGGGCCTGACCGGGTACAGGGTGGGCGCACCTGGTCGGCCGAGGAACAAGCCGAAAAACTCAACGGGTACCTTGAGGTCCCGCCCGATTGCTGGGACCAGATCCGGTATGGCACCCACGTGCGGTACTTTTCAAAGGCAGAAGGGTTCCGGCCTGGGGGCTTTGTCATGCGGAACCCGTTCGACACAAAACCAAATGGAGGCACTACCGAAAAACGGTTTATGAAGCTGCAGAATGGTTTTAACGACAAGGTGCGCGGTTACCAGCAGTGGGTTGTGGCCTATGAGGATGTTGCAAAGTTCTACATTAAGCCTGATGCGGCGGTGCTGGTGATGATGCAATCGCTTGAAGGTGCCGTGAAAGGCCTCAACGACAATATCCGGAAACTTGCCGAACACTTCAAAAAACTTGAAAGCCGTATTACGGCGCTTGAGGGCCGTATTACGACAACCGACCCCCGGCGGTAGTGGGCTTAAGTGTCGACCCAAATCCAGCCGTGGCGGCCGTGGTGATATTGCCACTCCCCTTTAGTGGGATGTCGGACAACGTAGGTATTGTGATTGGTGTCGTGGTCTTTGGTCATGCCCTGCCCCCCATAGAAAGTATGGCGGCGCATTTCTGATACTGACTTGGGCCACAGGTGTGGTCGCTCGAGCCGCGAGTTGTTGAGGCTCATGTGGAAGAGCCCGTCATTAAACTGGTCGTCAAATCCCTGATTTTCGCTCATGTCTGAGTGTTTAGCCCGCGACCTATACAGCTTGCGGAAACAAAGATGATGCAACAAAGCGGGCAACACAGCCGAGCATCAAACGCCAGAGCACCCCTGTGACGCCATGTAGTATATGTAAGGCGCCTGCTGGCTAATGTCTGGCGGCGCTCTTTTTGTGGGGCAGGCTGACCCACTTGCGGGGGCTTGGGCATCGTTGACCGCTTGGGCCGTTGCCTCGCAAACAGTGTAGGGCTCGCCGGTCGCAGGGTTTGTTGGCAACGCCCCGCTGTCAAGGTAGCTTTGCTGACGGCGAGTGAGCCACGCCGTGCACTCAAAGGTTGGTGCAATTTTTCCGGCGGAGTCGATTATCCCATTAAGGAGACGGCTGAGGAGCGAGACGCTCACAATGATAACGATAATAATAACAGTTATTGTTGATATGGCAAGGATTGAAACGTCTTTAACGGCCTTTGACGTCTCATTTTGGGGGATGGCTGCCTGTGGTTGTTGGGGGGTGGCTGCCTGTGGTTGTTGGGGGGTGGTTGCCCGCGGTTGTTGGGAGGTGGTTGCCCGCGGTTGTTGGGGGCTAGGCGACTGCATGGCTATGTGTGCGCGCAAACCGTCTGGCCTTCGTGCGGCCAAGTACTGGCCTATGGAGCCGCTACTCGCCCACTCTAATACCCCAAAAATACTTCAAGTGGTTTAGGACGACAACGGGTAAGAATCGCGCCCAATGGCGGCCTCAGATAGTGTCATGCGGTCGCCAGGGTCAAGCATCGCCGGGACGAGCGTGTCGCCAAGGCGGACGTAACCGGCCGCCTGAGGGCCATAGTAGAAAATGCGCCGCAGGAGGTCCCTGGCGCGCGCGTCGGGGATTGCGCGGGGGACGGCCACGCGCCAGCCGGCGACTCGGTGGTACTCGTATTCATAGAGGTCAATCGTGGGGGAGGCATAACGGGCAAAACCGATGGGGGTGTAGTGGCCCGGGATGCTGTGCAAGCGGGACTCATCTTCACGGGAGGGGGCGAGGCCGACATCAGAAACACGGCGGAGGGCCCCGCCCCATGCGGTGTCTCGGTGACCACCAGGGGTCATGGGCTCCATGCGTGCACGCCCTGCCCCTTTTGCCGAGGCGTAATGCATTGTGCGGGTGTCACGGTCAAGGCCAATTTCAGGCTCTTCGTCGGGGTCGCGCCACATCTGTGTTGACCCACGGCGACAGTATATAGCTGCGGGTATTTTTGGTGCAGGGGCAGCGGGCAAAAAAAACGCTATCTGTTGTTGCGGGCGTGGTCAAACAACTACCCGCCAACGTCATTGGGGTGTCCAAGGGCTTGACTGATGGGCGGCCGAGGCGCGGCCGAGGCGCGCAGCGCGCGCATGAAGAAGAATGCGTACTCGGGGTTGACAACGTAGTCTTTTATGATGCTTTTGGTGTCCTTGTGGAACGCGGTGAGTTTTTCGAACCGGCAAATGTGGTCGAGCAGCGCGCGAGCGACTTGGCCCGTCGGGGACTTGAGCGAGGGTTCACGGCTGGCCGGCGACATGGCGCGTTGGCGAATTGCGTGAATCACGAGGTGAAGAATATTGTTGACGAACTCTTCGTATACCTGGAAACGGGGGGTCCAGTCAGGACAGAACATTAGGAAGTCGTTGCGCTCGGTGGCCGTGAGGAATGCACGCATCGCGTTGTACTCGAGGCGGTCAGTGGCGACGAGACTGTCGCGGACTGATCGGGGGGCGCCCTCGTAGATAATTTTGCGAATCCGTTTAAGCAGGGGCGTATCAATGAGGATGTTGGAGTGTTCCTTTGTAACCCCCCGCGCCGAGGCGCGGGCGCGCAAGATGTACCCGTAGTTTAGCTCGGCCGGAAGCTGTGGGTGGGCTGCGGCCACGAACTGTGCGGCGTAGGTTGCGGCTTGAGAGATCGCCGTACTGCCATTATTGCGAAGAATTTCCAGGGTAAGGGGCTTGCCCAGGAAGTTGTCGGCGTAGACGTACTGGTCCGGAATCACCGGCAGGCCATGGCCGTTGCCACTGAATACAACCTGCGGGATTGTTCCAGAGAGGTCAGTGCTCTGAATTTGCCACATTCGTTCTGGGTCGGACTTCATCGGATGGAAATTGTGATGGCGAAAGCCGATGGTGTAACACCGGCTGTGGTCAAGATTTGTGAAGTTGAGGCGAGTTGTGCCGTCGGCACGAGTTTCTAGAGACATTCCGGTTTGGGCCCCAAAGTCGGGGTACAAGCGCTGGGTGATGTCGTAGAAGATGGCGGCATAGGTAAGCTGGCCAAACCAGCGGAGCGAGGAAACGTCGTATCCATTGCTCGAAGCGAGGGCCCACGACGGGCCTTCAGTGGGATGGTCCCAGCAGTAAAGCGTGACAACGGTGCCGTCATCGACGCGGATGATGTCGTAACAATCTTCAGCGAGAAAGGTGTCAATTGCCTTTGATGTTGGCTGGTTGTTAAACGCGTTGGGTGGGACGGCAAGGGCGCGCCAGGTGCGCGCGTCGATGACGAGGCCATTACACTCGTAGTAAAGAGGGATGCGGAGTCCACGAGTGCCGCCGCGCTTGTCGCCGCTCAACACGAGGCGACCGACTGTCGCATTGTGGACCGTTGCGCTGCGGGAGACGCTCAGGCTGCTGTCGGGCGCAAATGGCTGACCAATCGCAAGTCGGTGAGTCCCATCACGATTACGGACGAAGGTTACAGGTACTGGCTTTGCATTCTTTTTTGATTTGCGAAGTGTACGCTCGGGCTCACTTGGCGGCACGCTTGGGGGCTCACTTGGCGGCACGCTTGGGGGCTCACTTGGCGGCACGGGATCGATCAGCGGCACGCTTGAGGGCTCACTCGGCGGCACGGGCTCGCTCAGCGGCACGGGCTCGCTCGGTGGCACGGGCTCGCTCGGCGGCCCTGAGTGAGGGTCGTGCTGGTCATGGCGCACGCGAATTCCACAACGCTCAACAACTTTGGTGATGTATTCGATAATTTCGCATTGTTCAACCCCTGCGGCACACATCTGCTGCGCCTCGAGGAGGAGCACTTCACGTGTCAGGGGGGCGACATGCGCGGGGTCTTCATTGGCCCGGTAAGCTGGACGGGGGCCAGCCGCAGAAATATATGCGCCATCTTGTGGAGGACGCAATTTTGCGGTTTGACTGCGTGATGTCATCGCGCAAACAAAGACGGACAACCCACAATGGATTGGATATTAGTGCCACCTTCAATTCTCTAGTTACTCGACCTGCCACGAGATGAGGACTTGCCGGGCGGCTCCACCCGGCCATCCTGATGAGGTGGCCGACGCAGTGCAATAAGCCTCTGAACGAATCCGGCTTCTCTTTGCGGACCTCTTATAGCGCGGACCTTAACCCAACGCACCATGGTATTTCTGGACGGCCAAGATAAGTGGCCTTTGAACCCAAACAAGATATATCCAGATTGGCTAGGCGGGGTGGACAGTGCTCTGCCAATTAACATGCCGAGTCCGCGTGCTCCCCTCAGGGCTCAGCGCGACGCAGGGCCCAAAAAGATACGCGTAGTAGAGGTTCGCCGCAACCTGGTCGACCCAACCACCGCAAGTCAAGAACTGCTGGAGACCCTCCTTGCTGCCGCGCGGGAGGTCCCTCAGCTCGCCGGCTCGACAGCCGCACTAAATGAATTCCTGAGCATAGCACGCACTCTCCAAGGCCCTCTTGCGCCGTTCCTTACCGACCCCCCCACCCTAGACGCTGTTGAGGCCGACGCAACTCTTAACGCAATCCTTATCCGCAAGTTAGTAACAAACCCGGCAGTGCGCCCGATTATTACCGCCCGCGGGGCCGATGCATCTGCCGAGCATGCGATGCGGGCAACAGGGGTGGGCGTTCATGCCCGCGCCGCTGCCCGCGTGCGGGCAGTCGACAGCGCCGGCAACGACATTGCAATTGCGGCCGAGGAGGCCTTTATTGTTAATGGCTTTGCCGTTGACCCTCACGCGGCCGGCAGTCTTGTCACTGGCGCTTTGGGCAGTGGGGGATATCCGGGGATCGACGCTTATGCGGAAAGTGGGTCCTTCTCAACGGCGGGTTTTGCCGCACGGGGCCCCGTACGCCCTCCCGAGCACGTATCTGCCGACCAAGCAGGCGCCCTGCAAGAAGGGCGCCTCCACCGAGGCTTTGAGGTCTCAATCTTGCCGGCCGAGGCCCACGGCACGGTGATGGCCTACATTGATCAGTCACGGGCCGCCGTAAATTTCTATTTCAGCGGGGCTGCAACGGCCACTGTGCTGGCACGCATTGCCGCGGCAATCCACGGCTTGACCGGTGCCCCACCCGAGCTCCTCGCGGTCTTCGGCCCAAAGTCGGACGTCCTTGCAGCCAACAGCGGGGTCGTCGTTAGTGTTGGGACCGGCGCCGCGCCGGTCGCCGGGCAGGGGTGGCGTGACCCTGATGCAACCGCCCGTCTCCGCTACCTCTTGAGGCGCCTCGCAAAATCGGAACCGGTTGCCGCCGATGACCCAGCAACGTGGGTCTACGACCTGAGCCCTCTCAATGAGCTCTTTCGCGTCGGCGCTCTCGGAATCTACCTGTACGCATTGACCGAGGGGCGTGAGTCGGTGGAGCTCGACGCCTTCCTCGAGCGCGCCGCGACACGCCATCTGAAAGCACTTCAGCTGGACGTGATCTCCCAACGGGCTATCGCCGCGAGCGCGCGCGCGCGACTCTACGTAATAATTATAGTGGACAAATTCGGCACAGCCCGCGGGCATGCCATCCTCAACGCGCTCCGCACAGCCGTCGGGTCGCGCACCACGGGCGCGCCGGGCGGCAGCCTCGCTCTCGCCACGGATAGCGTCCAGGTTGACGACCCTGAGGCCGTCCTCGCCCTTCTCTCAAAACAAGAGCGGGCTGTTGTCGAGACTGAGTACGAAAACCGTCGCAAAGAGTGGGAGGCCTCAGTCGGAAACAAGTGCCCCCACGTCCGCATTGCGCGGCAGTTGCGGATGGCGACAAGTGCCGAGGCGGCGCTGAAGGCGCTGCGCAATCTTGAGAAATACTTTGCGCCGGCCGCTGGTAGCAAGAACAATCGGGCGGCCGACGCGCCCCGCTGGATAATGTGCCGCAGCTGCAATTTCCGCGCCCTCTGCCCCCACGTCCGCGACCGCATTGAGCTGGAAGCGCGCCGCGCCCCCTACAGCGAGCTGCGTACCCGCCTCTTGAAGTATGCTGTGCGCGTGCGTGGCGCGGGTGACGCCGACTCGTACAGCTACTACTGCCACATTTGCAGCGAGCAGCTCGCCGAGGTCATTGAAGAAGACCGCACGGCCGAGTACCTTGGCCGCTTCGGCGACCTCGACGCGGGCCTGCGCACAAAGATCTGGGCCATCGCTCTTGGCGCTGCACGGAATGTGCGATTCCCGGTACCGGTTGATGAGCGCCAGTTTGCGGGCGTTGTCGCCCTGGTCGTCTACCCCCTTCTCATGGCGGCCGAGGCAACTATTGAAAACAAGGGCCGCCGCCGCAAAGCCGCCGGCCGTGACCCCCCGGCCACCGGTGCCGACGACGACCCGGGGCAAAAAGAGGTCGACCCTCGCACCCAGTTGTACATCATCGTCTTCGTTTACGCCTACATCCTCGACGTGATCCAGACGTCGCAAGGGGCGCAGTCGCAGGAGGTTGGGTTTGCCGGCGTCAAGAATGGCGCAAAAGCGAGCGCCTATGCCGAGCAGATGCTCCGGCTGATTGCCGCGGAGCACCGCGGCCTCATTGCACAGATTGAGGACATCTCGGCGGAGTACCTCAAGGCCCGGTTCACCGAAGCCTACCGGCTTGTCCGGGGGGAGGCGGGCGCTAGCCTCCAGGTCGCAAACCCCGAGGAGGAGCTTGCTTTCCAGACGACGACGGTCGACCCCGTCTACCGCTACGCCGCCACGGTTGCCCGCGTCGCCGGGGACCTGCCTATCGCGCGCCCGGCAGGCCCTGCTGCGGCGCGGCGTGAATTTGAGACCCTTCTTGGGATTAGCCTCACCAATATCATTAAGCTCGCGCGCGAGAGCGCGCGCAATCCTTCGCTCATGCCCCTTTACCTCCGCCGCACCGGCGTTGAGGTGCCACCCGGCGGCGCGCTCGAGTTTCTTGTAAAAGACGCGCGGGTAAACCTCTATGCGACCCTTTATGTGCCCGACGCCAAAGTTGCCGGGCCCGGGGCGATCAAGGCATTCTCAGACATTGCCTCCCCGGCGTCGGTCACTGGGGGCAAGGGCCCGGCGAAGCGGCGCGCCCGGCGCGCCCGGCAGGGCGGACCCGCCGACACGCCCCCGCGGGGCCAGGCGGCCCAGCCCGACGACCCGCTGACGCTTGCCGGGCGTGGCGCGTTCTTCGAGGGGTACCGTCTCTTTGCCGAGTACACAAAGGGTCTTGTCAACCAGGGGGCGCTTGATGCTTACCTCAAAAGGCTTGCGGACCACCGCCGTTGCGAGGAAGGGATTCGCATCGCCCGCGCCCTTGTTTCCACCAAGCCTTACTACGACTTTGGCATCGTTCGCAGCCAACAGTTTAAGGCGGTCCAGGTCCCGATCACGGCCATCTATGACGAGGACGGGCGCCGCCACGACTGGGGGCGGGACGTGACTTACTACTACGGCGGTCACGCGGACGATGCCGGCCTGCTCGAGATCAAGGGTGGCCCGGCGGGCGTCAAAGTCGCCCGCGACGTTGGGACGCTCACGACCTCGATGGTCCTTGTTGATCTTGCCTGCCCGGTCTGCGGCGTGCGGGCCTCAGCCGTCAGAGAACTTGACCCCGCTAAAGTCGAGCGGTCGGTCCGCGCGGCGTCCGAAATTGACTCATTCTTCATGTTCTACGAGTCCCGCTGTCCTGCTGACGCGGGGGGGCTCCACGATTGGGGGGGTAAAAATCAGGCATGCGGTAAATGCGGGCTCGCCGCTGCCATTCTGAAAGAAATTGCTTCTGGGCAGCCAAATAGGAGCGCAAGCGCCCGCGCGTACTACGATAAATACTCAGACCAGTTTGCGGCCAAGCGCCGCACAGCGCGGCCGCCCGCGCCGGCCCCAGCTTGCGCTGACAGTGCGGCCGACGCGGCCAGCTTTGCCGACGACCAGAAGGCGGCCGCTTGGCTTCCTGATTATACTCTTGTTGTCCGCGCCGCTGGGCTTGCCGGCGTGACCCCCGCAACCATCGAGGCAATTGGCAGTACAGAGGGGCGCGAGTACGCTGACATTGTCGAGGGTCGTGGCATCCCCGGGGCGCCCTCGGCCCCCTCCGACCCGCGAATCTTTACCACCGATGCCGAGGTGCGCCTCTTTCTTTCCGACTACAACATCCTTCGTAATGCCGGCCGCTTTGCTAAGCTGCCGCCCGCCGTCGCCGATCCTCTCGCCGCGGCAGAGGTGCCGCGGCACGAATACAACACCCTTATTCGGGCCCTGCCTGACGTTAGCGGGGGCTACCACGCCTTGTTTGCCGCCATTGCGCGGACCCGCTCGCCTGCTGACGTTTACACTTTTGCAATTCAGAGCCTTTGCCGGATGGTGCTCGAAGTTGCCTCAGTGGGGCACGATGATGGCGCCCCTAAATGGGCCGGCCGCCTGGGTGTTGAGTTTGCAAAAAAAGAGCTTGGGACAATTTTGCGCAGCCAGAAGCTCTTCTCGAAGCCGGGGTCTTTCAACTGGGCAGTGTTTGAGACCGGCGACGACCCTTCGGATCTTGCAGAACAGGTCGGCGACGTTGGCGAGGATATTATCGAGGAACTGCTGGCAGCCGAGGGCGAAGAAGCTGCTGATGGCCCGTTCTCTGGGGAGAACATGGATTATGATGTCTCGGAGAATGAACCAAATAATGAGCCCAATAACTGAGCCGGTATTTGCCATTTCAGTCCCACTGCTCCCCCTCATCCGAGCCGATGCTGGACCCATAAATGTTCGTGGTCGGGGTGGCGTCCTCTACGCCCTCCCCCTCATCCTCATCGTAGCTGGACCCATAAATGTTCGTGCGGGATCCGTACCTGCCAAAGGTTAGGGCCTTATGTTTCGCGCCCAATCGTTCGGCGCGTTTCTTGGCGGCCTTGTTTTTTGATCCGCTGCTGGCGCGGATCTCGATTGCGATGACGGGCGCTAAAGCTGGCGTACCTGGTGGGAGGTACATTCCGAATCGTGCAGCCGCATCTGCCGCCGACTTTCCCGGGTACACCTTCCCAACGCCTTCGCCCTTTAAAAGGGCTTCTATGCCTTTGTATTTTTCAACACGCACAACCTCGGCGTCGTACTTGTACCTCCCGCCGGGGTACTCGCTGTCATCACCCTTCGGGCGGGATCGGATGACAACGAGGGGGTCGCCTGCCACGAGGTGGTTGAAGGGCGGGCGGTCGAGCCGGGCCTCAATTGTTTTTTTGCCTTCGAGCAGGGACGTGTACTCAGGATCGCTCACCTTGAGCCGGAAGGGCCCGCCGCCAAGAATTTCGGCCCGAACGGCCGCCTGGGATTTTTGCTTGTTGTAATGTAGTGACGCCAGAATGCTGCCGCCTATGATGAGCAGCACCACAAGCACCACTAATAAAATTACAAGGTAACTGGAGACGTGCTTCATGTTATTAGCAGGGGGTTTGCGGGCGTTGCATATGTAAGAATGTAAAAAAATACAGGCGCCGGTGCCTGACGGGTTTATGTAAACCCCGCGGCGGACAGAATGTCTTCGAGGTCTGAGTCTAAGATTGCCGGTACCCCTTTTGGGAGTTCTGGCAGTTTATTCTGACCGGCCCCACATTCCTTATATTGTAAGGTGCGCTGGATGCGCTCGGCGCGGGTCTTGCCGAGCGCAACCGTTCGAGTTTTTTGGGGGAGCCTCACCGCAGCAAGAAATACAACAGGACTTTCACAGACTTGCGAAAGCCCACCCCTGTCTTCCAAAATCTTTGTGGCAACGGCGGGGGTAATGTTTTGCATCCCGGATAGGATTTTTACGGCGTGCTCGACCGACCCCGCTCGCACTGCGAGGAGGCTGGCGATAGCGTCCTTGTTGATGGGCCGACCTGTTGAAGTTTTTAGCCCTCGAATCTGTTCGGGTGCAATTTTTTGTGTTGCAAGATCAGCGATTGCAAATGTTCGAGTGAGGATTTTGCCAAGCACAATCGAAACCCCCCGGAGGCGTGCCCATGCATTGACAGCAGTTTCATCATCAGTCTGCGCAACCCGCACCATTAAGACATCAGGCACGGCAAGCGCGTCGCCCGCGTTGCCCGCGTCGCCCGCGTTGCCCGCGTCGCCCGCGTCGCCCGCGTTGCCCGCGTCGCCCGCGTCGCTCGCGTCGCTCGCGTCGCTCGCGTCGCTTGCGTTGCTTGCGTCGCTTGATTTGCCCGCTTTGCCCGCTTTGTTGCCCGCGTCACCCGCGTCGCTTGCTTTGCTCGCTTTGCCCGCGTCGCTTGTTTCACCCGCGACGCCCGGACGCCCAGCCGCCGAACAAACAGTATAGGGGTCCTCAGTTTCAAAAACACGCAAGAAATCAGCAAGGCGTTTTGCCGTGTGCCTCTCATTTTCGGTCTGGACAATGAATATTCCGTCACGCACCATCATCTTTGTGACTGCAGCGAGAATGTTGCTAAAAGGGATGCGCCCGAAATGGCGGTTAGGGCTCGGGAACGCCGGCCCCTCAACGAAATAATAAAGTTGACACCCCGTCGCTGCACGCAATGCACGCATTTTTTTGATGTTTTCGTATCGCCCATCTTTAAAAGACGCCGCAAAGTCCTCGTGCGTCTTGCGCTCGACAGCTGCTAGCACAACAGCCCCCAAGCCGTTGA